CTTCAATCTTGTCCATAGCATCAAAGAATGTTCCCAACTGGTCTCCGATGGTTGACATGATATCATTTGGATCCTTTGATAGGTTTTCCTTTATCTCTTTTTTCTTTTGCTCAAACTGTTGCTTTTGCTCTTTTGTTGGTGCCTTGCCTTCGTGCTGTTTGGAGAATTGCTTGTCCAAATCATCCAAAACACCCTTTACGTCACCAGCGGCGCTTTTGATATCTTTGTAGAGTTGACAGCCCTTTTTAACTGCGGCTACAGCGCCATTAGCTAGGGCAAGGAGTGTTAACGGATCCATTTTTTGTTATTGTTGTTTTTTTACTACATAACAAAAAAAGACTTGACATTATTACCTATTTATTGTATACTCTATCCATAGATTGAAAAAGGAACGAAAATGTCTTGGATTCTAGAAGGTCAAAAAGTTGCAGGTGAGTACCTTGGTACTCATTCCTTTACCGGCGTTGTTGTTGAGAGCCGTGTTAAATATGGTGGTAAAGTTAGTAATACTATTGTGTTAGATACACCCATTGTGGTGTTTGGTGATATCCGTGAGCGAGTCCTGATGGATACCGAAGAATTAATACTTTTGTGATACTTGACATTCCTACCATTCCTGTTATACTAAACCCATAGATTGATTGAAAGAGCCAAAATGTCCAAGATGATTGAATACACCCTTGAAATTTACAAGACTGACAAGCGTACCAAAGAAGGCAAGCGCCTTGTCGCCAAACAAGATTTTGCTCCATCTACCAAAGATTACATTTCCACAGTTGTTGAATCAAAACGCAAATTGGGTTTCATTGTTGAAGTTTTTGAAACCTATGTCACCCGCAAAAACCTGATGGCTGGCAAAGAATTCCAAGAACGATACGACACACCGTATTTTTGTTCTCCCTCCAGTGAATCTTACTGGTCAATGTAAAAATTTTATTAAAGGAGTTTCCAAATGGCTTATATGAACCAAGAGCGTAAAGCAAAAATCAAAGCAAACCTTGATGCCGCATTGAAAGGCACTGGCGTTAAATTTTCGTTGAAATGTTCTAGCCTTTCCATTACTTGCACAATCAAGTCCGCACCGATTGACTTTATCGCAAATTCCAACGAGACTTGTGGTAAAGATTTTTATCAAGTGGCTAAAGGTTTCAAACCCAATACAACTGGTTATGAACAGGTCAATCCTTACTGGTACCAGGATCACTATTCTGGCAAAGCCAAAGAGTTGATGACCAAAATTGTCAAGGCTATGTACTCTGCCGATTACTATGACCGTTCGGATGCCCAAACCGATTACTTTGATACCGCCTATTATGTGCATATCAATGTCGGTAGCTGGAACAAACCTTTCATTGTAAAATGAAGAAGTATGCCGTAATTCACAACGGCAAGATTATTGGAATTTTCAACATTCTTGCCTGTGCAAAAATTTACGTGGCTGGCTTAAAAAATGCTTGCATTCAGCAGATGGATCTGTTATAATTGTTTTTTAGGAATTTATTATGTTTGAAAAAAATGAATTTGAATCTTTGATGGTTGATTCTCCTGAAGTGCCAATGACGGATGAAGATGTGTTGCGAATGGCAGAATATTATGGATACGGACTAGAAGAAGAAAGCGAGTTTGATTAAAATGCCTCAAGGGACTTATATACTAATAACAAGCGATGGTTATCGTGTCACGCCGTTAAACGATTATGATAGTTTATTTGACGGCTATATGCCGGATATGTCAAAATATTTAAATACAGATAAGTTAGTTGAAGCCTTCGGTGAATGTCATGTGTTTAAAACACAATCCGAAGCCATAGAAGTAGCCAGAACATTATCAAAAGCATACCAAGAAACCGAAGATGGTATTCTTGTGATGACAGATTATAGAAAATATTCTTTTCAGGAGTTGAAAGATGGCAAAGCCAGCAAGAGTTCGGATTGATGATGAACCGCGATTTAGTGAACCAATGTCTAAACTGGAATTGGTTCATACACTAAATTGGTACCACCAAAACAAAGAATCCAAAGATGCATTAAATTACATAAATTTATACGTTAAGAAAAATAAAATTCAAGGCAAGATTGATACATCCAATGGTATTTTGACCGTTGGATGGTTGTGTCGTTTGGTATTGAACGGCAATGACATTGGTGATACTGGTCGTGCATATATCAAAAAGAATTTATTCTTCATTGATGATACACCAGCGCCAGTTGTTGTCGTTGATAAAGGTCCATCTATTCAAGACCGATTGAACGAGAAAATATCGGAGATTGCCGGCGACCTTGAAGGTGCAATTGATGAAGTTGTTACCAGTAAATTTAATACCATGCCATCGCCGTTTGCAATTATGCAAGACCGAGCAAAAGGAATGCATGCCAATAAGTTGGTTGATATTTTCAAAAAACGCCGAAGTGAATTTGATGAAGTTCTAAACACAAAAGATGCCGAATTGCGTGAAGGTTATTCCAATTTTACAAAACCGCAATTGAAGAAATTGGTTGCGTATTGTGATACAATTATTACCGATGCAATGAAGATTGCGGGTGAGGCTAAAATAAATCGTAAGCCACGAAAACGCAAAGCAAAAACGCCGGACCAACTTGTATCCAAAGTACAATACTGTGAAAAATTTGATGACTTGAAATTGGTATCAATAAAGCCAAAAGATATCATTGGTGCTATGCAGTTATGGGTGTTCAATACCAAAAATAAAAAACTTGGCGTTTATCATGCGGATGATGCTGGTGGTTTTGGTATTAAGGGAACATGCGTTACAAATTATACCGAATCCAAATCTATAAGTAAGACAGTAAGAAAGCCAGGCGAAATGTTGCCAGAAGTATTGAAAGCTGGCAAAATAGCTTTGCGTAATATTTTATCTGGTATTGCTACAAAAGAATCTTTATTGAATGGTAGAATTAATAAAGATGTTGTCCTGTTGCGTGTCCTATGATTACCTATCTTTTCTAAAAACTTATGCTATAATGACCAAATGATTATATTCGACTACAACCAAGTTGTGATTGCCAACTTGATGGAACAAATTGGCTCCTCAAAAACACCTGTTGAAGAATCTTTGGTTCGCCATATGGTTCTTAATACTATCCGTGCTAACGTGAAGAAATTCCGTGAGTATGGTGAAGTGATTATTGCTTGCGATAATCGCCATTACTGGCGCAGAGAAATCTTTCCGCCATACAAAGGTCACCGAAAGAAAAATCGTGATGCATCCGGGCATGACTGGACTGCAATTTTTGATTGCATGGCTAAGATTCGCCAAGAGTTGAAAGACCATTCGCCATACAAAGTGATTGATATCCATGGTGCCGAAGCTGATGATATCATCGGTGTGTTGACGCAAGCCTATTCAAAAAATGAACCTGTATTGATTTTGTCTTCCGATAAAGACTTTGTGCAATTACAAATCTATCCGAATGTTAAACAATACTCACCAACAATGAAGAAATTCATTAATACTGATGATCCAATCAAGCAGTTAAATGAATTGATTGTTACTGGTGATAAGGGTGATGGTATTCCAAACATTTTGTCGCCAGATAATTCTATTATTGACGGCATTCGGCAAAAATCTGTGACCAAGAAGTTTCTGGAAGAAGTTGCTGAAACGGGCACAAGTAAATTTAATGATGTGCAAATGCGAAATTGGTCTCGGAACAAACAGTTGATTGATTTGACTATGATTCCTGGATCAATCTCAAAAAACATTATAGATACATACATAGAAACAAAACCAGCAACCCGCCAGCAATTTATGAATTACATGATTGCAAACCGGCTAAAGAATTTGCTTGAAGTAATTGATGAATTTTGAGGAAAATAAATGAATGATTTAATGTACCACGAAATCTTTGCTTTGTTTGAAAAAACAGAAAAGAGAGCCGAAAAGATTAATGTTTTACGGAAACATGGCGACAGGAACTTGAAAGAGTTTTTGGTTGCAGTTTTTAATCCAAATGTAATCTTTGATGTTGAGATTCCAGATTATAAACCAGCAAAAGAACCTGAGGGTCTAAACATTCTCTATCTTCATAATGAGGTACCGAGATTGTACCGATTTATTGCTGGGCATCCACGCAGGGCGCAAGGATTGACACCCCAAAAACAAATGAGTTTGTTGATTCCTCTGTTGGAAGCACTTCATAAAGATGAGGCTGATTTGCTTGTTAGGGCTATGAAAAAAGATTTACGTATTCCTTTTCTCACACCAAAACTAGTCAAAGATGCTTTTCCAGATATTGATTTAGGAGATTAAAATGTCTGATGGTGGTAAAGGTAGTATACCAAGACCATTTAGCGTTACCCAACAAGAATATGATACCAGATGGGATGCAATTTTTGGTCGTGACATAAAAAGTGATGAACGTTTGATGGAAATGCCAGGCACAGTTGGTAGTGCCAAATTGACATTTAAGGATGAAAATGAAAGTAGCTGTAATAACACCGACAATCGGAACCAAGTATCTCAGTAAGTGTATTCAATCCGTTGATAGTCAAACATATGATGATTTGACGCATTATGTTTTCATGGATGGAATGCAATACTGGAAAGAAATTGATGATATCATTGAAGGTTCTGAAAAAGTCCGTGTAATAAAAATTGAAGAAAACGTCGGTAAAGGATGGTACGGTCATCGTGTTTACTCGGCGTGTTCATTTTTGGTGAATGCTGATGTAATCATTTACCTTGATGAAGATAATTGGATTGATCCGTGTCACGTTGAAAAACTTGTTAAAGTTATACAAAAGGGAAATGATTGGGCATATAGCCTTAGAAAGATTTACGATAAAGATGAAAAATTACTATGCGAAGACAATTGCGAAAGTCTTGGAAAATGGCCTGTTTTCTTTGACGAGAAAGTTAACCACATTGATACTTCCAGCTTTGCTATTAAGCGTGATATTGCTGTTCGCATTGGTCACGCATGGTATGGGCAGTGGGGCGCTGATAGACAATTTTATCAAGCACTATCAACCCATTTTCCCAATTACGATTGCACCAATGCACACACCTTATGCTATCGCTTAGATGGTAATCCGAATTCTGTGAAAGCAGATTTCTTTGAGAGTGGTAATGCTATCAATGCGACAAAATATAATGGAAGTTTCCCATGGAAAATAAACAAATTGCTAAAAATAGAACCGCGCTCATTACCGGTGGGTCAGGTTATCTCGGTTCGCACCTAAGCAAAAAACTAAAGCAACAAGGATGGAAAGTAATTATCCTTGATAGAAAGATGGGTCCCACACATCCTTACGTGGATGCATTTTATTGTGGCGATGTTCGGAATAGATTTCTCTTAGAAGATATTTTCAAAAACAATTTAATTGATATTGTATTTCACTTAGCTGGTCGGATTGAAGTTGGCGAATCAGTAAATAATCCTACCGAATTCTGGGAAGTCAATGTTGGCGGAACAGTCGCTGTTCTAAATGCCACGAGTAAATTTGGTGTGAATAAGATTGTTTTTTCATCCACTGCTGGAGTTTACTGGGCAGGTGCTATGGAAATACCAGAAGATGAATGCACCACAAGTAATAATCCTTACAGCAATAGTAAAATGTCTTGTGAGTATGCCATTGAAGATTCTGGTTTGAAATATGTAATTTTTAGGTATTTCAATCTGGCTGGCGCTGATCCAGATGGAGAAATGGGTGAGTGCCATGAACCGGAAACACATCTAATTCCCAGAATTCTACAAAATCTAAATACGGTTGAAGTGTATGGAAATGACTATGACACACCAGATGGAACATGCGTTAGGGATTACGTCCACGTTTGTGATGTTGTTGACGCACACTTGGAAGCGATAAAATATCTTGACAATTCTGGTGAATCTGGAGTTTTTAATCTAGGTTCAGGAGTTGGCTATAGTGTTCTTGATATTATAAAAACAGTTAAAAAAGTAACAAATAAAAAAGTAAATTATACCATAATGCCAAGGAGAGAAGGCGATCCAAGTCATTTGGTCGCTGATATCACCAAAGCAAAAACCATTTTGAATTTTAATCCAAAACATGATATATCATCCATCGTCAAATCGGCCTATGAGTGGGAAGAGATTAGGTCAATCACCTGAAGATATTCCATTCAACGTTCAAGATAAGTTTGACAATGTATTTCTTGACAACCATATCTTTTTCTTGAGCGGTGAAATAAATGAAGAAAACATCCTCAAAGCAACACAATGGTTAGTCTATGAAAATGCTTACCATGATCCAGAAAAACTTTTACAGTTGTATATCAATTCTACGGGCGGTGATTTGTATCAAGCACTTGGTCTAATTGATATGATGCGTATTAGCAAAAATAGAATCCGAACAATCGGTGTTGGTGCTGTTATGTCGGCTGCATTCCTAATCTTTGCATCCGGTGAAAAGGGCGAAAGATTAATTTCCAAAAATTGTAGTATCATGTGTCACCAGTATTCTGATACCTACGAGGGAAAGCACCACGACTTAAAGTCATTCACAAAAGAGGCTGAATTGACTAATCAAAGAATGTTGAATATACTTCAAGAGGCTACGGGCATGAGCGCACGTAATGTTAAGACCAAACTTTTATCACCTAGCGATGTTTGGTTGACTGCTGATGAAGTTATTAAGCTAGGTGTAGCTGACCGCATTCTTTAACGGAGGTTAATCAAAAGAAAAAATGATTGGTGGCACTAAGGTAGAAAAAGTCTACAAAACTAAATTTCGGAAAAAAGAAGATTCAGTATCCGACTGGAAACAACCAAAACAAAAACACCACGATAAATCTTTTTATCGTTTGGTGAAGGAAGAAAACAATGAGTATGATTCAGGTTATTCAAAAGCAAATAAAAGAAATTGAAGCTAGAATCAAAACAGATTCTGGTGATGTTGAGGAACTCAAGAAGGCTTTAGCCCGCTTGAAAATGCAGGAATTTGAAGAAGATATAAAAGAGTCCGACAACAGGCAACTATTACAAGGTTGATGTTGTAGAAAAACAACAAGAGGGTTGACAGGTGCTTATATTATGATATAATAAGCACTATGAATATCCCTTCCGTTGGTTCAAAAGTTTCCGTTACTGTTCGCCTTAGAACTAATTACTTATACGCACCAGAGCCGTATGAGGATGTTGAATTAACGGGCACAGTCGTTAAAAGTCAACGATGGGTTGATGCCGATAGTTTTTCACTTGAAACTATTGACAAAGAATACCCGGTCAAAATAATTCCGTCCTCTTGGGTGCGGAATGTCAAAATAATTTCTGGCTCGGTTCAGAGTATCAGAAAATTCCTAGTCAAAGGTAGCAAAGGTGAGTATACCGTAACGCAAAACGGCAAGCATTACTCCTGCACCTGCATTGGCTTCAAGTATCATGGAAAATGCAAGCATATTACCGCTGTTGCAAAAATGTAACACTATGCTTGCAAAATATCCTGGCTTGTGTTATAATGACTTATCTTTGTTAATTAGGAGTGTATATGAATGATTGGGACCGAGACAATCTAAATTTTTTGACGCATTGCTCTAGGGCAGAATTGTGTGACATGGCAAAAGAGATGGATCTTGAAGACTTAAATTATGCAATAAAATTACTTCGGATTGGTCGTTCCGAATTGATGGTTCAAGAAATGGAACAATGCTTGGATGATGTTGAAGACCTGACGGTGGCTAAAAATTTGTTGAATAAAATTAAGGGATAATATGGATCAGTTTACACTAATGGCAGAAACACTCACGGGTTACAATTACAAGTTTGTCCGAAATTACGTTATGGAAGATGAAGAAGCCACCAATGAATCGTTAGCATTGGTTGAGAGTACATTACTTCATGGTTATACAATCACCAATATTCAAGAATATAAAACCGTGATGAAACGGGTAACTCAAAAGGTGGCATGATGCGTGAATTTTCTTTTTTTCTTGAAGCCTGGAAATTCTGTATTCAGAATAAAATTCCCACAACAACAATCCAACGAAAAAGCTGGAAAGTTTGGACAGTTGCAGTAAACTCAGGATTTGAATTAGCATGATTATACATGGTCGCTTGGGTAAGAGTAAGCCCAAAAAGAAAACGAAAAAAGAATTGGCCGAGTATGATGCTTGGCTCCAAAGTGTCAATAGCATGACCACAAATTTTTCTATTAAGAAGACAAAAGTGATTTTACAAAATAAATTTCCCAAGTTGGCTATTCCTGCGGATCGTGATTCAAAAAAGTATCCTAGCAAAGTGACTCCCGGCGGTTCTGCAACAAAACCAATCTACGGCAAAGTGTACACTGGTACCGAAATGAAAGGCATTGGCACTTTACATAAGAGTAATGCGGTGCCAATTTTCTCAGCCGAGGAAGCGATTGACCAAGCAAACATGAGGCGGTAAGATGGAAGTATTCATTTCCACAAGTAGTATATTTGTTTTAGGATTATTCTTCGGCGCACTATTGGGCCGAATTGTAACCTTTAGTATTCTAGCCGCTGGCTGTGTGGTAATGTTAATACTTAGGTACTAATGTTGTATTTCTGCGACAACTCCAAAAAATGCTTGACAATTTTTACCATCCTGTTATACTATATTCATAGATTGATAGAAAGAGGTTGAAAATGAAGTTGCTCTCCACTGGTAATCCAAAAGTTCTCAAAGGCATGTCTCAAGGATATAACACTTATATCTTACACTTAGCCCCTGCTGATTTGTCGGGTTATGAAACCTGTGCAAAGCGCACCGCTGGTTGTACCGCGGCTTGTCTCAATACCGCTGGTCGTGGCGGCATGTTCAAGCGTGGCGAGAATACCAACGTTATTCAACAAGCCCGCATCCGCAAAACAAAAATGTTTTTTGAGAACCGCGTAGAATTTATGGCTACACTGGTTAAAGATATTGAGTTGGCTATCAAGCAAAGCAAAAAAATGGAATTGGTGCCTGTGTTCCGCTTGAATGGCACTTCCGACTTGGCTTGGGAAAAATACGAAGTTGTTCGCAACGGTCAATTATTCCGTAACATCTTCACCGCTTTCCCAGAAGTCCAATTTTACGACTACACTAAAATCCTTGGTCGTAAAATCAAAGAGTATTCAAATTATCAATTGACGTTTTCAGCCGCGGACGGTAACGATTCCGATGTGTTGAAAGCCTTGAATGAGGGTTTGAATGTTGCGGTAGTCTTCGGTATCAAAAAAACATTGCCGATGCCTGTTGATTACCTCTCTCGCCCAGTCTTTAACGGCGATGAATCCGACTTGCGTTTCCTTGACCCTAAAGGTGTGATTGTCGGTCTCTATGCTAAAGGCAAAGCAAAAAAAGATACTACCGGTTTCGTTAAGTATCCTACTATCATGTTGCAACAAGCCGCATGATTACCAGCCATCTGGTTGACAGGTGGCATTTTTCCTTGTATAATGATTTATCTTAAATTAAATGGAGTTTATTATGACCAAAGCTAAAAATGTTAAACCTGCTAAGACCGTTCGTTTGAAAGCATGGGAGCCAATCTTCCAATTGCTTATGACTGGTGATGCGGTTAAAAAAGAAGTGTTTGAGAATTTACTTGGCGATGCCTTGAAATACAAATTGTCGGCTCACATTCTTGAAATTAAAATTCGGAGTGAAGCCGTTATCCGTGTCGTGAAAGATGGTCGTAAAGTTGTATCATACCAACTTATGAATCCTACCGCTGATACGGTTCTAAAATATTGGAAAGACCGCGGTATCGTTCTTGATGCTGTGAAGAACCTTAAAGATTTGCAAGCTACGCCTGCAAAAGAAACCGAAGTCCTTACTGTGACTGAGGTTACCGAGCCAACTGTTTCGGCTTAAGTTAAAAACTTTCATAAGTTTAGCCTGGGTGCAATGCCCAGGTTTTTTTCTATGGAGAAATGAAATGTGGAGATTATGGGCTAAAGCACTAGGTGAAAAATCTGGAGAAGATAATAGCGAGGCTGATAAAGTTGCTTGCATTCGGTCGCTGATTGTGTTATCATACATCATCACTAACCTTTTTATTATTGCTGGCGTAATTCGCCATTGGTAAACTATGTCATTCTTATCTACTCACACGTATACTACGGTACCTGTTGTACAGGTAAATACTGCTGGTCCTACAATGACTTTTCCTGAACCAATCAGTTATGAATTTCAAGTTGTTGAATATATTGATGATGATGAAAAAATAACTAGAGTTGCTTTGCAAGTGAAAAAAAATGTCCATGACCAATTTGGAAATATTAAACTAGCTGGCTATTGGCAAGATGTGCCTCGAATAAAGATGAAACTATGAATATTTTTTACCTTGACCATGATGTTTCTAATTGTGCTATGATGCACAACGACAAGCATTGTGTTAAAATGATCCTTGAATATGCTCAATTACTTTCTACTGCCCATCGTTATCTTGATGGCACTCAATCTGTTGGCCTCTCTAAAACTGGTCGCAAACAAACTAGATATGTTCTTCCTGACGGGCGTGAATCTGTGCTTTATTCTGCTACTCATATCAATCATCCTTCAGCCGTATGGGTAAGAAAATCTGATGCCAACTATGCTTGGTTGTACAGACTGTTTGGCGCACTGATGGACGAATACACATATCGTTATGGTAAAATTCATTCGTGTGAACGACTTTCACAAGCACTGAGTTATAGACCCCAAAATATTCCTGTTGGTCCATTTACTGAACCTACTCCTGCTATGCCTGATGAAGTGAAAATTCTCGGTGATTCTATTGCATCATATCGGAATTACTACATAAACAACAAAACCCATCTCGCAAACTGGAAGAAAAGAGAAATTCCTTCCTGGTTCTGTGCTATATAAGAGTGTAACATGCCTACATATAACTTCCTGAATATTGAAACTGGTGAAGAATTTGAAGCGTTTATGAAATTTTCTGAACGTGAAGAATATCTGAAAACCAATCCACAGATTCAATCTGTGATGACTGCACCTGCGATTGTGTCGGGCGTGTCTACATCAAAACAAAACCGTGTTCCCGATGGGTTCAAAGAGGTTCTATCAAAAATCTCTGAGGCTCATCCTGCTAGTACAGTTGCGGATAAGCACGGAAGAAAATCAATCAAACAAGCCAGAACCGAACAGGTGATTAAAAAGCACATGAAAGGATAATGGCATCAAAAATATAGAGGGTCTTCATGGCAAGAAAAGCAAATACAAAGATTAGACTTGTTGATGAATCTGATGTGCAACCGAAACCAACGAATGCATTAAAAATCAGAATAGATGATTTAAAAACTTTTGACCCACTAACAAACAATCAAAAATTATTTTTTGATGCATATAAGAGAGGCGATTATTTTGTAGCATTACATGGTGTAGCAGGAACAGGTAAAACATTCTGTGCATTATACAAAGCACTAGAAGAAGTTTTAGATAAGAGTAATCCATTTCATAAAATCATTATTGTCCGTTCTGCGGTACAATCAAGAGAAATGGGTCATTTGCCTGGTGATGTTGCAGAGAAGATGGAAATCTATCAGCAACCATATCAACAAATTTGTCATACTTTGTTTGGTCGCAAAGATGCGTATCAAAGACTTGAAGAACAAGGATATGTTGAATTCATTTCAACATCATTCATTCGTGGTATGTCATTTGATGATGCAATTATTATCGTTGATGAAATGCAAAATTTGACGTTTGAAGAAATTGATACTGTTATGACCCGTGTTGGTTATCGTTCAAAGATTATCTGGTGTGGCGACTATCGCCAAACAGATTTGAACAAAAAGAAAAATGATATGAGTGGTATTTTGAAATTCTTTGATATTGCAATGCACATGAATGCATTCACTAGAATTGAATTTACCGCAGATGATATCGTTCGGTCATCACTTGTGAAAGATTACATCCTCGCTAAAATGCAACATGAGGATGCATGTAATTAAATTATGTTTACCTATTGCCCACCTAAGAAACTTGAAGACTTAAAATCAGAAACACTAGAGAACGGAAGATTTTATGTGACGCCAGATGGTAAGAGATTGCCATCTGTAACAACAGTCTTGGGCGCAATGGGTAAGAAAGCCATCTATGAATGGCGCCAGCGTGTTGGTGCAGAGGAAGCAAATCGTATATCACGAATTGCATCTGGGCGTGGTACACGTATGCATACGCTATGCGAAAAGTATTTGAATAATCAAGACATAGGTAAACCGATGCCCGATGCTTTGGAATTGTTTAGAAAAGTAAAGCCGTATCTAAATAAAATCAACAACATTCATTATCAAGAATGTGCATTGTGGTCAACAAAACTTGGCATGGCTGGGCGTGTAGATTGTATCGCAGAATATGATGGTGTTCTTTCTGTCATTGATTTTAAGACTTCGGCTAGAGTGAAAACAAGAGAAGATATTCCTGCATATTTTGCTCAATGTACCGCTTATGCATTGATGTATGAAGAATTGATTGGTGTAAGAATTGACCAAATAGTTGTTATCATGGCAGTTCAAGAAGATAACCCAATCATCTTTGTTGAGCCGATGAGAAAACATATAAATACTTTACTAGAGTATATTAGTTTTTACCGAAAACAAAATGAAAAGAACAATTATTACCCGACAAACTAGTTTTGTTGTGTTATAATTAGTGTTATTGCTGTATGAAGCAAAGAGAAAAGTGTCCTGGACGGGGGTGCGAATCCCCCCACCTCCACCATAAGGATTTAAGTGGATAATAAACTTAAAGAATTGCAGGAAAACTTAGCTAAAGATTTAGTTAAGTGTGAAGCCCGTGAGGGAATAACATTAACTGAAGAAAATTTAGAAAAGATTTCCGATGCTTATTCAAAAGTTTATGATATCATTACTGAGATAAAATCTTTATGATGGGGGTGACCTAGATTCGACAGGGCAACAAGTACATGCGTGGACAGCACGGTAGGCGATGACCGTAAATCAAGCAAAAAACGTAAATGCAAATGACGAAAGTTTTGCTTTAGCGGCCTAAACGCCGCTTAGGGTTTCGGTAGGTTTCCTCGTAACAGAATAACCTACCAATATTTTAACAAGGAGTTTTATTTTGAAGAAAATCGCAATCGCAAGTTTAATTGCTATCGCCGCTACAGTACAAGCTGGTGGTTTTGTTTCGTATGGTGTTGACCAAGTTACTGACCGAGTAAGCAACCAACAAAGTATCGCACAGTATGTCCGTGCTGGTACTACGTTAGGTGGTTTCAATCTTGGCTTGCAAAATCGCAATGCTCGTACTAATGACAATCTCTCCATGTACAATAGTTTGGAACTTACCGCTGGTAAAACAGTTTTTGGTATTAACCCATTCGTTGGCGTTGGTTTTGATAATGGTGGCGCTGGTGCAAAGCCATATGAATATGGTCTAGTCGGCGCAAACGCTGGAGTTAAAGTTGGTCCTGGTTATGCCATGGCTGGTGCTAAGACCCGTGTAAATTGGGATAGCGCAAATCCAAAACAATCTGTAGTATTTGCTAGTTACGACATGCCAGTCATCAGCAAAGTATCTGTTGGTGTTGGTGTTAGCCAAAGCTATCAAGATATTCAAGACCGTGCGGTCGGACTTACAGTCTCAGTAGGATTCTAATATCGGAGTTTGTTAGTTCTCAATAAAAACTAACACACACTAACACACAGGAGAAACTATGTCAAACATGACACCTTTTGAGATACGCCTTGACCTACTAAAAATGGCACAAGGAATGCTATCAGATGATTATTATGGTAAGCGTGAACAAATCAGTAACGATTGGTCCATGCAATGTGAATCTGCAAAAATCAAAGGCGAGACACCGCCAGCACACCCAGGCTTTCCGCCTTACCCCTCCGAAACAGAAATTATAGCCAAAGCACAAGTGCTTAATGGTTTCGTTTCTAACGTTTCTATAGAAACTCCAAAAGTCTCTAAGAAATCTTAATTGGAGGTATGCCAGTTATCTGGCATTCACACACAGAAAGGAAACAGATGCGAAGTAAACCTATACTTTTGAGTATAATTTTCTCATCAATAATTTTGTCATTATCATTGGTGAATGTTGACACCAGAAACATTCTACCGATGAAGTCAACATTCAATGCACTCACTATGGATGCAAAGAAACAGGTAACATGCCTAGCTGAAAATATTTATTTTGAAGCGGCGCATGAACCAAACGAAGGTAAGAAAGCGGTAGCATTCGTAACCTTTAACAGAGTACAGTCCGGGTATGCCGATGACATATGCGGAGTTGTAAAGCAAAAGACTGGTAACACTTGCCAATTTTCTTGGTATTGTGACAGCACATTTACCAGTAAGACATTGACAATCAAGAACACTTTGTTGTATAATGAGATTTTAGAGTTATCAACAAACCTTTTCTTGAATTTTGAAAGAATGACCGATGTAACAAACGGAGCAACTTATTACCATGCTGATTATGTAAATCCAGGTTGGACAAAACTAAAAAAGGAGAAACAAATTGGCAGGCATATTTTCTACAAAAGCAAAGGTGACAAAATTGACAGAAACAAAGGAATTATCTAAAATGAACAAAGACTTGATTACGATATTTGTGTCCATGACTATAGTTCTATGCACTCTTATAGTCTCAATGGGATTTTACAGTATAAACGACAGAAACAATATGGCAAAAAACATTGAAGCGGCTATTGCCAAAGGTGTTGATCCAGTTTCTGTTAAGTGTGCATATGAAACAAACACAAATGCAATCTGTATAACTTACGCAGCCACGGTTAGAAAATGAGTGACGTAGATAGAATTTTTAGAGAATTGAAACTCGCCGCATCACAAATCGGCGAAGGTGCACCTAGGAAATATCGGGTTTCTAAATCAAAAGGAAAACGGAGAAAACGTGCAATGAAAGCATGGACTTATGACGCAATGGATATGAATATGAATGAAATGAAAACAGGTATAAACGATAAATTTTTTGTTGGCGCATCTGATTACAGCGATTGGCTGTACATGCAAATGATTGATGCTCGGTCAGAAAAGAAAATTTCAACACACAATTCTGAATTGAAGTTGCATGGCAATCGTCAAAAGTGGAAAGAATTTATTGAAGAAGAATTTGAGGGTGACCACATTCTTCAATTCACCAGTTCCAGTGGTCTTATCATCACCGAAGGTTTTAATTTCATTCGCTATGATGTGAATTCTAATTCCATTACTACTCAAACTTATGGTGATAAAATCTTCATTAAAAATGTTGAAGACATGTTCCTAAAACATTTTGAAGAAGTTACATCATACATTGAGTGGGTGTATGGTGCGAATGGTGATAGCGTCAATGTTCCTTTGAATGCGGATCGTTTGCCTGTTGATGAAATGTATCCGTTTCTCAAAGAACCATTGACCGACTACTATGACCGTTACCTGGAATCTAATGCAAACATTCTTTTGTTGATTGGACCACCAGGAACTGGTAAGACTACTTTCATTCGTGGTCTTCTTGCACACAGTAACTCCTCGGCTATCGTAACATACGATGCCGCAATTCTGGAGAAAGATTATCTGTTTGCACGATTCATTGAAGATGAAACTGGTGTAATGGTGCTTGAAGATTCTGATAACTTCCTGAAAGCACGTAGCGATGGTAATACCATGATGCATCGTTTTCTGAACGTTGGTGATGGTCTTGTTACAACAAAAGGTAAGAAGTTGATTTTCTCAACTAACTTGCCAAGCATTCGTGACATTGATCCTGCGTTGATTCGCCCTGGTCGTTGTTTTGACATTGTTTCTTTTGATTCATTAAAACAAAAAGAAGCCGAAGCACTGGCTAAGAAAATCGGTGTTAAGTTGGATGGTAAGCGTGATAGCTGGACTATCGCAGAAGTGTTCAACAAACAAATTGAACAAAGTGCCAACAAAACAGTTGGTAGCAAAATGGGTTTCGTTTAAGGAGTATATTATGGCAGTAAAACAATTTAGTATTAATCAAATCTCTAGTGAGGCTGACCGCAAGAAATTGCTTGATGCTATGAAAGAGTGTTCCAATTCTATGATTCGTATGGAAGGCGAAAAAGACTTTATCAAGGAAGCAATCAAAGAAATTTGTGAAGACTTGAAGTTACCAAAGCGAATTGTGAATCGTCTAGTTAAAGTTTATCACAAACAAAACTATGATGAAGAAGTTGCTGTGCATGAACAATTTGAACAATTGTATGAAACGATTGTTAAGTGATGCCGACAAAAGATGAAATGTTTAAGTTCCAGGAAGAGATTGAAAAACTCGTAGCTGGAACCGACTATAACTATATGGAAGCAATCATTGAGTATTGTAATCAGACTGGCATGGAGATTGAATTAGCCTCTAGTTTGGTAAACAAAGACTTGAAATCAAAAGTGGAAATTGATGCACAAGAACTCAATATGTTACCAAAAACACGTAGACTTCCTATTTGATTTGTGATATAATTATAGCATGACTGGTTATGAAGCATTCACCCTCTATCACGTACTAAAATTGCATTTCACTTCGGGCTATGACTTTTTCAAGTACAACGGTAAAACAAATATCACCATAGAGACATTTGAGAAAAGAAAAGACAAGTACCATTTCTACAAGTTATCCCGAAAGTTTAACAATCGCAGAAATGATTACATAGATTTTGTAATATCAAATCTTCTACACAATGATAATTGTTGGGCAGGCACTTTGCTTGAAGATGGATCCGATGAAGTCAATATACGGCGTTTGACTGTCATTCAAGCATTGAGTTATAACTTCCAAAATGATTGTTCGGTGATTGGTGAGAGTGGTAGCATAAACGATTTATTAAAAACTGATGGTGAATATCCAGAGTTATTGACGATGACATTGCAAAAAGTTATTCAGATTGAAACTATGTGCATACTGAATTCAATGATGAATTTTCTTCCTATGTGGCAAAGAAAAATCTCAGATGACATTCGTTGGCCACTATTACATAAAAAGTGGACAAAATATTCTCCGTTTTTAACTTTTGATAAAAACAAGTTTCGTGAAATAGCATTGAAAGAATTGAAATGATAGAAAAGATTTATTTAGATATGGATGGTGTTCTTTGCAACTTTGAACGCCGGTACTTTCAGTTATACAATGAACTCCCAGGTTCAATGCGTGACAGGAAAGATTTTAATCTCCATTGGGACCACTTCATTGAGAACAAGCAATTTGAAACTTTGGAATGGTATCCTGGTGGAAAACAATTGGTAGATTTTTGCTTCAAAACAAAACTACCAATTGAGTTGTTGACTTCATCTGGTGGACAAAAACACCATAAGGAAGTTGAACGACAAAAAATTGTTTGGTTAGAAAACAATGGTCTTGGCAAACTAAAGGCGAACGTTGTTCCCGGTCGTAAGCACAAGGCTGAGTATGCTACACCAAACACTATTCTTATTGATGATACACCAGATATTATCCAGTCGTTTAATGCGGCAGGTGGTGTTGGTATTCTTCACAAAGAAATTGGTAATACTTTAATGATGTTAGAAGACCGCATTGAAAGTGTGCTAAATACATGATACAATGAATCATGTGGATAATTTTATACAACGCATACAATTTATACAAAGGAAAATACTATGTCTTTCGCTAATCTAAAACGCAACCGCGACAGCCTTGATAAACTCACTAAGGCTATTGAGACCACCACACAAACTGCTGAGGCTGGCTCAAAAGATGACACCCGATTCTGGGCTCCAACTGTAGATAAATCTGGTAACGGCATGGCTGTTATTCGTTTTCTACCAGCACCTTCCATTGATGGTGATGATGGACTTCCATGGGTACGCCGTTTTGACCACGGCTTTCAAGGACCAGGCGGCTGGTTCATTGATAACTGTTTGACAACTACAGGTGATAAGTGTCCCGTTTGTGAACATAACTCTACATTGTGGAATTCTGGTGTTGAAGCAAACAAAGAAATCGTTCGTAAACAAAAGCGCCGCTTGAGTTACATTGCGAACATCTATGTTATTTCTGATCCAAGCAATCCTGAAAATGAAGGTACTGTTCGCTTGTACAAATTCGGAAAGAAAATCTTTGATAAGATTTCCGAAGTTATGAATCCAGAGTTTCCTGATGAAACACCTTTGAACCCATTTGACTTGTGGGAAGGTGCTAACTTCAAATTGAAGATTCGTAATGTTGAGGGATATCGCAATTATGACAAATCAGAATTTGCTGATAAGTCTGCATTGCTTGATGGTGATGATGCTAAATTGGAAGCAGTCTACAGCAAAGAGCATTCTTTGAAAGATTTTACTGACAAGAAACATTTCAAACCATACGAACAACTTAAGGCTCGCCTTGACAAAGTTCTTGGTTTTGAAGGTGACGCTGTTCCTAATATTCGTGCAGAAGATGTTGAATTGCCATCATCAGTTACAAGAGCGAAGGCTCCTGTTTCTACCTCTGTAGATGATGACTTGGATTACTTCAAGTCGTTAGCTGAACAAGAATAAACTAAAGCTCCTTTCTCAGAACTTAGTTTGCCCCGCCTAGTGCGGGGTTTTTATATTGGTCTTACGCCTGCGGCTGCTTGGAAGAACAATTCTAATGCATCAATGTTTGTAGCAGCCGCAACCGTTTGTGGTGCTGAACTTGATCCACTATTATTGATTGTTTGTGGCGCACTAAATGCAATGACGGGAGGCTGTGAAGATGATTCCCTCATTGCAGAAGCCATTGCCGTACTTGCTTGATCCAAAGCACTACCAGGTAATGCTGGTTGTATTTGTGCTGTTAAAATAGATGCTTTATTATTTCCTACATTTCCATAACGAGATAATCCAGTATTTGGATCAGCAACCGCCGCCCATATTTTTGATATCTCAAGTTGTTGTTTTATCGGATCATTCCCTGCGTTTTTCAGCGCAAAATTAAGTAATGTCTCTCCTAATTTATCTTGCGTGGTTTTATCAAAAGTGTCATTCATGGAAACACCGGTTTTTCCATACCTACCTTGCATTAAATCATTAAGAGTGTCTGGAATGATTTGATACGCTCCTGCCGCAAATAATTTTTTATCGGCTTGTAATTGCATGACTTCGCCAACTTTCAAACTAGATAATCCTGGAATTCCTCCTTTCATATCTCCCGCTTTTCCTTTATTGGCAGCATCATACCCCATTTTTCCTGCTTCTCCTCCACGTATCATTGATAGTAATTCGCTATTATCTACTCTACTTGGTGAAGTTCCCGATGGAATAATTTCTTCATTGGCGCTCAAACTTTCTTTAATTGGAACTGGAGAAACTTTAGATACATCTTCTTTCATTACTTCATCATAAAGACCTCCTTCACCAAAAATAAGATTATATATTTCTATTAAATCTTTTATGGCCCATATTGCCCCGCCAACTGCAAATATTAAACTTAGACCGAAAGTCATCGGCGCGGCTGCAATTGATGTTCCTATTGCGACTATTCTTAGCATAGCCGCTTCACCAACTCTTTTTAATAATTTTGATTTGAATACATTCATCAATTTTGGATTGTTGGAAAGTTTTGTAAAGAATGCTTTAACCTTCTCATACATGGTTTTATTTTTTACCATTTCTCTTTTTTCGCCAACACTTCCAAAAGATGTTAATGGTTTACCTTCAGGAATTTTTGTCATAGGAGAAGGCGCTGTTGGCACAGGCGCTTTATACATTCCTGCAATTCCCTTAGCACCACGATATGCGACAGCCGCGGCGGCTGCGCCCGTAACTGCTGTTGCTCCTACTTCGCCCATATCAATATCTCCTGCTCTAGGAGCATCTGGATCAACATTACTTCCAGAAGGATTTGGAACTCCAGCATTTTTTAATTGTTCATTAATAAATGCTCCTATTTCATCTTTGAAGTAATATGCTAAACCTAAAAGTCCGGCTGCGCCACCCATCATCATTAAGTTTTTTCCTTTTGGACTTGGTGGACTTGGTGGTTTAATACCTCCAGAAGGACCACCGCCACCTCCTCCGAGCAAACCTTTTCCTAGTAAAGCGCCTTTCAATACATTACCTAAAGTTTCAAGGGCGGATCTAATTACTGCGCCTAGTTCTGTTACCAATTTTGTTCCTAGCGTCAGTATTGCTACAGATATTGCTCCAACAGCCTTTACCAATGTGGACAATAATCCGCCACTATCTTCTTTCTTTGGGACAGCACTTATTGCAACAGGAGAAGTAGTCTTTTTGCCTCCACTTTTTCCAAATTGACTTTCATATGCGGATTCTCTTGCGGCGGCATCTTTGAAGAACATATCTGATCCTCTTGATGCTTTTCCGCCACCCATTGTTACCAATTTCATAATGTTTTGTCGCACGACATTCATGTCTCTGGCCATTGCATTACTATTCATTGTATTTTTTGCAATGATAGAAAGTTGTGCTTCTTGATTTTTGCTGGAAATAATTAGCGCATTTAATGCCTGTGATTGCATTCCACTATCGCCGAGCGATTTGCCAGAAGATGATTTATTTAATGCAGAATATCCTTTACCGAATATTTTTTGACCAATAGCAGAAGTTATGCCTGAGCCACCAAACAGAATGTTTCTTGGATCAAGACGTTCCTTTGACCGCTTAAACATAGTAGAACCCAAAGAGGATAAAACTCCTTTGCTCTTTAGTTCTTGTTTATAAACATCCGTAAAAGTTGCCATTTTTTATCTTTTCTTATTCTGCATTTGCTGTTTTATTTTTTCATTTTCTTCTTCAATATATCGCATCAACATAGTAACATATAAACTCTTTTCCCAAGGTACCAAAGATTCTATGTCACTTAAGGAATATTTATGATGTTGCATCAAAGCAAAGTTTGTCTGGTAATGATTGGTTAGACTATCATGCCTAAAAGTTACACGAAAAAACTTTGTACTCCCTCCAACACCACTTCTTCCTGATACTCACACTTATTGCATTTGAAGTTGAGTGTCTTTTTCATTTTAGGAATAGTTTCAAAAAAGTCCTGTATTTTTTGGAATTGGTCTCTAGTTAAACTATCCACAAAATCAATTAATTCTGTTTCAGAAGCATCTTTAGCATAATATAAAGTTTCTTCATCATAGATGTAATCTATACAGTTAGTAACCATTTTTTGTATGGCTTCTGTTTCAGACTGCGTATCCATTTTTTCCATAATTTTGAAATCTGGATATTTCATCATTACACCAAGTTTTGGAGTTAGTTGAATTTTTTGTGAATGATTTTCATTCTCCTCAGGTTCAACTTCCAGTGCATTGAAACTCAATTTAATGATGTTGTTGCACTTCTTTTCGTTTCCTTCATCATCTTTAACATCGTTATTGCATTTGTATTGTAAATCAATTATCTCACCAATAGACCTTGCTCTTAATTGCAAGAACATATATTCCAAGTCTAATATGGGCAAATCATCAACATTGATATTTTCCACACAGCAGTTTGTCACAATCTGCTTAATTGCTAAAAGAATGGATTTTTCATCCTCAGATTCCATAGCCATCAACAGAATTTTTTCCTCTTTAACCAAGAACGGTCTAATTTTTACTTTCTTTTTTAACAATGGTAAAGTAATTTCATATAAAGGCACATCAATTTTAGGTAACATATAATCTCCAAATAATTAAAATATTCTTCTCACAGCTTCAGCCGTTCCTCTAATTTGTGATTGTAGAATTTGTGAAACTGGTACTCCAGCAACGGAAGAACCAAGAAGTGCGGCTGCGGCTGCACCAAGGTCATAGTCGCCTTCATAAATTGTTTTGAATTTCTGATAAGCAAAATTGACTGTCAATCTGTGGAAGCCATCATCTGACCAAGCTAATGGTTGCGCTGAGATTCCAATAGGAAAGGCATCAAATAATTCTACAGCATAAATCTGTTTAATAAAATCATCATACTGAACAATTTTAATGTTTGTCATGTAGTATGTTTCTTTGCCCTTGGGAAATCTAGCATTGTTTGTATCGTTAGGCACGATTGCTTCTAGCCAACGGTCAAATAGCTTTCTCTCATAGAATTCGTTTGTGCAAATCCAAGTCAATTGTATTCCATCATCATATTGTGCTTTGTATGGAACTTTGAAACTTGGACCATAAATTTCAACATCACTAGTTTGTAGAGTTTTTCCGGGTAATGAAGCACTCTCACATTGAAGTGCTAGATATCTTGATATTGATGAATTGTATGATACTGCTTGTTCACCGCCAAGTACTCTTGCGGTAACATCTGAGAAAACTGAATTTGGAAAATTAAGAATTTGCTCAAGCAAACCATTCTCAACAAACTTGCTAATATATTGTGGTATCGGTAATATAACTTGGAAACGACTTGGACGAGCTAAGCCTTCCTTAGCTTTTATGTTTGCTAAAAATAATTGGGGTAAAAATGACATTAGAATTTTTTCCTAGAATCGGCCCAGACTTTGTGTTTTGTTGCCTTTTCAAATTGTTCAACCGGTAATAGTGCCGCAATGTCCCATTCATCAGCTGGAATTTCAACAAATCTAGATTGTACGTGAGAACCTAGATATCGCTTAATGCAAGGTGTTGCCTCATACGCTTTTGAGAATGCCGCCAGCATTTGATAATTCAATCTTAGCTTGGTTTGTGCATCAAAGCGATTATCGGTGGCATGTTCGCTCAATTTATCCAAAAGAATGATACGTTGCTTTGGGTGAATGTAATGTAAATTCAGCCCTAGAAAACCGTCTGGGTATAGTTGTATTGGTAGAACCAATGGAAACTTGTCGTAATATGGCAACTTATCCTTCGTTTTCGGATCATAATAAAAATAGTACATATGACCGATAAAATGTGAGGTTGTCTGTCTCTCACGGTCCTGCATTAATTTTTGAGGCGTTGGCTTTAACTCGCCAACTTTTGAACGCAACCAATCACGGGCTTGTCTGCTACGAGCCGTATAACCAGTCTTTTGCAACTGCTGATTGATTCTGTCCATTAAGTAAGCCATGAATGTATTTATTACAGATTAAATGCCTAAATCTTTTTCCGTAACTATTTTGAATTGCCAGCCATGTGCGTGACAGAATTCATCGGCTGCTTTCCATTTCATCTGATTAACAACGTATGTAATGGATTCTTTTATAAACTGCTTTGTCTTACGCTTTTGTGTTGGTTTTTTGGTCTGTGCTTCTGGTTTCACCTCAACTACATAAGTCATAATGGTATCATCTTTTTTTTTGACTTTGATGATGAAATCTGGAAAGTAACGATGCATTCGTTTGTCAACTGGACTGTAGTATGGAATAGCCAATTCTTCCGATGACCACCAAATGATGTTCGGATTATCGTCAAACCACTTCATACAACGCAATTCCCAGGATGACCTATAGATTATGTTATCTGGATTGCCGTTATATTTTTGGGGGTTTTGTGGGGTAAACTTACCTTTGTAAGAATTAGTTCCATAAGACATATAAATATGTAGTAAAACTTCAGGATCAACATGGCACTTTTCACATTATCCGACATAACTTATAAAGAGCAAGAAGCCAGAAAAATTGGACCTTTGCCAAATGATAAATTTGGTACAAATTTACTGAGATATCCAATTGATATTGGATCAGTAGACAAAGGACACTATATGGTTATTCATATTCAAGTCCAAGACAAAACAGAATATTCTTATGAATTTGCGCCAGATACTAGGTCACAAATACAAAAAAATAGACAAGGCCTTTTTGGACAAACCAATTCAACTAATCTTGGTGGAACTTTGAATTCCGTTGTAGGTGCGGCACAAAAACTAGGACAAAGTGGATCTGAATTTTTAAGAGATAAAATTTCTGGTGATTTTGCTGATAAAGCAATTTCTGCAGGTAAAAGTGTAAATAATTTTCTTGGAGATACACTAAATGCCGTGAGTGTGAAATCTTCTGATGTTGGTGGTGTTGTTACAGGAGCCGCTCAAGGTGCTGGTGAAGCATTTGGTTCCCTAAATAATGTTAATTTTTTGAGAAGAACAAAAAGAACTACCGATAGTATCGCATTGTATATGCCGAATACTTTAAATTTTACTCACACTCAAGGATATTCTGATTTAGATTTGGGTTCAGAAACGGCAGCTTTGTTAGGAGCTGTTGGAAAAGTCGGTTTAGAAGGTGGAGTAAATCCAAATCAGAGAGGTAGAAACTTATCTCCTTTTTTACTACAGAAAATTGCATCAGGACTTTTGTCCAATAAATTAATAGATTCGCCAAAAGCAGCCACAGCCGCATTTATTGGTGCAACAGGACTTACACAAAATCCACAATTAGAATTAATTTACACAACTCCAAGTTTTAGAGATTTTAGATTCTCTTTTATGTTTTATCCTAGAAGTGAGCAAGAAGCACTTGAAGTACAAAAATTAATTAAACGATTAAAATTTCATCAAGCACCAGAAGTTAAATCTGGATCGGCTGGTTATTTTTTGGTTCCGCCATCTGAATTTGACATTGAATTTTATTATAACGGTCAAATCAATCCAAATATACCAACAATTTCAACTTGTGTCTTAACGTCAATAGACATGGATTATGCACCAAATGGTTTTCATACTTTTGAAACTCCTGGCGATAATTCTCCACAACTTGGTGCCACTGGTATGCCAACTGCAATTAGAATGGATTTGACATTTAAAGAAACTGAAATTATGACAAAATTTAATTTTCAAGACTTTAGTCCTGGAGATAGAACATACGGTGGCGCAACTCAAGCCGAAAATGATGCCCTCCTAAAAGCCCTTTATCAACCTAATAATCCAAACTAATGTTATAATGGCAAAATACTTTAGATACTTTCCCAAGACCATCTATAATTTGGATGGCTCAAATTCTCTTGATACAGTTACAAATCTAACTGCAAGTTTTTCGTTTGATAAAAGTCTTGCCGAAAATTCGGTTGCATACTATCAGTACACCGTGCCCGACGGCGAAACTCCAGAAATAGTTGCAAATAAATTTTATGGAGCATCGGAGAAACATTGGATCATTTTGAAGATGAATAACATCTTTGATGTTAAAACTGATTGGCCTCTTGAACAAAGAGTTTTGAATGAAGTAATTCGCTCAAAATATGCTAATAATTGGATAACAGAAACGATTGAAATGACGGATGAAGAAGGCAATCTTTTTGTTGCCGAAAACGGCGAATCATTAATCTATGAAACGGGTAAAGAAAGAGATGGTTTGGAATGGGCCATAATTAACAATCATTCGTTTTATAAAATTGAGACAAGATTATTTCCAGTCACTGGAGAAAAAACAATAGACAAGTTACAAATAACTGAAGAAGACTATAACAATCTTGTGGAAGAAAATGCAAGCTATACACTATCAGATGGAAATACACTAACGGTATCAACCACAAAAACAAGAATGTCTTTCTATGATTATGAAGTTGAAGGAAATGATGCTAAAAGAATTATAAAAATCTTAAAGAACGAGTTTGTTTCCACAGTGGATCAAGAATTTATTGAGGTAATTAGTAATGTCTGATAATCGTGTTTTACAGACAACACAATATACAATAAAGCCAAACGGTTTATCATTAGCAACTAAATTAGGTGTTATTGACTTGACTGGTATGTTTGAAGAATTGAATATTTTTGACAGTATCTTTAATCCGTGCATGACTGGAACTATTCTTATACGAGATGCGAAAGGATTGTCAAATAAACTATCGTTTGATGGCTCAGAAATTCTTTTGATTGATATGGGAAAAACAGAAAACGAAGCAACAATTAAAAAATCGTTTAGAGTTTATAAGCAAAGTTCCCGTAAAACTGTAAATATAAGTACCGAACTTTATGTTCTACATTTCGTTTCAGATGAATTTATTCTATCACAGCAAATCAAAATATCAAAATCATATCGGGACACTTATACCAATGTCGCTCTTGATATTCTAAAAAATTATTTGTTGGTAAATTCTGATGGATTATTCTTAATGGAATCATCAAAGGGAATAAGAACGGTTGTTTTACCAAATAAAACTCCATTTGAATGTTTAGATTGGTGTTCAAAGAAAGCGGTTAATGATGATTTGTCACCAACATTCTTATTCTTTGAGAATAAGTTTGGATATAATTTTTTGACAATATCAAGTATGTTGCAACAAAAAGCAATCCATGACATTAACTATCAGCCAAAAAATTTAGCATTGAAAGATTTGGAAGAAAATGAAATGATGGGTGCTAGATATCTTGAAGTTGTTTCTCAATTTGATTTGAATAAAAACATCAAGCATGGGGTTTATGCTGGTACATTCATTGGCTTTGATATTACCACACGAAATGTTGTTAAGAAAATAGTGGATTTTGATAGTGTGTATTCAACTGGCAATCATGCAAACAAAACACCAAACATAGGCGTTATTACAAATAAAGCTGGTATCAAAAATACCGAGATGTTTAACTCCAGAAGAGTTTTGTTTTCGTCTGGAATTTTCAATTCTGCAAGCAATTACATTAAAGAAAATGATCCATCATCCATTGATTCTGATGATGATACATACAACTATGTGATACAGAGAGAATCAGCTATCCGAAATTTGATGAATCAAAGATTGAAAGTTGTTATGCCAGGAAACTTTGATTTGATTTCTGGTACGAATGTGAACATAACAGTTCCAACAATCAGCGAACAATCTTCGGAAGATTCTCAAGATAACACAGACAAAACAAAGAGTGGTAAATATTTGATTGTAGCTACCAGACAGATGATTACTTACGATAAGCATGAGACTATTATGGAAGTAGCAACAGATTCCACAAACAAAGATACAGTTTATCAAAGCACACAGATACAAAACGATTTAGCGGACTTCTATGGATAATAATTTTGCTGGCATGAATGGTTTTATTTGGTGGGTTGGTGTAGTTGAAAATCGCTACGATCCACTAAAGCTAGGACGTTTGCGTGTCAGAATTGTTGGCTGGCACAATGAAGATAAGAATGAATTAAAATCAGAACACTTACCTTGGGCTGATGCGCTTACACCATTAACTCATACAAATGCATCACTTGATGTAAAAGAAGGCGATTGGGTTACTGGATTTTTTACTGATGGAACTAATGCACAGAAGCCGGTTGTCTTCGGTCAATTGAATGGAATAAAATCCTCAGAATTTAATACGAATCAAGGATTTTCGCCACAGCTTACTGATGCACAAAAAGCAATACAGCCAAAAGCGGCTGATGCTATTGTGACGGAAAAACTGGATGAACCTACCACACCAAGAACAGCAAGAGGTGTAGTAGCTGGAACTCCAGTTGGCGTAGCAAATGAAAAACGAGCGCACGTTTGTGACATTAGAGAAGAAATGAAAATGGCAGCCGCTCTAGCAAGACTTAAATTTTCTCAATTGGTACAAGCAATAAGAACAGCAGTAAGAGCAATTCTGGATGCGTTAGGAAATTCGCCAGATGGAATAGTGGCTAGATTTATTGAGATTGCAAAAGCCTTATTAAGAGATTTGAAATTCATACAATCTATCATAGAAGAAATTCGTGACTGGACGAGAGTGATTGTAGATTTTGCAAGAAAAGTTCGTGCTATGATTGATTGGATATTAACGTTACCAAAAAAGTTATTAGCATTTCTGAAAGATTGTCTTGCTGAATTATACGCATCTTTGAAAACTGGAATAGCAGATTTATTTTCTCTTTCCGGCGGTGTCGGTGATAATACAGAATCTGGAATAACAGAAGCAATGGGAGTATTTGGAGAAATTGTAGATACAGCAAAATCAACAGTTCAAGCTGGTATTGAAGTTGTAGCCGCACCAGTTGCTATTGTGACCGCGTTTACTTCTCCAACTTCTGCGGCCGATATTACTAAAGCTGGAGATTTAGTTACCGGATATCTATCGGAGACCGCATTAAGTAACGCTTCTTCAAATACAATAAATGATATACAAAATAGTAGTTCTAATTTACAAATGGCTTAAATTATGACAGATACATTAGCAAATCCTGATGAATTAAACAAACCAGCCGAAGATGAATCTTGGACCGAAAGGGAGTCTGACGCTAGTGTTGAAAATCCACCAACTTATCCACATAACAAAGTTATGATGACCGAATCTGGTCATCTATTTGAAATGGATGATACACTTGGTCGTGAGAGAATTCGTCTACAACATGGTGGTGCAAAAAATAACGGCGTTGGTTCTTTCTTTGAAATGCATTCCAACGGCGACATGACCACAAAGATACAACGAGACAATTATGAAATTGTTCTTGGTAAAAATAGAGTATTGATTAAAGGCGTGTGTAATGTTACAATAGAGGGCGATTCTATCGTGCATGTTAAGGGTAATAAGTATGAGAGAATTGATGGTGATTTAGTTCAAGAAGTTCGTGGTAATGTTACACAAAATTTTAAAAAGAAAGCAAAGATTCTTTCCGACGGAGATATGTCTATAGGTTGTGGAGATCCAGCAACAGGAAAATTGTCTATATCAAATGGCGACCATACATACATACAAGGCGATTTAGTTGTTGCAGGATCAATTGAAGCAGACATGGTAACAGCAAAAACTAAAGTAAATGCGGGCAAACAAGTTAATGCTGGTCCTCTCGGTTTTGTTTCCGAGACGGGTGGACTTGCTGTGGGGTTTCCGGTAGCTATACCATATTGTATTACTGCTCCCGAGGGTTTTATATCTGCTGGAACAACAGTTTTTGCTGGCGTTTCTGTTGAAGCTCCTTTGGTCGCAGGCGTCATAGTTACCGATGTGCTTGGACCAATGCAAATGATGAGAGATATTTACAACTTCCACCAACACGCTGGTGTTCATGGAATTACTAGCGAACCGCTAGAACCTATGCTTTGATATGGAGATAAAATGAGTAGCATTTTTGGTAAGTTAGGTTATAATTTTGATAGCACCAAATTTGGTGATTCTTTGGCTTTGCCCGATAAAGTTAAAAATTATTTGAATACTGCGCCTGTTAAGTTAGAAACTTGGCAACTAAATGATATCGCTAATGGAAATATTCAACTGACGGATTACTATAAAAATCCTGTTTTGAATATTTGTAATCAAATAATGGCGAATGTGAATACAATAATTGCCGTGGTAGATACGATAACGACATACGATTCTCCGACGGCACAAGCTGTAATGACTACATTATCATCTAATGTTAACAGTACAATTATTGAATTTCAAAAATTCATATCGCATACATCTAATGTATCCGGAGTTACCAATTCTAGAAAAACAGCAGGAACTGATATTGATTATCCAGACTATAATAAAGCAGTAAACTTGGGACAGCAATTGTTGTTATTGACAAATCAATCAGATTCTGTACAAAATTCTACGCCATTGTTGGGCAGTATGACCAGTTTGTTTGTTGGTAATGATTTAGCCGCAAACTTAATAGTTTTTCTTTCCGATTTAAGCACATTGAATGCCAGTATTCGCCCAGTAACAACATCAAACATAACATTAAGTCAAGCAACCGCAATATTATCCCACATTAACACAGCAAACAATTTGGTGACAACCAGAAAAGACCATGATTTTAATTTCTATAGAAATGGCCAAATTGTAATGACCGATTACAATAAAGTTAGTCGTTTGACTAAACTTGGAAATACGCAGACTTATTTGGTGAATAATTTGATAGGCACAGACAAGTATAAAGATAACATCTAAGTAACTAAGATAAATAGAACATGGCCACAGTAGTAACAGCAACAACTAGAAAATATAAAGACCTGGACTTGGCTTTTATGGCTCATCCTATAAAAAAGGATGTAAATAAGCACGTGGACGAGATGGCGGTAATCAATTCAGTTAAGAATTTGATTTCAACTTCTCGGTATGAAAGACCTTTCCAGCCTCAATTGGGATCCGGTGTTCGTAACTTGCTATTTGAAAACATGGATTCCATAACATCTTCCGCATTGAAGCGTGAGATTGTGCAGACTTTAGAAAACTATGAGCCAAGAGTTATCGTGAAAAGTGTAGCAGTATCGCCAGATTATGAAAACAATTCTTACAGTATTGGTATGACATTTTTGATAGTCAATAGAACAGACCCAATAACAATAAACTTCTTCTTACAACGAGACAGATAAGATGGCTGACCGTTTAACCGTAACCGAATTAGATTTTGATTCTATCAAAACTAATCTTAGAAATTTTCTAAGACAACAAACTGAATTTCAAGACTATGATTTTGAAGGTTCTGGACTAAGTGTTCTATTGGACATTCTAGCATACAATACTCACTACAATGCATATTACTTAAATATGATTGCCAATGAAGCATTCTTGGATAGTGCTTCTCTTAGAAATTCAGTTGTTTCACATGCAAAACGAGTTGGATATACACCACGTTCAGCTAGAGCGCCAAGAGCAATTGTTAATGTAACTGTAGAAACAACAAATGCTACGCCAGGATCACTAACTCTTCCTAGAGGATACGCATTCTCATCTTCACAATTAGATGGCGTATCATACAAGTTTGTTACCGTAGAATCCACAACAGTTTCTAAAACAGCAAATAATTTTGTTTTCACAAATGTTCCAATCTATCAGGGACAACTTGTTTCATACTCTTATACAAACAGTTATTTTTCTAACCCAAAACAACTGTTTACAATACCAGATGCAAACATTGATACTACAACTTTGAGAGTTTCGGTGAAACAGTCTGCTTCAAATACAGAAACTGTGGTTTATGATTTGTCTACGAATGCTCTTACGGTAGATTCAGCATCAGAAGTTTATTACCTACAAGAAGGCAAAAACAGTCAGTATGAAATTTATTTTGGTGATAACACCTTAGGAAAAAAGATACCGGATGGTGGTGTAATTACCTTAGAATATTTGATTACCAGCGCAGATGCATCAAACAAAGCAAATAGTTTTGTTTCTTCTACAACAGTTGGTGGTTATAGTTTAATTTCCGTAAATTCAATTTCTGCGGCTGCTGGTGGTGTTACCAGAGAATCTGTAGATTCAATTAAGTTTGCGGCACCTCTTGCTCTACTATCACAGAATCGTGCTGTGACCAAGAATGACTACATCAAGTTAATTCAACAAAACTATCCAGCTTTTGAAGCTGTGAATGTGTGGGGCGGAGAAGAAAATGATCCACCAGTCTTTGGTAAAGTATTCGTGTCAGCCAAGCCAAAATTAGGTTTTGAAGTTTCAGACACGGAAAAAGATTTTGTAAAAAATACAATATTGAAGCCAATCAGTATGTTGACAATTACACCAGAAATTGTTGATATTGATTACAATTATTTAAAAGTAGAATCAAGCGTTTTCTATGACAAATCAAAGTTATCATTAAACGATTCCGAATTGAAAAGTGCAATAGTAACTTTGATTAAGAATTACACAGCTACAAATTTGAATCAATTCAACACTTATTTTAGATATTCTGGACTTGAGACAGCGATTGATAATTTTGATAGGTCAATCATATCAAATGAAATAAGTTTGTTTGTTGCCAAGAAGTTTAGACCCGATTTGATTAATTCGGATAGTTATATTTTGGATTTTGGTTTTGAATTGGCTAGAGGCACAACAAACGATAATTTCTATTCAACACCAGACTTTACAATGACTGATGAAGATGGCGTTTCACGCCAATGCTTCTTTGAAGAAGTTCCATCATCATTCTCAGGTCTTGAATCTGTAACGGTAATTAATCCTGGCTTCAATTACACATCAACACCAAAAGTTACGATTGTTGGTGATGGAGAAGGTGCTGTAGCAGTGGCTGAAATAGTTAATGGAAAATTGAACAAAATTACTGTCACAAATCCAGGCATTGGATACACCACAGCAGCCGTTCAAATCACTGGCGGTGGTGGATCTTTAGGTGCTGGATTGGCTGTGCTTGAAGGTCGTTATGGACAAATCAGAATTTCATACTTCAAGCCAGATGAAATCAGTAGTCAAAGTACAAAAGTTATTTTGAACAAAAATAAAAACAATGGTGTAACTGGTGTTATTGATTATACATTGGGTAGAATAACAATCAGTAATTTTAATCCGACGGCAGTTAACAATGACTTCGGCGATATCATGGTTCACATTAAGCCAAAGATTAGCATCATTCAATCTAAATTAAATAAAATGCTTGTTCTGGATGCAGATGATCCTACCAGCGTTGTTGTTAAAACTACTACAATTTAATGGAAAACGTTCGCACATCAAACCTGGTATCTTCACAGTTACCAGATTTCGTAAGAAGTGACTATCCAAAATTTGTCACATTCTTAGAGAAATACTATGAATGGCTGGAAACTACAAATAGCGTTTCCTTTGAAATTGATGCATTACGTAATGCAAATGATATTGATAGTTCTGATGACTATTACATTGAACAACTAAAGAAGGATTTAGCTCCTTATTTTCCTCAAGAGATTGTAACCGACAAAAGACTTTTCTTAAAGTTGGTAACTCAATTTTATAAATCCAGCGGAACACAAGAATCTGTTAAGTTCCTTTTCAGAGCATTGTATAATGAAAACATTGATATCTACTATCCAAAAGAAGATATTTTAAAAACTTCTGATGGTAAATGGGTTTTGCCTTTAGCCCTTAGAATTGACACCAATGATAACAACATTTTCAACATTGCAAAAACTTTAATTACCGGACAAACTTCAAAAGCTACTGCTTTGGTTGAAAAAGTAATTCAATCTGTTGACCGTCAACTTGGTATTACATATACTGAAATTTATGTTTCAAACGTTCAGAGACTGTTTACAACAGGCGAAAGAATAACAGCAACGTATGTTGATGAAGATACTGGTCTAAACGTTACTGTTGGCGGTCGTTTGATTGGTGCTCTATCAGAAATAAAAATAAATCCGAACAATAGAGGTCTTTTTTATAACGCATATGATCCTGAAACTGGATATGATGGAGATCCTGTTAGTATTGTTGGTGGTTTAAACCCTGTTGCAAATACTCCAGTTGGCGCTGTTGCTTATGTTGGAGTAACAACAAAGGGTGGTATTACCGATATCATTGTGGAAAAAAGTGGATTTGGATTTAGAGATCCTGCAATAAATTTGAATTCTTCAATCATTGACTTCAAAGGCGGTTTTGCCAATACAGTTTTTGGTACAGAAGCAAAAGCCTCTATTAATCTTTTAGACACTTCAGTTTCAAGGAAATTAAATGTCTCAAATATGTCCATTCAAACATTACATGGTTTGCATCCAAATGTTGCAAACGTGGAAAATGTTACGGTAGCAAATGCATCAACATTTGATGCGTTCACAGTTTTTCCAATTTCATTCGTTATAGTTGATGGCTCCGGCGGTGGTTATCGTCAAAAGCCAACCGTTGAAACTTATAGTTTTTACAATGAAGACTATGATGACATTTTAGTATGTACTGCAAGAAACATCGTAGCAGGAACATCCCTTATAAATGATACTACACAAAACTTAACAGTTTCTTTTGAGACTGGTGACTATGTTAGATTGTTTATCAATAATAAATTTGAAGCAATTCGTGAAGTTTCTTCCGTAGATACGAATAATTTATATTTTGCTGAATCATTTCCTAATGATTTATCTGGAGTATCCGTTTATAAAGTTCTAAGAAATGATTTATATAAAATCGGATCACTTGGCAGAATAACCATAAACAGTGGTGGTACAAATTACGCAAATGGCGATATTTTAATTTTTACTGGTGGTTCTGGATATGGAGCAAATGCATTTGTGAACGTTGCTCCGGGCGGCATAATTACTTCTGTAACAATGAATAATCATTCGTCAAACGCTTTTGTTATTGGCGGCGAGGGATATAAAAGAGACTCATTGCCAACAATTACCATACAATCATCATCTGGCACAAGTGCTAATCTATCTGTCTCAGAGATAACTGGCGATGGTGAGCAATATGGATTGACCACATCAAGAATTGGCGCAATAACATCATTGAGAGTTAGCAGTTATGGTTATGATTATGTTGAAGCTCCAACAGTCTCTTTGAGAAATGCGGACATTATATTGAATAGTGTTACAGAAGGACAATTGTTTGTTTCAAATACCTCAATTTATCAAGGCACATCAAACATTAGTTCTTCATTTAGCGCAACAGTGGATTCATATAATTCTGGAACTACAACTCTTAGAATATTTAATTATCGTGGCGTTTTTGACGCAACTAAAGTTATCAAGTCGGATGATGGAACAGTTACCGGAAATGTAACCTCATCGTTATTTTATGGTGATGGTAACGCAAAAGCTACAGCAAACTTTGAAAATGGATTGATTCGTTATCCAGGTATTTACTTGAATACTGATGGACAAATTAGTGCGGATAAGAAGTTGCAAGATGGCGAAAAATATCATAACTTCTCATACATTATTAAATCACAAACCGACTATTCTAAGTTTAAGAAACCACTAAACGATATTGTACATCCTATTGGAACAAAAACTTTTATCACCAAGATTGACAACAATGAAGAAATGTTGGCTCAAGTTAACACTTCGTCTTTTATAACAATCACTTCACTCGCCGATACTTACAATATTGCCAATGGCTCTAATAAAATTATTACCACAAATACCAGCGCAAATCTACAGGCAACGGTTAATGTGGGCGATTTAATCCTTCTGTCAAATGTCCATAGAAGATTGCAAAATACAGTTAATGTTGTTTCAGGATCAAACATCTTGTTTGGTGCGGCTAACAGTGTCAATTTCATAAATGACCTGCAAGACGGCGATACGATATATTTGTCTACCGGTAATACTGTGACAATTAAAGAAGTCACCAATTCTTCTTTTGCTATACTAGACACCATAATTAATGTAACATCAACTTCAGCGACTGTTAATCTTGTTTATACTGCTACTGTCAGGGCTAATTCCAGAAATGCAAATACTATTTTTGCAAGTAGCATATTTACATCAAACGGTAGCAATTTGAGCGCAACCATTCAAAAAGTTAGATAAATAGAAACATGTCAGCACTCTTAACTAAAAATTTCAAAATTTTGATGGCAGAGCAAGTCTATAACCTGTTGGACTTGGGTGCAAATTCATACTTGCCCGCCGAAAAAAAATCTTATATGTATGCCTTTTTTGGTAGACATTTACCATGGAATTCAGGCACTGAGGTAGAAGGAAGTCCTTCGGAAACCGATGCGGCTATAAATGATTACTACAAGCGTGGTGTTCTTGCAAAACAAATATCTTTAGAAAACGCATCTCTTGTTATTCCAAGAAATGATTGGGTTTCAAATACCGTATATAACACGTATGAAGCCAATACAAATTTTTATGTAATAAATTCTAAGGATCAAGTTTTTAAGTGTCTTTCAAATGTTTCGCCAGGTACAGCTTCTACAGTATCACCAGAATTGACGCTATCAACAACATCACTAGAAGAACCTTATGTTGAGACTTCCGATTTTTACAAATGGAAGTACATGTACACATTAACATCTGTACAGAAACAAAAATTCTTAACTGATGATTGGATGCCAGTATCAGTAAACAAGTTTGTACGAGCCGCAGCCGAACCAGGCTCAATTGATATTGTGACTGTAACAAATTCTGGTAATAATTACACAGTTGGTACTGTACAAAACATCATTACGATTGATGGCGATGGAACAGGTGCAGTATTGAAAGCCAACGTTTCTGGTGGTAAAGTACAAAATATAGTTATTCAAAATCGTGGAAATTATTACACTTATGCCAATCTAACTTTTACTGATGTTACTGGTGGAATAGGAACATTGGCGACTGCTGAAGTCTCAATCGCTCCACATAATGGTCATGGTTATGAGCCCGCTTATGAGTTGGGTGGTTCTACAATAATGTTTAATGTGGAATTTGACCAAGATGAGGGTGGAGTATTACCTGTGGATAATGATTTCCGTGAAGTTGTCATTTTACGAAATCCATACAAATATGGCACAACATCATTAGCCACCGCACAAACATATTCTTTATACACTCTTATTAAAGTGTCGCCAGGTGTTGGTGATTTTAATAATGACGAAGTTGTTTATCAGGGAGCAACATACGGCAGTGCGACATTTACGGCTGACGTAATTTCATTTAGTGAAACACCAAACTTATTGTATCTAAACAATGTTCGTGGAACATTACAAACAAATCAAGCGATTAGAGGTTTGCAAACCGGCGCTATTCGTATCGTAAATTCCGTAACAAATCCAACTCTCGATTTGTACTCCGGAAAGATATTATACATATCAGATAAATTACCAATTACAAGAGATCCAGCCCAAACCGAACGAATTCGTTTCATTTTGAGTTTCTAAACGAGGAATAAATGACTGCTACTTTTAACTACGATCCATACTATGATGATTTTGATGAAGATAAAAACTTCATGCGAGTTTTGTTTCGTCCTGGGTATTCGGTTCAAGCCCGTGAATTAACACAGCTACAAACTATATTAGCTAACCAAATTGAAAAATTTGGTAATCATATTTTTAAGAGCGGTAGTCCGATTGTTGGTGGTAAAGTTTCATTAGACACTAAAGCGAATTATGTTGTTCTGGCTGCTCAGTATAATAACTTGGACGTTGATGCTACACAATTTCTAAACAAGACTGTCGTTTCGTATAACTCATCAAAAATAATTAGAGCAAAAGTTATCGCAATTGACACATCAACTGCGAATCCAATTCTAATTTTGAAATATCTAAGTGGCGAAAGATTTTCTGAATCGGACGAAATTCGTGTTTATGGACAAGAAATTTATGCACAACTAAGATCCACAGCAGCCGTTGGTGGTTCTTACGTTGCTAAATTGCAAGAGGGCATATACTACTTCAAAGGACAATTCGTAAAAGTAGTTCCACAATATCTTGTTCTTGAAATTTTCTATCGTGTAGGATATAACACATCAACAATCAATCTAAATCCATCTTACAAAGTTGGTATTGAATTTACCGAAACCATTGTTGATGAAATTGATGACACCTCTCTATTGGATCCAGCGCAGGGAGCATTTAATTATCAAGCCCCCGGCGCAGAACGTTTTGCGATCCAAACATCTCTTTCAAAGCGGACATTAGATTCTGCTGACATTTCCACATTCTTTGAAATCGTTCGTCTTGTTAATGGCGTAAAAACAAAAGAAATTGAATATCCAATTTATAGCGAAATTGAAAAAACTTTAGCTCGCCGAACACATGACGAATCTGGAAACTATACAGTGGACCCATTTGTAGTTTCTCTTGAAGAAGGAGATAGTGCTAATGGCAAATTTAACGTTGTTTTGGATCCAGGTAAAGCATATGTGAGTGGTTATGAGTTTGAAACTATTGCTCCAACAATTATTGAAGTTGACCGAGCGAGAGATGTTTCAAATGTTTCAAGTTTTGACTTACCAACAAACTATGAAAGTAGTTTAGTTCTAGCAAACGTTCGTGGTACACTTGATATTACATCATTCCCATCTTTGGATATTCATTCCGTTCCACTGACAAACATAAGTTTGTCCACAACAGCAACATATAATTCTACCAAAATTGGTACCATTAATGCGAATATGATTCGCTACAATGATTCAACACTTTCATCAAATGGAAATAGTCACAGTCATGTAGTGAATACGTTTGGAGCAAACACAACTCCTATCACAGGAACATTAGCCGCATCAGGTTCATCTGCTACTACAATCGCAATTCCTGCCGCATTCAATGCTGGTTTGCCATTGAATGCATATGCAAACATGTATTTTCAAATTACCAATGGTGCTGGCGCTTCATTGTCGCCAATTCTAATTACTAGTTCAAATACCGTAACTCTCAATTTAGCATCATCATTGACTTTTATTCCAGGTTCAAACACATTCACTATTCAGTCTGATATTAGAAATGCAGAATCGTTAGTTCAAAATGGTGGATCATATATTCAATTTGGTGGTAATATTGATGTAGATTCAAAAGATCCAACTACAGGATTTGTATCTATCAGTGAACCAGCAAGAACAAGTCTTGTTTTTGAAACTCCATATGAAGCTATTAAAGCTAATACAATTAGCAATATGGACTTTCAAGTTAGAAAACTATATCAGGGAACAACGGTAGGCTCTAGCGGTGTATTTACTGTGACCGCTTCTGGCACAGATACGTTCTCGTTCTCATCTGGAGTAGATCCACTTAGCAATTCGCAGATTCAAGACAATATAATTTGTTTTGTTCGTTCCGATAGTGCAAGTAATACTCAGTATGGTATTCAACCTAATACAGTTATTAGTTTATCGCAATCTGGTTTTGCTGTTACTCCGATATCAGCATCTCAGTTTTCAATTGATTTGAAAGCTACTCAAACAATCAAAGTTGATTTGCTTATAAAAACAAAAATTAATAACGCTGAAGATGGTACAAACGGTGTTACCAAGCGTAAACAATTGGTGCCAATTACGGGCGGAATAGACTTACATTCATTGATTCCTTATGAAATGAATACTGCTGGAACTGAGGGAACAACTGTTCTATATTCAGCAAATACATCTGGCGAAGTAACCTATTTTGCTGGCGGTGCGGTATTCAAAAGTATCGGCGCAATCAATTTTGATAACGGCACAGTATTAACAGATTTGAGAACACCAGGAAAAGCAGTTAGCTTGCAAGTTCCGGATGTGTATGAAATTATTGGCATTTATGATTCTAAAAATACAGGATCAAATGTTACCTCTGCTATGTTGACAACTGCATCTAATGATATTACAACACACTATGAGTTTGACAATGGTCAACGCAAAACTCATTATGACCACGCAACAATTAAATTGAAACGTGGTTATTCTGCGCCTGTTGGAAAAGTATTTGTACAATATAGATACTTCAAAAGTTTATCCGTATTTGCAGGCTTATTTGATGTTGATTCATACTCAAAAGGTTCAAACATCTCTTATGATGAAATTTCTAAGTTTGATAATAAAGAAGATAAAAAACTTATTCCTCTAAGAGGCGCATTTGACTTTAGACCCTACAGAGCAATTGGTGGAACATCATTATCTGGAGCATTGAATCCAGAACCACTAGAAAACATCACGATGAATTATGATTACTACTTGCCAAGAATTGACCAAGTGGTAGTTAAATCTTCTAGAGAAATTGGAGTGTTGAAAGGACAATCAGCCGTTGTTCCAGTTCCACCTCCAGTTGATAAAAAAGATATGTTGATTTATACTTTGTATATTCCAGCATATACCGAAAGTGTTAAAGATATCCGCGCAGACTTTAAGAATCATCGCAGATATACGATGAGTGACATTCAGGCGTTTGAGGATAGAATTCGTGGACTAGAGTACTATGTTGCATTGACAACATTGGAAAAGGATGCAGCCTCAACAAAAATTCTGGACAACAATGGTCTTGAACGCTCAAAATATGGTATTCTTGTTGATAACTTCACAACAAAAGATTCACAAGCCACATTCTCAGACGCAGACTATGATAACAGAAACTTGATTGATGCTGGAAGATTGTATCCAGCTTCTCTAATGAGAACTGTTGCATTGGAAGCAAATACATCATTAAGCACAGGTGCAACAAAAGTTGTTGGAACTGGTACCAAAAAAGCATTGATGCTTTCATACACAACCTCTGAATTTGCAAAGCAACCTTATGCAACAAAATCTTTAGCGATTGCTGATGCAACTTTTGCTAACTTTAAAGGTAAAACAAAACTGTTCCCAGAATTTACTGGAGATGTTGATACTGGTTCTACAGCGAGAGTTACACTAAATTCAACTCAGGGCATTGATAATGCTTTCAACTTTATCAATGATGCATTTAAGTATGTTGCTGACAATAATAAACAATGGGCTGATGATAGAAATAGTCCCTTTGCTCAAATTGCTGATAGTAAATGGTATAAAACTTTAAGAGAAACAGATTATACTAAACAAACAACCATACATTTAGGCGGAAGAACTTTCGGTCAATATGCAGCCGTTAATGACAACACTTATTTGACTAAGGGCGCAGAACTAAATCAGAAACAAATTTCCACATCAACTTCACAAGTGGACGTTGGAACTTTTGTTACAGATTTGGCTATTCAACCATACATGAAGTCAAAGCAAATTCTTTTTGCTACCGAAGGCATGAGACCTTCAACAGTAATGTATTCTTTCTTTGATGAAACTGATGTTAACAAGTATATTGTAGTGCCAAACAAAGTTACTTTGAATGCTAATACAACTTTGATTTCTGGCGAATCAGTTCTTACAGCAAACACTATTGCAGACTTGACCGCAAACTTAGTAAGTCTATTATCTGGTGGAAATTCTTTTGATGCTGGATTTGTTGTTGTAAGTGAGATTGGATCTGCTAATGTATCCATTATCAATGAAACAGGTAAACCTCTTTCGGGTAAATATGTTTATGGACTAGACACCGGTAAATATTACACAGTAAGTTCCGTAGATGACCATCGTTCCGGTGTAACAAGAGGCGTTAGTGCTTCAACAATTACCCTTGCTTCCGATGCGCCAGCTTACAGCATAGTTGGAAACACGATTACTCTTATTCGCTCAACTTCATCATTTGAAGGAGTGGGCGCACAATTTACAGTAACATCGTATGATACCAGCACAAAGGTTGCTACCGTAAGTGGAGCAAGTGCATATGCTGGTGGAACATATGTCTATAGTTTTGGAACAAATAGAACGAACACTTTAGGACAAGTTGGCGGTGCATTCTATATGCCAAAAGCAACATTCCGTTCAGGTGAAAGAAACTTCCGCGTTACTGAATCTTTTAATAACACATATGACGCAGATTCAATTTCGTTCTCAGATAAAACATACAACGCAACTGGTCTAACAGTAAGCAAAACAACTCTTGTTGATACTGTATTGAATGTTGATGTTGATAGAAAAATTGTTGGCACACAAACTTCTGATAGATTGATTGGTTCTGTAGCATCTGGTCAAGAATTTTTATATGCATGGTCTACTACCGATCCACTTGCACAAACATTCTTTGTTGATCCTGTAGTATATCCACAAGGTTTGTTCTTAAGTAGTGTTGATTTATTCTTTAAAGCAAAAGATGATGGCAACTTGCCAGTGACAATGCAAATTCGTCCAACGGTAAATGGATTTCCATCTTCTGATTACTGGTATCCAGAATCTGTTGTGGTTAAATATCCATCACAGATTAATGTGTCTGAATCGCCAAGCGTTTCAATTGCAAGTACAGCTACCAATTTTGAGTTTAGTTTTCCTGTTTATTTGAAACCAGGTCTATACGCACTAATTGTTTTGGCTGATACTCAAGACTACATTCTTTGGCAAGCTGAAAAGGGCGGAACAACTACCAACAATGAGTATGTTGATAAACAGCCATACATGGGTACTTTGTATAAATCACAAAATACCGCAGAATGGACTCCGTTTATTAATGAAGACTTGATGTTTAGATTAAATCGTTGTGTTTTCACAACAAACAGCACTGCAACATATTACTTAAGAAATGAAGCATTAGGCAGCGTTACAAATTATGATAAATTGAGATTGATTACAAATTCAATTGTACCAGATGCAAAAGTTACATCGTTGACGCATAGCATCGCAACGACTACGATTTCGGGCGCAAAAGAATCTTCATTTAGAACATTGTCTCCAGGACAAACATATGATTTCTCCAACGATGACTTATATCAAATTGGTTATCGTAGAAAGAAAATGCTCAATGCAAATGATTTTACATTGAAACTTGATATGACAACAACAAGTGATGCTGTGTCGCCAATCTTCTCATTAGAATCTGCTTATGTTAACATGTGGGAAAACTACATTGATAATGCAGAAATTAATTCTGAAGACTTCACAATCATTGCCCCAGGCAGTGGTTACAGTAATGCAAACTTGATTACTATCACAAGTTCATCTGGTACCGGAGCAAATGCTAACGTGACTGTTGACGCAAATGGTAATGTTATTGCAGTTTATGTAACATCGCCAGGTTCTGGTTATTTGGATGACTTTGAAATTTCTTACTATACGCATCCAACAACTCCAGCAACAATCGTATTGAATAGCGAATATGATTCTACTGGTGGACCATGTTTAGCACGTTACATTACCAAGCCAGTTAAGTTAGCTGATGGATATGATGCTGGCGATTTGCGTGTATTCCTTGGCGCAAACAAGCCAGGATCTTCGGAAGTTTCGGTATTTTATAAAGTATTATCTGATAGTGATGCAACTTCATTTAAGGATAGACCATATCAGAAAATGGTATGTATTAATCCTACGGTAACTGCATCGCCAGATACAGAAGGCTTCCGTGATTATGAATATCGCCCATCTGCAACAGTAAACGCAATTACATATACTGGCGAAAATGGAGTTACATATGATACATTTAAGACTTTTGCAATTAAAATTGTATTGACCTCCAGTGATCCAGCGATTGTGCCAAGTGTTAAAGACTTGCGTATCATCGCAACTCCTGCCGAGTAATCATGCTTGTGAAAGTTGAAGGTACCAATTTTATTAAAGATACCGGCACAAACGCCCTGTTGATGACGGGGCGGAATGCTTTGGTAGAAAATGAAGCAAGGAAAAAACTTGCCGATAGGATGAATGGCAAAAATAATGAGATAAATAACTTGAAGAATCAAGTGGAAGAATTGTCTTCGGATATGAAGGAAATTAAGTCCCTACTAAACGCATTGTTGAAACAGAGTAAAGAATAATGTCAATTAATAACATTACACGAACAAATACGATTGATGAATGGCGCATCCAGACAAATCAATCTGCGACCGAACTTAATAAAATAGAGACTGGAAATTATGATAAATTTTCTGGCTCTCTTAATATTGCATGTACCGCAGTTTTATCCATTACCGCTCAAGGAACTCCGCTTCAAGTTTCAAATAATGCACTAATTGGCACTCAACTTACCGTCGGTAAAGATATTATTTTAGGTTCAGAAATATCTCAAACCGGTAATTTGTCAGTTGGCAATACAGTTTATATTTACGGTGGTGCAACGGCACTTTATGTTGCAAACAATGTAATATCTAATGGCAGTCTTCTTGTTAGAAACACAATCACAACAAACAATGTAACCGTAAATTCAAACGTAGTTGTTGTGGGTACAGCAAACGCAGGATATTTAGGTGTAGCAAATAGTGGTTATGTTGGCACAACTTTAACTGTTATTGGAAATACAGCAGTTGGTAATTTGACAACCGCAAACTCAGTTGTTGCAGACAATGGTCGCTTTAGTAATAACGTAACTGTAGAACATATCATAGCGGCTAATTCTGTTGTATCTTATGGCGCTAGAATAACCAATAACACAATTACAGGCAATTTAAATTCAACATCTGTTGTAGCTGATAATGCAAGAATCACAGCAAATGCTACAGCAACAGAAATAACTGTCACAACTCTAAATGCAACAAATGCTAGAGTGTCGGGAAATGCAAACGTTGCACACCTAACATCTTCTGGTTCTGTTGTTGCTGATAATGCAAGAATCACAGCAAATGCTACAGTTGCACACCTAACATCTTCTGGTTCTGTTGTTGCTGATAATGCAAGAATCACAGCAAATGCTACGGCAACTGAAGTAACTGTGACAACTTTAAATGCAACTAATGCTAGAATTTCAGCAAACGCAAACGTTGCACATCTAACATCTTCCAGCTCTGTTGTTGCAGACAATCTAAGAATAACAAGTCCAACTGCTTCTGCTAACATCAGCGGTAACGTTATTGCCGGAAACGTAAATACACAAGGTATGGTGTATGCTGGTTCTTTAGTATCAGGTAAGACAGATGTTGGCGCATTAACTGTAACATCTTTAAGTACAGGTGGAGAGGCAACGGTTGGCGATTTAAATGTAACTGGCGATTTTGTATTGTCTGGTAGCATTGTTTATGATGCAGATATATTAACAATTAGCACTGCATCACCAATAACAACTACCGGAGAAGCATACTTTGGTGTATTCAGAGGAAATGATAAAGGCGGTGTATCTGGTGGATCTGGTGGCGCATCAGCAAATGCCAACGCATATATTCGCTGGAGTTCATCGGCTAACAACTGGCAAATTCGTGATGTATTCAATTCAGATTCCACAACAACATATTCCAAAATACTTACCGCAAATCTAATTACAACAAGTACTGCATCGGTAAGTAACAATGATTTTGCGTCTTCATGGTTAATGAAAAACTATGTTGATAATGCAAATACAAATCTAAAAAGTTACGTAGACACAAGTGCTATTCAAACAGCGGCTGCAAATGCTGGATTACTTGGTATCAATTTAAGCGCAAACATTGGTGCCGCTAGAATTGCTGATACCGCAAATTCTGGTTTGGGCGATATCATTGTAATGGGTCGTGCTAATGGCGCATTTGGTGTTGCTAATCTCGCATCAAATACATTCAACGGAACATCAGGTTCTGCGGCACCAAGTAACGGCATAATTTCGTTTACAAGCACGAATGGTGTCACATTAGTCGGTGCGTCTAATACCATTACTGTTAATACGCCACAAGATGTAAGAACAACGGCAAGTCCAACATTTAGCGGATTGACACTAACCAATGCTCTTCCTACATCACAAGGTGGTACAGGAGCAACTTCACCTGGCGGTGCGCTAACGAATTTATTACCAGCTGGCGGAACATCAGGATATGTTTTAGCGACTAGCGGATCAGGAACTTATTACTGGGCCGCTGGTGGTACTGGAGGTGGTGGTAGTGCAACTCCCGGTACAACAATTGTTTCAACGAGAACAACACCAACTGTTAATGCATCACAAAGAATATTCGCAACACCTATCTATCAAACTGGTACAGGTCAGTTAAGAGTTTTTATCAATGGTGTTAGACAGTTTGCATCCGAATATACTGAAGGCGCAAATAACTTAACAGGTGTGGCATCAGTATCATCAAATGGTTATTTTTCAACAACATCAGCAACTTCAACTCTTGTTGCTAACGCGGCTCTTGCGATTACTGGAACATTAACCGGAACAGGAACAATTACATCGTATGTTTCCGGAAAAACATATTATATAAGCAACATAAATGGCAATTTCTTCTCACTATCCGAAACTGTAGGTGGTGCGGCTATTACAACAACAGCAGGCACAACAACTGGTCTTTCATTCACGACTGGACATAATGTAACATTAACAACTGGAACAAGTGCTGGTGATGCAATTTTACTTGAAGTTGATGCATACACGGTGAATCCTTATTACGCAAATAACATAGCATATGGACCTGTAACTGGCGAAATTGCCGCATCAGCAAATACCATTCAGTTGGCTATTGACAGTTTGGAATCAAGAAAGATTACAACAACAGCGGCACAAGCAAACGTTGGTGCTGGTCTAATTACAGTTACAAACGCATATCAAGCCAACGTTGGTGCGGCTAGAATTTCTGATGTAGCAACACTTCAAGCAAATACTGGTGCATTAAGTATTGGTTTAACTAATGAAATTTCTGGTAGACAAGCAAACGTAGGTGCGGCTGTAATCTCAGTCACAAATGGTTATCAAGCAAATACAGGTGCAGTAAACATTGGTTTAAGTAACGAGATAACGAATAGACAAGCAAATACTGGTGCAGTAAACATTGGTTTAAGTAACGAGATAACGAATAGACAAGCAAACGTAGGTGCGGCTGCAATTACTGTCACAAATGGTTATCAAGCAAATACTGGTGCAGCCTTAATTACTGCATTAAATGCAAGTAACATTTCTTCGGGTACATTACCATCGGGTAGAATTTCTGGTTCTTATACTGGTATAACTGGCGTTGGTACACTCACAGCAGGGACTTGGAATGCCACTAGCATTAGTACAACATACACAGATGCTAAAGTAACTTCTGTTGCTAGTAAGACTGGAGCGGTTTCATTGGCGCAAGCGGACATTTCGGGATTAACAACCGCCAGCAGTCCAACATTTGCTGGACTAACTATAAATGGCTCAATTACTGCTACTGGTGATATCACAGCTGGTTACTCGGATGATAAACTAAAAACAAGATTGGGTAATATTGAGAATGCTCTTGATAAAGTCTCGGCTATTTCAGGATTCTTCTATGAGCCAAATAAAACAGCACAAGATTTAGGTTTTGAAGTTAAGAGAGAAGTTGGTGTATCTGCACAAGAAGTTCAAGCAATTATGCCAGAAGTTGTTGTTCCTGCTCCAATAGATAATCAATACTTAACTGTTTACTATGAAAAACTTATTCCTCTGTTGATTGAAGCTATTAAAGAATTGAGAGCAGAAGTTGAAGAAATAAAAGGACAAATTAAATGACAACAAAAGTCACAGGTTCAGTTTTAGCGGATACCGCAGTTAGTGCGGGAACTTATGGCGGTACACAAACCCTTAAAGCATTTACTGTTGATGCACAAGGCAGAGTTACATATGCCGCAAACATAACTTCCGGTGTTATTACTGCTGGAACAAGAGGACAAGGCGCAGATATTATTGTTCCAACAATTCAGTATAATGCATTGGGTCAAATTGTTGCGGCTACAAATACTACAATTCGCACAGCAACAACTTCTGTTACTGGTGTTGTTCAATTAGCTGATTCTGTTTCTAATACAAGTACTACAGCGGCCGCAACAGCAAGTGCAGTAAAAGCCGCTTTTGATGCGGCGGCTTCAAATGCGTCAACTGCGCTATCTTCCGCACAAGCAAATACGGGTGCTGTAAATATTGCACTAAGTAATGAAAGTTCAAGTAGACAAGCAAACGTAGGTGCAGTTGCCATTTCAGCCAAAAATGCTGATAATCTATCATCTGGTACAGTTGCATCTGGTAGAATTTCTGGATCATACACTGGCATAACTGGAGTTGGAACTTTAACTGTAGGATCAATACCATACGCAACAAGTGCTGGTAGCGCAAGTTCAGCAACAAATGCAACATATGCAACAAGTGCTGGTAGTGCAACAAATGCATCTGCGGCTACAAATGCAACATATGCAACAACAGCGGGCAGTGCAACTTATGCTTCAAGTTCTGGTGGAACAAGTAGCGTTGCTTGGACTAATGTAAGTTCAAGACCATTTCAATTAGTTAGTAGTGGTAGTTTTGCTATTACGGGCACAGATACATTTTATACATTAGCATCACGCCAATCATTCTTTCAAGACCAAGCTGGTATATTCATGTTATCTGTTTCTTGGGATTATAATTTTTCATATTTCAGAGGCGCATATATCATAGGGGCAACATATGGTTTAAATCAATTGGGATCAGTTTGGTATTTTCCACAACCCAACACCGGCTATCATTTAGGTTTTCCTGGCTCATATGGCGAATACGCAAGATTATATTACTATAATGCCGGCGTAGGTTCAACACAAGAATTTAGAATATATTTACAACAAACTACAGCTTACTATTATGGATCAATTCCTGGCGGTAGCGGAAATTGGTATCTACATAGAATTACTGATGGTTATGGCGGATATATTGGTTAAGGATAAAAAATGGAAATAATTTACGAACTAGATTCCGGATGCATTGTTAACAATGAATCTGAACAATATTTGACAAACGCTGGAGCAAGAGGTGCACTAGGAACAATAACAATATTACAAAATATTCCAACGGAAGAACTTGTTTTATATACAGTAAACACTACTACAAAGAAGATAGTTAAAGTTGTTAACTCACTACAAGAGAAAGAACATTTAACTTATTTGGATGGAGCAAGAGCCGTTCGTAGTATGATGTTATCACAAACAGATATTTTGATGGGGCAATCGGATAGACTATCTCTAACGGAAAAAGAAGCATTGGAACAATTCAGACAGGATCTTAGAGATTTCAATAAAGATTTGGAATTAAACGAGAATCATCATTCGGGCGCAAAAATACAATTAGTTTTGCCTGAAGTACCTGAAGTTCTTAAAAAATATAAGTTATTCTATTAAAGATAAAACATGGCTGCATTTTCAGAAATCGTTATAGAGCAAGGCGCAACATTCAACACTACAATTAATGTTGAAGATACAGCTGGAGCCGCAATTAATCTTTATGGTTATACTGCAAACTCCATGATGCGTAAATCATACTATTCCTCAAGCGCAACAACAATTACATCTACAGTAACTGGCACAGCAAATGGTGAAGTAACCCTTTCCGTAACTGCGGCTAATACTGCGGCATTAACTCCCGGAAGATATGTGTATGATGTTATCATTACATCTCCAACTTCCGTTGTCACACGGGTTGTTGAAGGAATTGTTACTGTTCTACCTTCAGTTACGAGGTAATTATGGTCACAGCTAGAATCAATACTCCAGGAGTGATTGGTAAAGTTGCTGTTCGCCCAAATCAAAGAACAACAATTGCAGATCCAAAGTTTATTCCTAAACCAAATGTTGGTTTAGTTGAATTGTATGATACCACAGTTGATGCTCCGGAAGAGGGCGATGTTATCGCATATGTGGCTAGCACAGGAAAGTTTGAGAATCAGCCACTCGGTAACGTAAGTGTTCAAGTTCCAAGGATAAATGGCGGAGCTTTTTGACTTACCAAATTCATAAATAGAAGAATAAGAAGATTCCACAATTAAGGAACGATAATGGCAAATACAGTAATCCAGTTAAAATATTCCAGCATAACCAACAAACCGCCTACACTTAATGTAGCGGAACCAGCATACTCTAGTGTATCCGAAACTCTTTGGATTGACAATGGAACTGGTGTCGTAGCGATTGGCGGTAAAGCATATACTGACAAAATTGATGCGGCTGCCTCAGCGGCGACAGCTAACGTTCTTGTTAAGAGAGATACTACAGGTAACGCATCTTTCAATTACATCACTGCTAACATTGTTGGTAGCATTTATGGTAATGCAACAAGTGCAGACAAATGGTATACTCCTAGAGATATTGGTGTTTCCGGTGATGCAACAGGTATCGTTTCTGTTGACGGTACAGCAAACGCTAATATTCCATTAGTTCTTTCCAACTCTGGTGTGGCTGCTGGAAATTATGGTGGTGCAACAAATGCCGCAGTAATTTCTGTAGACACAAAAGGTCGTGTAACATACGCGGCTAACGTTCCGATTTCTTCTACACTAAACTTCTCGGGCGATATTGGTGCGGCTCCAGGAACATTATCTCTAATCTCCGATACCCTAACAATCAAGGGCAGTCTAAACGGCGGTATCAGTACCAATGCTGTTGATGCAAACAATACAGTACTTGTTAATGTTGATAATACTGTTCTTAGAAATTCTGGAAATCAATTTATCTCCGGCGACTTGTCATTAACAGGAAGTTTGTTTGTTGCTGGTAATACCACAACAGTGGATACTACAACAATATCAACAGCAGACTCTTTAATTAGACTAGGCGCAAATAACACAGTAAGCGATGTTCTAGATATTGGTTTCTATGGCAAAGCAAATACAGGCACAGAAGTAACTCATCACGGTCTTGTTCGTAGAGCAGGAACTGGTAATGACTTCTTCTTGTTCAAAAATTTAAATACTGATCCAACAGCAAACGTTCTTGCTACAGGTTCAGTAACGGCTGCTAATACCGCAACATTAAGGGCTAACCTAACTGGCGGTATGATTTCCGCTCTTGCTAATACTATTGGTGTTGTTGACGGTGGTACTGGCGCAGGCACATTTGCGACTGGTAGCATTCTAGTTGGTGATGGAACAAACTCATTAAAAGTACTAGCTAATACCGGTACAGCAGGAGCATATGGTTCTGCATCTAATACATTAATTGTTACCACAGATGCGTATGGTCGTGTGTCAGCTATTACAAATAGTGCAATTCAAATTGATGCTTCAAACATCGTATCTGGTAATTTAGCAATTAATAGAGGCGGCACAAACAACGATTCTTACACAACTGGTGCCGCAGTATTCTATGATGGTACTGCAATTAAGACATTAGCAAATACTGGCACAGCAGGAACTTATGGTTCAGCATCTTATGTTCCTGTGGTTACAACTGATGCTTTAGGTCGTGTTTCGGGTGTAAGCAATACTGCAATCAATATTGATACAAGCGCAGTCGTTTCCGGCACACTAGGTATCGCAAGAGGCGGTTCAGGAGCATCTTCATTCTCAGTTAAAGGTGTTATCGTTTCTGATGCGGCATCAACAACTGGTGCATTGTCTGCATTGACTTCACCAACCGAAGGTCATCTATTACAAATTAATTCATCTGGAGCACCAACTTTTGCACACCTAAATGGTGGAACATTCTAAATTATAATGAAAGGATTTTATTATGGATGTGAGATTACAAAATGCTTATGTAGAGGTTTTGCTTGGCAATTTTATGGAAGTTGTCAAGCAGAATTTAATGTTTCAAGCACAAATTGAAGTAAATAAGAATAGTTTACAAGAAGCAGAAGATTCAGTAAGAAGATTAAAAGAAGTTTCTGAAGCGAATATAACATATCAATCTCAACTTGTTGAAAAAGATAAAATTATAAATGAGTTAACGAGCGAAAGAAATAACCTAAAAAGTTCTTCAGGAAATAATGATTCTTTGAAACAAGAAAAAGATAGATTGCAAAGTGCAGTCAATGACTACATGAGACAATTAAAATCTGCACAACAAGAAGTATTGACGGTTAAGAGTGAATCTCAAAATGTTTTATTACAAAACAATAATCGGATTGAAGAACTCACTAAATATGTTGCAAGATTGGAAACTGTAGTTCCGGCAAACAAACTTAAAAAAGTTAAACTTGGTGAAGTTATTCAACCTGATACTTCAGAGATTACAGTTGAAGAACCTGTTCTTCCAATTGATGATGTTGTGAAATCTGGCGGAACATTCTAAGATTCGGTAAATGGCAAATACAGTAATTCAATTAAAAAATTCGGGAGCATCAGGTAATACACCAAGCACATTAGCGCCGGGTGAATTGGCTATTAACTATGCCGATGGTAAACTGTATTATGGTAATCAAGTAAATACTCCAATTCTATTTGATGTTATAACTGAGCCTACCGGACTAAATCAAGAAATTCAATTTAATGATTCTGGTGCATTTGGCGCATCAGCAAATCTAAAATTTGATAAAACAACAAAAACTTTAACTACCGATAAAATTGTTTCGGCGAATATTGAAGTTTCATCAAACTTAGTTGCTGATAATGTAATTGCACATACAGCATTGTATGTTGGCATTGCAGATATTTCCCACACTCCTCTAGCGAACTCATTAGGGTACTTCACAGGAAATTCTTCTCCGTATGTTCAAGTAAACATTGAGAATATTGATCCAGATGGTTCGGCTGATTGGGTTGCTACTGCTGACGTTGGTAGCGATTCAACATTCTACACAGACGTAGGTATTCAAAACTCAGGCAATTCAGATGGAACAATTAAACCACTAGATGGTTATTTGTTAGTACAAGGTAACACAGGTCAAATTGGTGGCAATCTTATAATTGGTACCATCTCTGGAACACCAGGGCAAGAAATTCGTGTTGTCGTTGATGGCAATGAAGATGCGAATGTAGTCTTAAAAATTAATTCTTCTGGTTTGCAGATGGTCAGAGGTGATATCACAAGTAATGTCACCACAAGAATTAGTAACGTTTCAAACTCAGCATTTGCACAAGCAAACTTAGCATACAACGCAGCCAATTCCGCAGTAACGACAGGACAAGCCAACGTAGGCGCAGGATTAATTGTTGTTACTGGAAGAACAAATTTAGCATACGATAAAGCAAATGCCGCATATGATTATGCTAATACACTTATAACAGGTGGTGCTTCTGGTGATTATTTTCCAACAAGTTCATATGGTTTCGTGTCTCAAAGTATAATTGCTCTTGTTTCGGATGACACATTCATACAGGGAGAATTAACTGGACCAGTTTATGATTGTTCAGATAATCCAATAACTCCCGAAGGCTTTTACTTGGAAAAAGACCTTGGCTATTTAACGTAACATAAATAGATTGATAATTTAAGGATATTAAATGCCAACGCAATTACAGTTAAGAAGAGGAAATACAGCGCAGACTGCAACATTTACTGGAGCAGTGGCTGAGATTACCGTTGACACAGATAAGAAAACAGTTGTTGTTCACGACGGCACAACAGCTGGTGGTTTTGCTCTTGCTTTAGAATCAGCACAGTTAGACCAATTTGCATTCACAAAAGCAAACTTAGCATTTGATAGAGCAAACTCAGCATTTGCTCAAGCAAATGCAGCCTATGATACAGCTAACACAAAATTCAATTCTGCTGGCGGTACAATTTCTGGTAATGTAATCGTAACTGGTAACGTAACTCCAACAACAGATAATGTTTACAGTTTAGGTTCAGCAGGAAATCGTTGGAAAGATTTGTTTGTTGGACCAGGTTCAGTCAACATTGATGGTATTGTTATCGGAAACACTGGCGGGAATATTGTAATTAGTGGCGCATCTGATTTTGTTTTTCAACCCACAGGTGGCGCACCTTCAGTTTCTACTTCCGGTAGTGCTAACATCGCACTCAACGCATTCAATCAAGCTAACTTAGCATACAATCAAGCAAACGTTTCTTATGGTTCTTTTGCACAAGCTAATCTAGCATACAGTCAAGCAAACTCTGGAACTGGTATTGCAGTTTCCGCTTTTGCACAAGCCAACTTAGCTTATACCGCGGCTAATAATGCTGTAGACACTTGGGTTAGAAATCAAGCTAACACAGCATATGACCAAGCAAATAATGCATTCGCTCAAGCTAATCTAGCGTTTACGGCTGCAAATAATGCTGTAGACACTTGGGTTAGAAATCAAGCTAACACCGCTTATAATAGAGCAAACTCAGCATTCGCACAGGCTAACCTAGCTTACGATACAGCAAATGCCGCATTGCCAAAACTTGGTGGTACAATTACTGGTGACTTGACTGTTTCTGGTAACTTAGTTATTTCTGGTAATACAACAACACTTAATGTTTCTTCATTGGCTGTTACTGATACTGTTATCCGATTAGGTACAGATAATCAAACCGACCTACTAGATATCGGTTTTGTTGGTCACTACGCTAATACGCCAAATAATCACACAGGTTTGATTCGTAAATTTAGCGATGGCAAATATTACTTGTTTGATAATTTGCAAACAGATAATGAGCCAACTAATATTGTTGATATTGCAAACACAAGAGTTGCAACACTAAGCGCAAATCTAATCACGAACGTAATCTCATTGCGTGGACTTGATCCATTAGAATATTCAAATACAATTTATACTAATGCACAAGCAAATACAGGCAATGCAGTAATTACATTAACATCTGCTTATCAAGCAAACGTCGGTGCTGGACTTATTACTGTAACATCAGATTATCAAGCAAACGTAGGTGCAGGTCTAATTACCAAGGTTGATAAAGCTGGTGATGTAATGACTGGCGGTTTGTCTGCTAACGGCGCAATAATTGGCTCAAGTTTGACAGCAAACACTACAGCAACAATTAATACGAATGCTGTTTATGAATCTACTGCTGTAACAACTGCGGCCAATACTCAATTTACATTAGATTCATTTTCAACAACTGCATATCGTTCAGCTAAATATCTCGTTCAGATTTCTAGCGGTTCATCATATGAATTACTAGAAATGACTTTGATCCATGATGGAACGACTGTGTATTTGTCTCAGTATGGTAACATTAAAACTGGTGCAACATTAGGTGTATTTGACGCTACAATTTCAACTGGTACTTTAAGTTTGTTAGCTACACCAAACAATGCAGTAACTACGTTCAAGACAGCTATAACTCTGATACCGACATAATAAAATTCATAAACAAAGGGATAGTGAACTTTGGCAACAACAAGATTATCAACAGTAATTGGTAACGTCATTGTAGGCGCTACTGGACCTACGGGTCCAACAGGTCCCACTGGTCCTACACCATCAATTGGCGGTTCAAACACTCACATTCAATTCAACAATAGTGGTTCTTTAGGTGGATCTTCTAGTTTAGTTTGGAATGGTACAGGGTTGAGTGTTGCAGGAGATATATTTGCAACTGGCAATAAAATTATAGGTATTAACGGCACAGGAGTTGCTGCCGGTACTTTTGCTTTTAGAAATTCTTCGGGTGTACAAAAGTCTGCTATTGGTTCATATTACAATATTGCGAATGAGGGGAACCTTGAGTTTATAAATGGCACAACCACTAGTATGGTGCTTAATTCTAGCGGTAACTTGGGTATTGGGACAAGTTCGCCTCAAGGCTCATTAGATGTTACGGCTACAGGTGCAACAGTTAATCAATTTTTGACTGGCGGCGGTGGTAACAATTCAGTAACAGGCATTTTTAGAATTGGCTCTGGCTCGGGTAGAGGTGCGAGTATCCAAGGCTTTCGTGGTGCATCTTCTAATATCCACAGCCTAGATTTCTACACATACAATTCCGCTGATGTTTTTGGTATGCGCCTTGATTCCAGCGGTAACTTGGGTATTGGTACAAGTTCTCCAGCGGCTGATTTAGAAATTAAACGAACAGGAGCAGTCAATGTTAAATTACAAGTAACTAGTGCTTATGAATCTGCATTATGGCTTGTAAATGGAGGAGGCTCTGAAGTAAGTGTTATTAACGCTGGAGGTAGTAATATACTTTCGTTTCGCACTAACAACACCGAGCGTATGCGTATCGACTCCAGCGGTAACGTAGGATTAACAACATCTGCATATACTCTTGGCTCCTTGTTGCAATTGGGTCGAGTATTTTCTTTTGCTCAAGATATTAACAGTGGATATTTAGGCGCTGGCTGGGTTGGTGGGTCAGCGCCAACTTTTGCAGTCACGGGCAATTATGCAGTACGTGAATATTTTGATAGTGCCCTAGGTACAATAGTTTGGCAGACGGCGGGAACAGGCACGGCAGGAAACGCAGTTGGTTTTGCCACAAGAATGACTCTCGATAACGCTGGTAACTTGGGTATTGGCACTACAACACCTTCAACTGGTAAATTTAGTGATGCGTCATATGCGTTTCTAAATCAATCTGCAAGCACTAGCACAGGCACAAATATTTTTGCCAGCAATTCTGATAACTCAAAATATATTGGCTTATGGAGCGGACATTCAGGGGCAGAGCCTGCAATTGGTGTTAAGACTGGAAATGCATTTACATTTGGTAAATGGGCGGCAATAAACGGAACTGGTGGTTTTACCGAAAATATGCGTATCGACTCTAGTGGCTCATTATTATTAGGTACAACAACTAACCCAACATCTGGCAGTTTTCCTCGTCCCACTTTATCAATAAAACAGTTGAATGATTCAGGTAGCGGGTACACCGCTATGCATATTGAGGCATTTGGGGATCAGTCAGTGCTTGGTATTGGTTATAACGGCGATGTTTTTGCATTTAGTACGTCATACCGCGGCACAGGAGCTTACCGAGGTATATCTTTCAACACAAGTGGTACTGAAAGAATGCGTATCGACACCAGCGGTAACTTTAGCATTACTCAAACACCTGGTAAATACACAGTTGACGTAACTGGAGGAGCTACCAGTATTGCTAACGGCGGCACAGTTGATTTTCCTAGTGCGTCAGGAATGCTAGTAGTGAATAATTGGTTAAATGGAGCCGTAACACTATACCTTTGCGGTGGCGGATCAGTAACTGTAGTTTCAAACGTCATTGCTCAAGCTGGATCTTTTGCTTATAACAGTGGTATTGGTGGGTATACTTGGACTAATAATGTTTATGGTGGAACTGCTACATTTGGGTTCTTCTTTGTCCGAACAAGAACAACAGCCTAAGGAAAAAAATGGAATATACTGTCAACAAGATTCAAGACCAATCATTTGGATATAATATTTCAATGGAACATTTGGGGAAAAAAATTAACTTTAATGTTTTTTGTGCAAACAGTGAAACTGAAATTCCCGAATTGGTAGCCCATCACCTTGCTTTTTTAGAAGCACCCGTTCCTGTATATCAGACTGAACCCCAAGTCTCTAGTTTACAAACTTTACTAGAACAACAACAAGCACTCATCACCCAACTGCAAGCCGATGTAGCGGCGCTTAAAGGAGCATAAACAATGTCAACAATCACATGGAACATCAGCGACAAGACTATATAAAATATGGCATCTAATCAAGACTTCATCATAAAGAATGGGCTAACAGTTGGCTCATCGCAAGTGATTGCAGCCAATGGTCGTTGGGTTGGTGCCAACACAGGACTTATTGGTCCACAGGGAAGTGCTGGTCCTGCAGGTCCTCAAGGCGCTCAGGGAGCAACTGGTCCACAGGGAGCGGCTGCACCTTGGACAGTAATTACAACAAACACTACTGCAACATCAGGTCAACAATTAATTGCAAATACTTATACTGGTGGATTCATAGTAACATTACCAGCTTCACCTTCAGTTGGTAATGTAGTTAGAATTACCGATGGTTATGATTGGTCAGTAAATAATTTAACTATTGCGGGTAATGGAAGTACAATTGAAAATTCAGTTAATGATTTGTTAGCTGACGTTAGAGGAACAACAATTGAACTTGTTTATGATAGTTATACATGGCAAGTTGTATCAACGATTGGTCCAACAGGACCTACCGGCGCAACAGGACCAACGGGTCCAACAGGTCCGCAAGGAGCACAAGGACCAGGCGGACCAACTGGACCTACTGGCGCACAAGGATTGACTGGTTCTACTGGACCAACAGGACCGCAAGGTGCCCAAGGCGCACAAGGTCCTACTGGCGCAACAGGACCAACTGGTGCTCAAGGTGCTCAAGGTCCAACAGGAGCAACAGGTCCGACAGGCCCAGCTGGACCACAAGGATCTACTCCACCAATTAATGGTTCAAACACGAATATTATTTTTAATAATGCTGGCACTTTAGCTGGCTCTAATAATTTTACATGGAATGGTTCAAAAGTAACTGTAACCGGTGAGAATCATGCGAATGTTCATGTAGCAACAAATGGAATTGTAGTGAACAGTTTAAATGTAGCAACTAGTTATACAATTGCGGCTGGCTATTCCGGCACATCAGCTGGACCAATTACCGTGAATTCTGGCGCAACAGTTACTATAGCGTCTGGTTCACGCTGGGTAATAGTTTAAGGAAAAAAATGAGTTCAATTGTTGTTTCAGGTGATACAAGCGGCGCAGTAACATTAAATGCACCAACGGTTGCGGGTACGGTAACTGTAACATTACCGTCTACTACTGGCACGATGCTAACAACAGCATCAACAACGGGCATCAGCGGTAGCGCAATATCTTCGGGTACTGTTGCAGAGGCTTATGGCGGCACAGGCACTACAACGGGCTACTACGGCTTCAAGAACCGCATCATCAATGGTGGCATGACAATTGACCAGAGAAATGCTGGTGCTCTTGTAAGTGGTGCTTTAGCTGGCTCATACGTTTTGGATAGATGGAAGTTTTGGGTTAATGGAGGCGGCGGTTCTGCCGCTTATACTGTTCAGCAATCAACAATTTCACCAGCTGGTTTTACAAACTCAATTGCTATTACACAAACAGCTTCCCATTCGCCAATTACCACTCAGTATAATGCAATTGCTCAATATATTGAGGGATATAATGTTGCAGATTTTGGGTGGGGCGAGGCTGGAGCAACTGCCGTTACTTTATCTTTTTGGGTTCGCAGTTCTTTAACAGGAACATTTGGGGGTGCTGTATCAAATTCAAGTCAAGCTAGGTCGTATCCATTCACATATACCATTAGTTCTGCAAACACTTGGGAATATAAAACAATCACAATTCCTGGAGATACTACTGGCACTTGGATCAAAAATAATGGCGCAGGTATTCTTTTATTTTGGCAACTTGGCGTTGGCTCAACATATCTGGGTACTGCTACAGGCGCTTGGCAGGCAGCTACATATCTTGGTGCAACAGGTGCTACACAAATCACCGCAACAAACGGAGCCACCTTCTACATCACAGGTGTCCAGTTGGAAAAAGGCGCAACAGCGACTAGCTTTGACTACAGACCATATGGGACTGAGTTGCAACTTTGTCAGCGATACTTTCAAAGTTTTTCATACACAGGCGGAACAATGATTGCTACTGGCAGTACATTTGGAACAAGTACTGGAGCGATTCCTTTTAGTTTTTATTTCCCAATGCGTACAACGCCCTCAACAATAACACTTCCAGCAGTGGGAAACACTAGTGGGCAATGGACAGTTTTAACTCCCGCAGGAGGTTTTCCGGGGACATTTGGAACGATTACCCTTAACAGCGCAGGCCAAAATAACATGAGGTTAAATTTTGATGGTTATACAGGAGTTTATGCTTCCTCTGGTCAGGCGGCATTTCTGTACGCTTGTGGCTCAACGACTACGGTTGTAACTGCATCTGCGGAGTTGTAATCATGTACAAACTAATAAACACACAAACACCAAACGGCTTGCAATTGAGTGATTACGCTTTGCGATTATCTGATGGCGCTTTTGTCAATAGAGAAAACAACGAAGAGTATCTAAAATGGCTTGCAGAGGGCAACACGCCTGAACCAGCGGACGAAGGAACAGCATGACAACAACTATTAATGCAGATACCACAAACGGCGTTAAGATAACATCTGATACATCAGGCGTTTTAGGTCTACAAACTAATGGTAATACAGCCGTTACAATTAATGGAAGTCAAAATGTGGGGATTGGGACTACAACACCAGATATTTTTAGCCGTGGTTATGGAAGAACTGTTGGAATCAATGATTCTGGTTCAAGTGGTGCGGTTTTACAAATAAATTCTGCATCTTCATATTCTGCTTTAGAATTAGGTAGAGGCGGTGTAAGAAAAGCATTTTTTACAGCACAATCAACTGTTACGGAATTAGGAAACTTAGAGGCTGTTCCGTTAGCTTTTTATACTAACAGCGCAGAGCGTGCCCGTATCGACTCCAGCGGTAACTTGGGTATTGGGACTACAAGTCCAGATGCAAAACTAGATGTAACTTCTATAGGTACTGCATCAGCGTACACAGTCACGGCAGTTATTCAAGACGCACAATATCCTGCAAGTGGCAACTCAACACTTGAATTTAATGGGTTTATTGGTGGTAATGGTTATCGTTCTGGCATTGGCTCTATTGGTGGTCAACAACTTGCTTTTTACACTCCAAGCACTTTTGGTGTTGCTCCAACAGAGCGTGCCCGTATCGACTCCAGCGGTAACTTGCTGGTGGGGACTACGACAGCAAGTGCAAACTTTTATGTTTATAACGCTCCTGTTTCGTATGCAGGATTAAATACAACGGCAATTTTTAGTTCGTCAGCATCGCAATCAACAGGTACAGGTGGTTTGATAGCTTTTGAGGGCAAATACACCTCTGGCGGTTCTCTTGCTAATTTTGCGGCTATTGGCGGGTTAAAAGAAAATTCAACCGATAGTAACTATTCTGGTTACCTTGGTTTCTATACTCGCTTAAATGGTTCTTTACCGGCAGAGCGCATGCGGCTGGACTCCAGCGGTAAATTGCTTTTGGGTGTTACATCTGGAACAGGATTGTCTGTTGGTGATTTTGCCATGGCGAATGGTAAGGCTATTCGTTTTAGAAATGCCGCTGACAGCGCATATATAAGTGCGTTTGAGTTTAATACATCAAATGGTTTAGACATAGGAAAAAACGGTTCTTTGGCCACTATTACTTTTGGTATTAGTGGTATTGGTGAGGTGAGCCGATTTGACACCAGCGGTCAATTGCTGGTAGGGACTACAACATCTGCGGGTGCTGTATCCAATACCAAAAGAATAGTTGGTGGGTCATTTAGTTCGTTTAATGGTGTATTAACTTCAGTAAGCAGTGGTGTCGCATACACGATGTTTACCATGACTGCTGACTTTACATCTTATTTGGTTACAGTTTCTGCTTTAGTTTCTACTGCGGCTTATTCAGAAACTGCAATAGTCCATTTAAACAATACCTCCGTAAATGTAATAGTAATTGCCGGGGGGTCTGCTATTACAATCCAAAATACAGGTATGGCTGTACAAGTTTACCAAAGTTCAGGTGCAACAGTATCAGAGTTAATATGGTCTGCAATACGAATAACTTAATTTATGCAACAACAAGTCCTCATCACCCAATTGCAAGCCGATGTAGCGGCGCTTAAAGGAGCATAAACAATGGCAATCACGCTAGACGGTACTACAGGAATAACTACGCCAGGATTGTCCTTGGCTATTGAGAATTTTTCCACAACGGGCAACACTACGCTTGGTGATGCAAGTACCGATACTCTTAATGTGGGTAATGGCGGTTTGGTAAAAGATGCAAACGGCAATGTAGGTATTGGGACTACTTCTCCAGTACTAAGACTGCATGTATCTGAATCAAACGGTTCTGGAGCTATGCAACTTGGATCTAACACTGCCAGTCAATATCAATACATTAATTTTGGTGGTGCAAGTGGCGGACAAAACGCCTGGCAGATAGGTAAAGCAGATGCTAGTGGTTCAATTGTTCCATCTCAGGGATTTTATCTATATGACTTTAAAAATTCTGTAACTAGAATGGTTGTTGACACATCGGGTAATGTAGGTATTGGGACAACCTCAGCCTCCGCATCTTATGGCAGACTTACTGTTGCAGGAACAGGAATTTCAATTACACCGGATACAAGTGCCAAACTGCAAATAGGTAGGTATAGTGCAGGTGCCCCTTTCAGTTATATTAAGATGGGGTCAACATCGTCAGGTTTAAAAATTACTGACCCTGCTGATTCAGTAGATTTGATAACCCTCACTGCTAACGGTGACTTCGGTATAGGGACCAGTGCGCCGACGGGTAAATTAACGGTTGATCCGGGTTCTACCTCTGGCACACGAATTGACGGATTACATCTACCTAAAAACCTTACTGCACAAGCAAATTATTTGGCTTGGCAACAGGGTGTGAATGGATGGCGGGTGGGTATTGTATATAACGATAACACTTACCCCCTGGCTTTTTACTACGGAGCATCAACTCCTACAGCATCATCCCCAGGCACCGAATTAATGAGAATAGATTCCGACGGTAACTTAGGGGTGGGTGTTACACCTAATGGAGTATCACTAGGCGGCAGCTACAAATTGCTTTCACTTGGAAAGTCCGGGGGATCCGGGATTTTTATGGGGCAGACGGATCTAACTACTGCTGGTTCATATTCCGCTCAATTTTTAGGTAAGACAATCGGAGCTTCTGGGTATCAAATACACGGAGGGATGGTGATTGGAGCAGAGGGATCATCTAGCACTAATGCTACTGGACTAGTAACATTCTATACAGCAACTGGTGGAACCATTTTAGAACGTATGCGAATAGATTCAGGTGGTTTTGTTGGTATAGGCACTACTGCATCTTACAGCTCGGTATGGGGCGCTGATTCATGGCAACTAAACATAGGCGGGTCAAGATCCTATAGTTCTCTTATTCTTGGTAATACTAGTCGTTTCTATTCAATGGGTGCTGGTGCTGGTTATCATTATATGTCTTATGACCATACAGCGGCAGCACACAACATAATAGTAAATACTACCGGAGTAGTTGCCTTAAGAGGAGGCGCCTACTCCACAGCCACGGGTGTAGGCATCGCTTTTCCTCCAACTCAAGTCGCATCAACTGACGCAAATACACTGGATGATTATGAAGAGGGGACTTGGACACCAGCCATTTCTGGTTTTACGTTAACTGTACCCCGCGCCAACTATACAAAAATTGGTAGATTAGTTACCGTATCTGCCACATTAACCACATCAAGTGGTAGTGGTTCAGGCTCTGTGGCTATTACTAATCTTCCTTTTCCAGGAGCTATTGGGGAATTCACCGGTGCTGTAATGTTAAATAACATAGCATATACCGGTGATCCAGTTTTATACTGTTACCCCCCAAATTCATTTTTCGAAATTTATTTAAGCACTAGCAATAGTTCGTGGGTGACTTTACAAAAAAATGTTTTGGGGTCGTCCAGCTCCATTATTTTTAGTATTACCTACACCACACCTTAACCACAAAATTTATTAGCCTGAATGGATTATTAGCCGGGCACTAACCCAACTTTAAGGAAATTAAAATGTCATTAACAAAAGCGACCTCAATAGACCAAATCACCGTCACTGAGAACGGCATCGTTCTCTATCGTGAAGCCACCCGCATCATGGAAGATGGCACTGAACTAAGCAAGACCTATCATCGTTCAAGCCTCACGCCGGGGCAAGACTTGACGGGTATCCCTGCCAATGTCGTTGCAATCTGCAATGCGGCCTGGACTGCTGAAGTCATTGCGGCTTATCAAGCGCAAGTGGCTGAACAAGCGGCACAATTTCAAGGAGCGCCAGCATGAGAACCATAGTCTGGAATGTGTCGGCAATGAACTGTTATCCCCAAGCAGAGGGACAAACAAATGTCGTATTCACCGTTCACTGGCAATGCAACGGCACTCAAGAGCAAGATGGCAAGACATACAACGGATCTGTCTACGCAAGTTGTGGTGTGACTTACGCCGCTGGATCAACATACATACCATATGCTAACTTAACAAAAGAAGATGTTCTTGGTTGGATTTGGGCATCTGGCGTGGACAAGGACGCTACAGAAGCGGCCGTACAACAACAGATTGACACAGCAATTAATCCACCTTCGATTACTCCAACCTTGCCTTGGGAAAATTAAAATCCTATTTTTTAACAAGACTATATAAAATATGGCATCTAATCAAGACTTTATTGTAAAAAACGGTTTAACAATCGGCAGCTCACAAGTAATTGCCGCTAACGGTCGTTGGGTTGGTGTCAGCACAGGATTAATTGGTCCTCAAGGCGCACAGGGAGCCCAAGGTTCTCAAGGCGCAACAGGACCGACCGGACCTCAGGGAGCACAGGGAGCAACAGGTGGAACTGGTCCCACTGGTCCTCAAGGCGCTCAAGGTGCAACTGGAGGAACTGGACCAACTGGACCTCAAGGTGCTCAAGGAGCACAAGGTCCCGCTGGACCAACTGGACCACAAGGCGCACAGGGAACACAAGGCGCACAAGGAAGTGCTGGACCTCCTGGTCCTACTGGTGCACAGGGACCAACTGGCGCACAGGGACCAACTGGTGCTCAAGGTCCGACAGGTGCTACAGGACCAACAGGTCCAAGCAGCTGGTCAGCAATACCTGCTGGTACTAGAACCAACTATGATTTAAAATTTCAACCCAACAATGCTGACTATGCAGGATTTCAGTTTTTAAACGATGCTGGCTCGGGAGCTGGGTATCTGTTAGTTCGGTCTACTTCATCCGATAGCTTTCCACCCTATACAGCGGGCGGAATAACGCTTGTTTCAGACGTTGGCGGGTTAAACTTTTTTGCGAGAAGTGGAACCCAACTTGTAAGGATGGGGACGGGAAGCACCGAAACCTTTAGGCTCGAATCAAATTATTCACTGTCTATCAACAGCTCCCGTGCACCAATCTTCTACGACTACAACAACACTGGGTATTACACTGACCCAGCCAGCACGTCAAATATGTATAATATAACTGTTCGTTCTGGCAGTCCATACGCAGCCGTTACAGATTTAGGATATGTATCTCCTATACAAGTCAGCGAAACAGGAACAGGAACAAACTCAGACCGATATGTTCCGATGATTTCAGGAACATCAACATCTTCTTCAGGTTATAGACAACATACTGTTTTTGGTTCTTTAAGAGGTTCTGTTTGGGGTTCCGCTTTTATTGCAGTTGGTGGTAACGACTCTTATCCGACTGTAGCATACACTTTTCACTATACTGGATATGGAACTGCTCCAGATTCTTGGAGAGCACCAATCTTCTACGACTCCAACAACACCGGGTATTACACTGACCCAGCCAGCACATCAGTTTTGAATGGACTAACAGTTGGTGGTGGAACTATTGCAACAACATCAGGCTCTCCTTCATACTATATGGCTAGAGCATGGGTAAATTTTGACGGTGCGGGAAGCATCCGGGCGCAAGTTAACGTGTCATCAATTTCTAAAAGTACTACAGGTACGTACCAAATAAATTTTGCAACTGCAATGCCAGATGCAAACTACGTAATGTCATATTCAAATAGCTATTTGTCGCCCGCATCTAACTCAAATGCTCCAGGCGGTGCGGCGGCGCCATACACGGCTTCGGTCGGAAGTGTTTGCTCTTACCAATCACAAGCGGTAGGAAATTTAACTGATAATACTTATCAGTTGGTAGTAGTTTATAGATAAGGAAATTAATATGAATAAAAGAATAATTTATCCGAACGATAATGGTGGTTTAGTACTTGTTATTCCAGCGCCAAATTGTGGATTAACAATAGAACAAATTGCCGCTAAAGATGTTCCTAATGGAAAACCTTATAAAATTTTAGAAGCAAGTGATGTTCCAGAAGACCATAATTTTTTTGACGCTTGGGAAGCAGATTTTTCTACCTATGATGGTCATGGAGAAGATTATGGTATTGGTTCACTCAATGCTGTAGTAGGATGGAATAATGATGGATCACCGATGTTGAGAGTTGGGGAAATAATACAATGATTACTATTAATATTGACAAAGCAAAAAATATTGCTCACGAAAAACGTAGAATTGCCAGGGCTGCTGAATTTACTCCTTTAGACATTAAAGCAACTATTCCATCGGAATCAGTAGTCGCAGAGGCAGCTAGACAAATTATTAGAGATAAGTATACTGAGATACAAATAGGAATTAATTCTTCTGCCACCATTGATGAAATTAAAAATGAGATGGATAAATTTTCAGATAAATTAAATGGCATCTAATCAAGACTTCATCGTAAAGAACGGCCTCACAATAGGCAGTTCACAAGTAATTGCAGCCAATGGTCGCTGGGTTGGTGCTAACACAGGACTTTTTGGTCCTCAAGGCGCAACAGGACCTCAAGGCGCACAGGGAGCAACTGGTCCAACCGGCGCTCAAGGTCCTACTGGTCCAACTGGCGCACAGGGAGCAACTGGTCCCACTGGTCCTACTGGTCCACAAGGCGCACAGGGTCCAACAGGAAGTACTGGACCAACTGGACCTCAAGGAGCACAAGGCGCACAGGGAGGTGCTGGACCAACAGGACCTCAAGGAGCACAGGGACCAACTGGCGCTACGGGACCAACGGGACCCACTGGACCTTCTGGCGCATCAATCTTAGGATCAAGCAATACTTGGACAGGTGGAAATTACTTTCGTTCTAATTTGGGAGCAACTTCCGGAAGTTTAAATAGTCCACCTTTACAAGCATATTCAGATAGCAATAACTCTGCTTTTATGTCTTTTCACAAAGGTGGAGTATATGCAGTAAACATGGGACTGGACTCCGATAACATATTGCGTATTGGTGGTTGGTCTGCTTCAGCGAATCGTTGGGAATTGGATATGTCTGGAAACAATTGGGCAGCCAGTTCGTTCAGAGCAACAAGCTGGTACTACTCCAGTGACACCGCATATGGATTTATCGGGACTAACGTATATGCAGATACAATTAATTCTGGCGTGGGTGGCGACCAATTAGAATTATGTTATTACAGAGGTTCATTTACTTCTTCATCTGGTAGTATGCGAGCACCTTTGTTTTATGATAGAGATGACACTGGATATTATCTTGATCCAAATACTACAAGCGATTCTGCATTGAGAATTCGTGGCGGTGCTTTACATGGTCCAAATCCTACTTGGGGATCTTACCTTTTAGTTGGCGGTGATGGAAGACAGAATTATACTAACAGCGGTTCAGTAGCATCTGTTTGTTCAACAAATGGCAATTTGCACATGGATGCAGCCTCTGGTTATCAAATGTACTTAAACTATTATGATGGCGACGGAATTAACTTTGGTAATGGCGCAAATGGTGTTCACAGCACCTTATCTAGCGCAGGTAACCTTGCATTGGGCGGGACAGTAACGGCCACAAACCTTATCGGACAGTCTCAAACTTGGCAAAATGTGGTGGGCAGCAGGGCGGCAGGCACCTTGTACACCAACAGCACATCACGTCCAATAACCGTAATAATTTGCTGTGCTTATGGGCAAAGTAATATGACTGTGTATGTTGACAGTGTGGCGTTTCTTGTAACAGGTCCATATGGAAACAGCGTAATTTTGTCTGCAACACTAATTGTTCCACCAGGATCTACATACAAGGCAGATAGTGTAAGTTATTGGATGGAACTTCGCTAAACTGATATGATTAATTGAGTATAAATAAACCACTGACCCGCCAACATTTTAGGAGAAAATAATGGCTATTACATATACCTGGAAAGTCACCAGTCTAAAAACTAAGAACGAAGGATCCAATCAAAACGCAGTTGTGCAAACATACTGGCAAAAGATTGGTACTGATGAAAATGGTAACGTAGGAACATTTTCTGGTGCAACACCATTCACATCAACAACTATGCCTGAAGGAAATCTTTTTGTTCCATTTGAAGAATTAACCGAAGAAGTTGTTCTTGAATGGATTAAAGATGTTGTCGTTGGTTCTTATGAAGCGCATGTGAATGGAAAAATTCAAGAGCAGATTGACCAGCATGTCAATCCTGTTTCCGAAGCACAAATGCCATGGGCACCCGCTTCTAATACAGCACCAGGAATACCCACATAAAAGACGAGATATATATTAGATAGTTTATTAATTCATTATAAAGGAGTTTGACATGAATGATATGATGCAACCACAACAAGAAGAACAACAAGTTACACTAACGCTTAAGACAAGTTGGTTAAATGTTCTTATAGCTGGCTTGGAAGAAATTCCACACAAGTTTAGTAGACCAGTTATTGATTCTATTTCTCAACAAGCAAGAGCGCAGTTAGAAAACAAACCTCAAGGACCATTAGCATCTAAAGTAATTAATTAATTATGAACGGCGAATGGGCTTACTTCAAAAGTAGATTTACCAAAGAGCAATGTGATTTCATTTTAGATGAAGGTCTAAAGTTACCTTCTAAAAAAGCATCTATGGGTGTTTCAGATGAAATTGTGGATGATGATTACCGAAGAAGTGAGATTCGGTTTATTCATCAAGAACCCAAATTCCAATTTCTCTTTGATGAGATTTGGAAAATGGCAATTCAAGCAAACCACGACTTCTTCAATTTTCATATTAGCAGATTAAGTTTTGTACAACTTGCTGAATATTCATCCGAATATCAAGGCGAATATAAAAGACACCATGATGTGTTTTGGATGAATGGTGATCCACACTTTCATAGAAAACTTACATGTGTAATCCAGTTGACTGATCCGACAACTTATGAAGGTGGTGATTTTGAGATGTATGACTTGTCGCAAAATTCTCCAGATAAGGAAGAAATACGACAACAAGGTACGGCAATATTTCTTCCATCTTTCATAAGTCACGCAGCCTTGCCAGTGACAGAAGGAACAAGACATTCATTAGCAGTATGGATGGAAGGTCCTAAGTGGAGATAATATGAAAACAAATATGATTGTGGTTGATGAGTTCTATAATAATCCAAATGATGTAAGAGAGTTTGCTTTAGCACAAGAGTTTGGTGTTACTGGTAATTGGCCAGGTTCTAGAACAAAAACTTTTATCAATGAAAGCACAAAAGAAACCATACAAAAAATACTCCAAGATGTATCTGGAAATGTTACAGACTGGCAAGCAAATGATGGTTATACAGGAAGTTTTCAACTAACAACTTCAATGGATAGAAGTTGGATTCATGCTGATTCATACAACACTTGGGCAGGCGTTTTGTATTTGACTCCTGATGCTCCACTATCTGGTGGTACAGGAGTTTTTAGATATAAGAAAACAGGAAGCATGACAGAAGATGGCACAGATTTATCCGGCGTCACACAAGATATGACTAAGTGGGAACTTGTTGATAGAGTTGGAAATGTTTACAATAGATTAGTATTGTATCGTGGAAACAATTATCATATGTCTTTAGATTACTTCGGCAAAGACAAAGAAGATGGTAGACTGTTTCAACTATTTTTCATAACAACAGAATATTGATATGAAAATATGCAGAGTTATCTTTTCTACAAACAGACCAGAATTCTTAATACCGACTTTAGAATCACACCAAAAGTATATTGACTTTGGTGACCATGAAGTTTATGGCATATTCATAGATGACTATCCAAAAGATAGAGATGATAAACTTATTGTAGAGTTAGCCAAAAAATATGGATTCAATGAAGCAGTTCTTCATACAGAGAATCTTGGTTTAACACCAACTTGGACAGAGTTATGGAATTATCTAGCCACACAAGATTATGATTACATCTGGCACCATGAGGATGATGTAGTCTTTGGTGCACCAATCAAAATACAAACTCTGATAGATTTTCTGGAAGAAAACAAAGAGTTTTGTCAAGTCAATCTAAAGCGAAATCCATGGTATGATTTTGAATTGAACAAACCAGCAATCACATGGGAAGACAAATTCTTTAGGGAGTACCGATATGATGTTAGGGATGACTATTTCTGGACAATGGCATCATTGTATCCAGCTTGGGTAACAAAAGAGCCAGTAAAAGAAGTTGAAGATTGCAATTTGGCTGAATATCCAGTGATGAAATATTTCAAAGAGCAATATAAGATGAAGATGGCCATTCTTAAGAATCAAGACGGAAGCAATCTTGTGGAACATATTGGAGTATATTCCCAAGGCAAAAGAGTGCTTGAGGGTGAGCCAGGATGGGAAGGTTTTAAGTGGTTTGATCCTAATAAAAAATATGATTCCAAGACTGGTGCCTTAATAGTATAAATAGATAATAAAACTATTGGGAACTATAAATGGCTAAACCCACAACTAGAGCAACTTTCAAAGACTACTGCCTACGCAGATTGGGTCATCCAGTAATCCAAATCAATGTGGATGATGACCAAGTTGAAGACAGAATTGATGATGCGCTACAATTCTTTGAAGACTATCATTTTGATGGTTGCGAACAATTGTACATGAAGCATCAAATTACCCAAGCAGACATTGACCGCAGATGGATTTATTGCCCAGATCCGGTCATTTTTGTTACCGGCATTATACCATTTGACCAGTCATCTTCCTCAGTCAATATGTTTGACTTGCGCTATCAGTTGCGTTTGCACGATTTGTATGACTTCACATCGGTGTCTTATGTGTCATATGAAATTACCATGCAACACATCCGCACATTGAATCTACTATTTTCCGGAACACCATTGTTTAGATTCAATCGTAAACAAAATAAGATTTTCTTAGATATTGATTGGGGTAAAGATTTACAAGTTGGTCAATACGTTGTTGTGGAATGTTACCGCGCATTAAGACCAGACACAGTTACTTTGACCGGAACTTTGACTGGTACAACAAGTAGCAACACTATCACAGGAACAGCAACAATATTTGACCAAGAAGTTCTTGAAAATGACTTTATCACACTATCTGATGGTCAAGAAGTTCAGATTCGTACAATCAATTCTCCAACAAGTATTACCATTGCTAACAGTTTATCGGCAAATATTACCGCAAACACAGCAACAAAAGCTGGCGTTTCGGATGTTTGGAATGACAAGTTTTTGAAGACTTATGCTACAGCAAAAATTAAGTATCAATGGGGTACTAATCTTTCTAAGTTTGCGGGCATTCAAATGCCTGGTGGAGTAACACTAGATGGTCCAAGAATCATGCAAGAAGCACAAGCTGAGTTGGACAAACTAGAAGAAGAAATGTACACCATCAGCAGTATGCCTAGCGAAATCTTTGTGGGCTAAACATGCCAACGAATTTTTATTTTAATAATTTTCCATTACACCAAATAACTAGTGAGCAATTACTAGTAGAAGATTTGGTGATTGAAGCTATGCAAATACATGGCATGGATGTTTATTATCTACCACAGACTTCCAGAGACCAAGTAGACATGCTCTATGGTGAAGACACATTAAAAGAATTTCGTAGTGCTTATGGAATTGAAATGTATCTTGAGAATGTTAGCGGCATGGATGGTGAAGGCGATTTCATATCAAAGTTTGGCTTAGAGATTAGAGATGAAGTAACTTTGTTAATGTCCCGCAGAAGATTTGCATCTCTAGGAACATCTTTAGTTAGACCAAGAGAGGGTGATTTAATTTATATTCCTCTACTAAGAAATTTCTTTGAGATATCGTTTGTGGAACATGAAAACAATCAAGCGATGTTCTACACATTAGGTCGTGGTCGTGGTGGTAATGTTTATGTGTATGCATTGAAACTAAAACAATTTGTCTTTAGTGAAGAAATTATTTCTACTGGCGTTGATGAAATTGATGACCAGATATTTGATAGCTACAAACGTGCATCGTTGCCTATTGCAAATACTACAGTATTTCCGGCAGGAACTGGTTCTTTTGTTCCTGGCGAAATCATATATCAAGGTTCTTCATTAGCAACAGCAAACGCACAAGCTATTGTTCATTCTTATACTGCACATTCATCCGTCAGCATTATTCGTGTACAAGGATCTTTTGCTACTGGCAATGTTCGCGGCAACACAAGCAATGCTTTGAGAAGTGCCATAACTTACAATGATGATACGCAAGTTGGTAATAGCATCTTTGAAGATATCGCAGACAATGTTAGAATAGAAACTGAAGCCGATGGAATATTGGACTTCACGGAACATAATCCATTTGGTGAAGCCTGATGTTAAATAACTCACACTTTTATAATAGAACAATTCGTAAAGTAGTAGTTGCTTTTGGCACACTATTCAACGATTTGTTATTGGTAAGATACAATAAAGCTGGAACAATTGAGCATGAGAGAATGCGTGTTCCTCTTTCCTATGGCGCAAAAGAGAAATATGTTACCAGATTGATATCTGATCCAACACTAACAAAATCTATTGCAACATATGTGCCAAGAATTTCTTTTGATTTGGTTGGATTAGAATACGATTCATCCAGAAAATTCAATTCAATCAATAGAAACTTTTCTACAAATGCTTTGACGGGTGCAGTATCCGCACAGTACGCACCAATACCTTACAACTTTGAATTTGAGTTAGCTATCTATGTTAGAAACACAGAGGATGGTACACAAATTCTTGAGCAGATATTGCCATACTTCACACCAGACTTTACTGTGACTGTGGATTTAATACCTTCATTAGGTAGAAAATATGATATGCCAGTCATTCTTAATTCTGTGACACCACAAACAGAGTATGAAGGTGATATGTCTACGACTAGACTTATCATTTGGAACTTATCTTTTACTGTAAAAGGATATATTTTCCCACCAGTAAGCACCGTTGGTTTAATTGAACAGGCAAACACGAACATCTACACCGATTCAAGAAACACCCTATCGCAAAAAGTATATGTTGATTATGCTAATGGTTCTGGTGTTTTAGTTACAGGTGAAGTTGTTAGAAGTTCATCCAAAAACAAAACAGGGACTGTTGTGTACTTTGCAAATAATAGCGGAGGCACATTAGTAGTGTCAGACTTAAATGAATTACTTGAAGAAGATGATGTGATTGTTGGTGATTATTCTAATGCTACATATACAATAAATACCGTAGATTTGAATCCACTAAAAACAGTTTCAATTATAACTGTACCAGATCCAGTAACAGCAAATTCGGATGAAGATTTTGGATTCTCAGAAACGATTACAGAATTTCCAAGTACATTGACTTAAAATAGGAAGTCTAAATGACAAAAAAGTTTTCTCAATTAACCGCAATCTCTAATGTTGGAGACACACCAGGAAATGTTATATTTTCTATTTCCAACACGGCAAGCGGAACATCAAATACTATATCACTCATTTCATTACGCACATATCTTGATTCTACATTTGCAACAGATATCGCATCACAAGCAAACGTTGGCGCTGGTCTTATTACAGTAACCGCAGCCGGTCAAGCTAACGTTGGTGTTGAAGTGGCTGCAAGGTCAGCAAACGTTGGCGCAGGTAGAATTGCGGATGTTGCTTCTGGTCAAGCAAACGTTGGTGCTGGTATCATTACTGTAACTTCCGCATACCAAGCAAATACTGGTGCAGCCGCTTTAGCAGGTCAAGCAAACGTAGGCGCTGGACTATTAGCATATCAAACTACATCACAAGCAAACGTTGGTGTTGCTATTGCAGTCGGTCAAGCAAACGTAGGCGCTGGATTAATTACTACTAAAGCTAATTATGAAGCTAACGTCGGTGCAGCCGCTTTAGCAGGTCAAGCAAACGTTGGTGCAAGTGTTGTTATATTAACCAATAATCTTGGTAATGCATTCAATCAAGCTAACAGCGCATACACAGCGGCTAATACTGCATTGAACATTTCACAGAACATTAGAATTCAAGATTATACACTACAATTAACTGACCGCGGCGGGCACATCTATAGTACCAATACACAAGTTCAAACAATTACAATTCCTAATTCTGGTGTTGTTGCATGGCCTACTGGCACAGTAATTGATATCGTGTTGAATGGTACTGGTAGAATTAATGTTGCAACATCAAATGATGTTACTCTTTATGTTGCTAACAATTCAACAGTAAAAGGATATGCAAACGTTTACTCATATGGTTGGGCTACACTATTAAATGTTGGAGCAAATACTTGGTTCATCAAAGGGCAGGGCGTAGATTGAAAACTAATGAAAATCTATCCAACATCTTTGGAGTTCAACCACTCGCAGAAGACGAATCTTCTTTGATTGAAATTGTTCCAACAGATGTGGACTCAGACTTTGAATTTGCAAGAAACAACATTCGTGAGTTAGCCGAAAAAGGTAAAGTTGCTGTAGATAATATTCTTATGGTAGCAAAAGCAACGGATCATCCAAGAGCATATGAAGTTGCGGCCACATTAATTAAGAATATGTCTGACATTAATAAAGATTTGCTTGAGTTGCAGAAGAAGAAAAAAGAGTTGTCACCAGTTAAAGAACAGACTGTGGTGAATGTGGACAAAGCAGTATTCGTAGGCTCAACAAGAGATTTGATTAAACAAATTAAACAGGTAGGATAAAATGGAACAACTAATCCAACAACTAAAGGTAATCTTGGGCACCAATTTTGCTTTGTATCTAAAATCACATGGCTTTCATTGGAATATTGAGGGTGCTAATTTTCCACAGTATCATGGATTCCTTGATGAATTCTATAATGATGTTTGGGCACAAAACGATGTTATTGCTGAACACATTCGTCAGTTAGATTCATATGCGCCAGGTTCATTAGAAAGAATGTTGGAATTGGCTGACTTGGAAGAATCACAAAACATTCCTATGGCACTTGCTATGATGACAGAATTGAAACGTGATAATGATAGATTCATCATACATCTACGTGCGGGTATTGTAGCCGCTGAACAAGCAGATGAACCAGCAGTTGGTAACTTCTTGCAAGACTTGCTAGGCGCACATCAGAAAAAAGCATGGATGTTAAGAAGCATTATTAAGTAATGTCAATTGGTGGTTATTTAGGTAATCCAAAGTTAAAACGTTCTGGTGTACAAGTTGAGTACACCAATGACCAATTAATTGAGATTACTCGGTGCATTAAAGACCCAGTCTACTTCATTAAGAATTATGTAAAGATTGTTAACGTAGACTTGGGTCTCATTCCTTTTGATATGTGGAACTTTCAAGAGGAGATGGTTCGTGGTTTCCATAATAATCGCTTCTCTATTGCTAAGATGCCACGACAGGTTGGTAAAACAACCACCACAGCTGGTTATATGCTTTGGGCAGTTTTGTTTACAGATGACTACAAGATTGCGATTTTAGCGAACAAAGGCGACTTAGCCCGTGACATTCTTGGTCGTATCAAATACTCATATGAATATCTTCCATTGTGGATGCAACAAGGCATTATGGAATGGAACAAAGGAAACATCGTTCTTGAGAATGGTTCTGAGATTTCAGCTTACGCAACAAACGCATCTGGTGTTCGTGGAGGAACATACAATCTAGTATTCTTGGATGAGTTTGCTTTCGTTCCACAAAACATCGCAGCCGAATTCTTTACTTCCACTTATCCGGTAATCTCGTCTGGTAAAACTACAAAAGTTATTATCGTTTCAACGCCGCATGGATTGAATCAGTTCTATAAGATGTGGACTGATGCAGTAGAACAACGTTCATTGTATGTACCATTTGAAGTTCACTGGTCTATGGTGCCAGGAAGAGATGCCGCTTGGCGTGAAGAAACGATTAGGAACACCAGTGAAGAACAGTTCAGGCAAGAGTTTGAGACTGAGTTTATCGGTTCTTCAGCTACATTGATTCCTGGTGCTAAACTGAAGATGTTAGCGTTTAATAATCCAGTAGAAAAAGAAGAATACTTAGACATTTACGAAGCACCTAAGCCAGGTCATACTTACATGGCGATTGTAGATTGCGCTGAAGGTGTAGGCCTGGACTATTCCGTATGCTCAATTGTAGACGTTACCGAATTACCATACAAACATGTAGCCAAGTTTAGAGACAATAAACTGTCAGCGTTTATCTTTCCAACTTATGTTTACAACCTAGCTAATAGATATAATCGTGCTTGGATATTGGTAGAAACAAATAGTGTTGGACAACAAGTCGTTGATATTTTACATTATGATTTGGAGTATGAAAACATCTTCCGAATTGAAAGCCATGATATTAAAGGTCAGCACATTGCCAGCGGATTCAAGAAGGGTGCAGCCTATGGTGTCAAAACATCCAAGACAGTCAAAAAGATTGGTTGTTCCAACTTAAAAACTCTAATAGAAACTGACAAACTCATTACTACAGACTTTGACACCATTGCGGAGCTAAATACCTTTGTAAGAGATAAAGATTCTTATAAAGCCGAAGAGGGCAACAATGATGATATTGTAATGACTTTGGTGCTTTTTTCATGGTTGTCAGCACAAAGTTTCTTCAAAGAGATAACAAATTCCGATGTTAGACAAAGACTTTTAGAAGAAAGAAACATCCAAATGGAAGAAGAATTACTGCCGATAGGCATTTTGGATGACGGCTTAGAAGAAGAAAAACATTTTGATGGAGAAGACCTCTGGACTGTAACAAAACGCAGAGGATATCTTTCGTCAGCTTTATAAAAACATAAATAGATAATACGATTTAGTTCTATAATAATAAAAAGGAGAACACAAAATGGCTTTCCAATTATCACCAGGAGTTAATATCTCCGAAGTAGATTTGACAACAGTTGTTCCTTCTGTTGCAACTACGATTGGTGGTTTAGCCGGCGCTTTTACATGGGGTCCAGCTAATGAAATCACTATCATTAGCAACGAAACGCAACTTGTAGACAGATTCGGTAAACCAGACGCTAATACATTCCAGACATTCTTTACCGCTGCCAACTTCTTATCATATGGAAGCGACTTGAGAATTGTACGTGCTGTAGGAGCAGGCGCTAAAAATGCGACAGCAAATTCATCAGCTACAACTGTATTGATTGAAAACATAACAGATTACGAACAAAACCATTCATCAAATGGCACATCAGCTTTCCATGCTAAGTGGGCAGGCGCTATTGGCAATTCAATTCGTGTTGAAATGGCTGACAGTTCTTCATACTCTGGTTGGACTTCATACAAAGCTGAGTTTGATTCTGCACCAGCAACTTCAACATACGCTTCTCAGCGTGGTTCTTCAAATGATGAATTACACGTTATTGTTGTTGACGTAACAGGTAGAATTTCTGGTACTGCAAATACAGTTCTTGAAAAATGGGGTTACGTTTCTAAAGCAAGCGATGCTAAGAATTCAGATGGCTCAAGTAACTACATTAAAGATGTTATCAATTCTAGATCCAAATACATTTGGTGGGCTGGTAATTTAGCCGCAAACTGGGGTACAGCCGCAACTGGTGCAGTTTCATATACTACAGTAGCAACAGCATATGCTTCAACTTTAACTGGTGGTATTGATGATACTCCTGTAGCAGCCAATACAAATACCGCGTATGCTAAGTTTGCGAATCCTGATGCAGTAGATGTTTCTCTATTGATGGCAGGTGCTACAAGCGGCACAACAGTACCAAACTATTTGATTGCTCTTGCTGAGACACGTAAAGATTGTATGGTATTTGTTTCACCAGAACAAGATGATGTTGTAAACAATTCTGGCTCAGAATCTACAACAGTAATTACTACCGCAGGTACATATACCAAGTCTTCATACGCAGTTATGGATTCTGGCTACAAGTATCAATACGACAAATACAATGACGTATATCGTTGGGTACCATTGAACGGCGATATCGCTGGTCTTTGTGTTCGTACAGATAATGAACGTGATCCATGGTTCTCACCAGCTGGACTAAATCGTGGCGTTATCAAGAACGTTGTTAAACTTGCTTGGAACCCAACCAAAGCTGAACGTGATGAATTGTACAAAGCTGGTGTAAATTCAGTTGTTACATTCCCAGGCGAAGGCACAATACTATACGGTGACAAAACTCTATTGAATCGTCCAAGTGCGTTTGATAGAATCAATGTTCGCCGCTTGTTTATCGTTCTAGAAAAGTCTATTGCTAAAGCAGCCCGTTCTTCATTGTTCGAATTCAATGATGAATTTACAAGAGCCGCTTTTGTTAATATTGTAGAACCATTCTTGCGTGATGTACAAGGTCGCCGCGGCATCTATGATTACCGTGTTGTTGCTGATACCACAAATAACACAGCAGAAGTTATTGACCAAAATCAATTTGTTGGCGATATTTACATCAAACCCGCTCGTTCTATCAACTTCATTCAATTGAATTTCACCGCTGTTCGCACTGGTGTAGCATTTGAAGAAATTGTTGGAAGAGTTTAATAAATAGAGAGATAGGAGAAACTTAAATGGCATTTAACATTAACGAATTCCGCTCTCAGATGCAGGGAGATGGAGCACGCCCAAATTTATTTGAGGTAACGCTTCCATTCCCAGCATTCTCATTGCCAGGAAATGCACAAACTAAATTAAGTTTTATGTGCAAGACTGCTCAACTACCTGGTTCAACACTAGGTACTGTACCAGTTCAATACTTTGGTCGTGAATTAAAATTTGCGGGAAATAGAACCTTTCAAGATTGGTCTATTACAATTATCAATGACGAAGATTTTGTCATTCGTAATGCATTTGAACGTTGGATGAATGGCATTAATAGCCATAATTTGAACGTTCGTAATCCAGCAGCCGCTTCCCAACTAGGCTATAGCGTAGATGGTGAAGTTCGTCAGTATGGTAAAGCTGGTTCCATTTTGAAGAAGTACAAATTCATTGGTGTATTCCCAACTGACCTTTCAACAATTGATGTTGATTGGAGTTCCAATGATACAATTGAAGAATTTACTGTAAATCTTACCTATCAATGGTGGGAATCAGTAGAGGACCTAGTAGTCTAAGTAAGGGGGGAGCCCAGGCTCTCCTCTTTTTTATAATGTAAAGGAAAATCAAAGTGGCTATAAAACTATTCGGCTTCACACTCGGTGAAAAAGATATTGTTCAGAAAGAAAAACCTGAACAGGCTTCGTTCGCCCTTCCGACGGAAGCATTGGACGATGGCGCCGTTACGATTACACAAAATGCCCACTATGGTACATATGTTGACTTAGAAGGTGCAGTTCGGAATGAATTAGAATTAATTACCCGCTATCGTGAAATGTCCAATCACCCAGAGTGTGATATGGCAATTACTGAGATTGTAGATGAAGCAATCAGTCACGATGATAAAGGTAAAGTTGTTGATATTGTTCTTGATGAATTAAAACAACCAGAGACAATCAAGAAAAAAATTAGAGAAGAATTTGATAACGTATTATCAATGTTAAACTTCTCAAACTTAGCAGATGATATCTTCCGTCGTTGGTACATTGATGGAAGAATTTATTTTCATATCATTGTAAACGAAAAGAATCCTAAAGAAGGCATTCAAGAATTGCGATATATTGATCCACGCAAGATTCGTAAAGTACGTGAGGTACAAAAAGGTCGTGACTTAAAGACTGGCGCAGATGTTATTAAGTCTATGGCGGAATACTATGTCTACAATGACAAAGGTACTACAGCACAAAATTATACAGCAAGCGTTAATTCTGGATTAAGAATTGCACCAGATGCAGTTGTTAATGTGAATTCTGGAATGATGGATGCAAAGAATACATTCGTTATTTCATATCTACACAAAGCAATCAAGCCACTCAATCAATTACGTATGATTGAAGATGCGATTGTTATCTATCGTGTTTCAAGAGCACCAGAACGTAGAGTATTTTACATTGACGTAGGTAATTTACCAAAAGGTAAAGCTGAACAATACTTGCGTGATGTTATGGTTAAGTATAAGAACAAAGTTGTTTATGATGCTAACACTGGTGAATTGCGTGATGACCGCAAACACATGTCCATGCTTGAAGACTTCTGGTTACCACGCCGTGAAGGTGGTAAAGGTACAGAGATTACTACATTACCAGCTGGTCAAAATCTTGGTCAAATGGAAGATGTACAATACTTCCAAAAGAAACTATTGCAATCATTGAATGTTCCATACTCAAGACTGGAACCACAAGGCGGTGGTATGGTCGGTCTTGGTAGAACAACAGAAGTTACCCGTGATGAATTAAAGTTTAATAAGTTTGTTGTTAAGCTACGCAACAAGTTTTCTCAGGTGTTTGACCATGCTCTTAAGATACAACTATCATTAAAAGGTATTTGTTCACAAGAAGAATGGGAAGAATTTAGAGAAGATATTTTCTATGATTATATAAAAGATAATAACTTTACAGAGTTACGTGATGCTGAATTACTGCAACAAAGATTACAAGCACTTGGACAAATTGATCCATATGTTGGTCGTTACTACTCACAAGAGTGGGTAAAGAAAAATGTTCTTCATTTGACAGATGACCAAATGGAAGAAATGCAAAAGCAAATTGATTCTGAGCCTGAGCCACAACCACTTGGACCAGATGGTCGCCCAATGCAACAAGATATGCAACAACAAGACCAAGCTACACCAGAACAATTTCCACCAGAAGATAACGTGACAGAAAATGGCTCTGCTGAATCTCCAACACCAGAATTAGATAGTGTGGTAAAGAGATTTGGAAGAGTAATAAATAGGTAATAAAGGAGTAATTATGGACACAAGACAATTTATAGATTTGCTTGGCGCTGGTCAAAGTGCCGAAGCTAAGAGTGCTTTAGAAGAATTGATTTCTGCAAAAGCATTTGAGGCACTAGATGCAAAGAAACAAGAAATTGGTTCAACACTATTCAATGGTAAAGAACAAGAAGTTGCTGTTGAAGTAGAAACACAAGAAGAACAATGAAATCTTTACAAGAATTTAAAACTGTCATTGAAGAAGAAAAACAAGACTTCACTAAGTTTGATGCGCTAGTTCGTGCAGGCTTGGCTAACAAAGCACAACTTCAAAGATTACATCAAATTCTTGGCAAAATGTCTGAGGAGAAACCAAACTTTTCTCCAGCAGACCGTGCTATTATACAAAACATGTTTACCAAAATGGTAGATATGATTACCAATAATCCACAGATGTATCGTACTGCACGTAAGGCAGTATCAGAAGGCGTATTAGATACAGCAGATTTCAAACTTGATGTTACTGGTAGAAAAGTAAAAGCACACAGAGTTAAAGTTGGTGATGCTATGAATACATTACCAGCAGATAACATTAAAGAAGAAATAGAAATGATTGGTGAGGATCTTCGGAATGAGCCACCATTTGTTTTGCTTCTAAAGAGAACCGCAGTACGTTTGTATCCTGGTAATGTTAGAGTTGCAACATACCATAATCAAAAGTTGAATAGAGATTTTGCTATTCCGTTTTCAATAACAGGCACTGGTGATATTCAATCTGAAGAAGTTAGCAATGACGAATTCAAAGACCAGATTAAAAAAACACAAGACAAGTCAACTGGTAAAGTAAAAGCCGATGTAGCTAAAGGCGCAGTTCAATCGGTATCAATTGACGAAGCAGTTATGGATATACTTCACAAGATTGTGGCAGGTAAGTCTGCACAGTCGGTAAAGTTTGCCACTGGCGAAACTCGTAAAGTTGACCATTATACAGCATCAGCTTTGACACAAGTTCATAAAGCATTGAATGATGATAATAAAAAGAAGTTTGCTGATATGGTACATAAATCACCAGCACATTTTTCAAAAGCGTCTGAGTTTGCTTTCAGCAAAGTTAAATGAAACTAGTTGATTTAATCTTTGAAGGTAAACTTGTAGAAGCGAAAGAAGAACTTTTTACTCGCTTGAATGAAGTTGCATCTAAAAGATTAGAAGAAATAAAACGTACCGTTGCGGCAGATATATATGAAGAAGTTGAAGTGCTTGATGAAGCAAACATTCAACGTATGGGCAGAATCCAAAAGATTCGCCGTAGAATTAGACGCAACGCAAAGGGAAGAATTATTGTTCAACGTAACGTAAGACGTTCAGCAATTAAAGGTTTTAGAATTTCTGGTAATACTGTTAAGAGAATTCCTGCAATGGCAAGAATTCAAAAAGCTAGAAAGTTAAAGAGATATTGGAAAACTAAAGGTAGAGCAAAGTTGAATAGAACATTACTAAAAAGAAAAATGTCTTTGCGCCGCCGCACCTCAATGGGAATAAAATAAAATGGCATTTGAAATACTAAACGCAGCCCGTTCAAAATCAACAATTCGTGTCGTTGGTGCAAGTGCCAATGTCCGTATTAATTTGAACCAGCTTTCAACTAATACTCAGAATGAGATTATTACATCTGCGGCAATCAATCAGTTTCACTGGTCAACATCTGGTGTGATTGAAGTTTATCGTGGTAATGATGCAACTGGAACATTGGTATTGCAAACATTTGGCGAAGGTTCATTGCCACTTTCTGCATTTGATATTTCTGTTGCAAACACGGCAACAGCAAACCTTTATATCGTTAATACGGGAGCAGGTACTGCAATTATTGGATTGACAAAGCAAGCAACTTATGTAAGAGAACCAGATACAGGATTCCTAGTATGAAACTAATTACAGAAACAATTGAAGACGTTCAGTATATTACTGAAACAAAAGAAAACGGAAAGAAAAACCTTTACATTGAAGGTGTCTTTCTAGTTGGAGAACAAGCCAATAAGAATCGTAGAATGTACAAGATGGATACACTACGAGAAGAAGTTGGCCGATACAATCAAGAATACATTGCAACTAATCGTGCATTGGGCGAATTAGGTCATCCAGATACACCAACATTAAATCTTGAACGTGTATCCCACAAAATCATCTCTCTCAAAGAGAATGGTAATGTATTCATTGGTAAAGCACAAATTCTTGAAACACCTTACGGTAACATTGTGAAGAATTTTATTGATTCTGGAGTAAGTCTAGGTGTTTCCTCAAGAGGTATGGGTTCTTTGATTCCTGGTGAAGACGGAATTAATATTGTCGGCAACGACTTTCGTTTGGCTACGGCCGCAGATATTGTTGCTGATCCGTCAGCACCAGGTGCATTCGTAAACGGCATCATGGAAAACAAAGAATGGTTATTTGTTGAAGGACGTTTTGTTGAAGTCGATATCGACAGAACAAAACAAGCAATTCAAAGAGCCCCAAGAAAAGATGTTGAAAAAGTGGCTATTCGCCTCTTTGAAAATTTTCTATCAAAACTTTAATTATTATAAATAAATATACACAAAAGGAGATTCCTAATGGCTACAAATAAACTTTTTGAGGCGGCTGCTGAGATTCTTGCATCAGGCAAGGGTAAGAATGCTATGCCTCCAGAAAAGCTACCTGGCGAACAAGTTGATGCTGGTGGACCAACCCCACAAAATGCAAAACAAGACGATGACTCGCACAAAATTACTCCCGCATCAAAGAGTGCTACAGCACCTGCGACTAAGCCTTCTGCGGCTTCTGCTAAACAAGAAGAAGTAGAAGTTGAGGGCGAAGTTGTTTCAGAGGAACAAGTTGAAGAAGTTGAACTAAATCTTTCCGAAGATATCAACGCCTTGTTTGCTGATGACAACACAATCTCAGAAGAATTCAAACAAAAAGTTACCACAATTTTTGAAGCCCGTGTCCTTGACCGCGTTAAACAAATTGAGGAAGAAACTGAATCTCGCTACGCATCTATGCTAGAAGAAGCAGTTGAAGCAGTTAAAGAAGACTTGACCGAAAAAGTAAATGACTATATTGCTTATGTGGTTGAGCAGTGGATGGCAGACAATGAAATTGCAATCGAAAAAGGCATTCGTGCTGAATTGACAGAAGATTTCATCTCTGGTCTACGTAATCTATTTGCAGAACACTACATTGATGTTCCTGCTGAAAAAGTTGACCTCGTTGACGAAATGGCTACCAAGATTGATGAATTGGAAGGCAAGTTAAACGAGGAAGTTGAGCGTTCAGTACAGTATCGTAAAGAACTAGTTGAGGCTCACAAAGTAGAAGTTACCCGTGAAGTATGTGAAGGTTTGACCGACACTCAAGTTGAAAAAATTAAAGCACTTGCAGAGAGTGTAGAGTTCTCCACAGAGGAAGAATACAAACAAAAACTTGAGACAATTCGTGAAAATTATTTCCCTTCTGGTGTAAAGAAGGCTGATGAAGCCCAACTTCACGAACAAGTGTCTGACGATGTTGATACCAAGAAACAACAAGTTTCTAGCGATGCATTCGTTAACTCTATTGTTCAATCAATTTCAAAAACAACCCGATTCTAATATAAACCAAGGAGAACTCTAAATGTATCTTTCCGAAGACCTACAAAAAAAATGGGCGCCTGTTCTAGAACACGCTGACCTACCAAAAATTACTGACCCATACAAACGTGCTGTTACAGCATTGGTACTTGAGAACCAAGTACAAGCTATGGCTAAAGAAGCTGGCATTCTTAACGAAGCCGCACCAACCAACTCAGCTGGTACTGGTGGTTTCGGTACTGGCGCAACCGCAACTGGACCAGTTGCTGGTTTTGACCCAATCCTTATCAGCTTGGTTCGCCGTTCACTACCTAACCTAATCGCTTATGATATCTGCGGTGTTCAGCCTATGACTGGCCCAACAGGCATGATTTTCGCAATGCGTTCTATGTACGGTACTGACCGTGTGCCTTCAACTGGTACCGAAGCATTCTTCAACGAAGCTAATACGACTTTCTCTGCACCAGGCGGTTCGCTTGCACAGCAAAGTTTTGGTATGAAGTCTTCTACATCTGACCGTCCATATGGCGTGTTTGATGCTAATACTTCTACCGGTCTTGCTACAGCATCTGGTGAAGGTGACGCACTTGCTGAAATGGGCTTCTCAATCGAGAAAGTTACCGTTACAGCTAAGACCCGTCAATTGAAAGCTGAATACTCAATGGAATTGGCACAAGACTTGAAAGCAGTTCATGGTCTTGACGCTGAAACCGAATTGAGCAACATTCTTTCTTCTGAGATTCTTGCTGAAATCAACCGTGAAGTTCTACGTACAATCTATACAGTTGCTAAAGTTGGCTGTAAAGTTGGTACAACCACAGTTGGTACTTTTGACCTTGACACCGATTCTAACGGTCGTTGGATGGTTGAAAAAGTTAAAGGCTTGGCATTCCAATTGGAACGTGAAGCTAACACCATTGCTAAGACAACCCGTCGTGGTAAAGGTAACGTGATGATTTGTTCTTCTGATGTTGCTTCTGCTCTTGCAATGGCTGGCATCCTAGACTATTCATCAGCACTACAAGGTCAAGTTAACCTAACAGTTGACGATACCGGTAACACCTTTGCTGGTACATTGTTTGGCCGTATCAAAGTGTATATTGATCCATATTTCGGCGCTAACTCTACTTCTGAGTTCGCAGTTATGGGCTTCAAAGGTTCTAACGCTTATGATGCTGGTCTATTCTACTGCCCATACGTTCCTCTACAAATGGTTCGTGCAGTTGATACCACAACCTTCCAGCCAAAAATTGGCTTCAAGACCCGTTACGGTCTAGTTGCTAACCCATTTGCAGAAGGCACAACCCAAGGTTCTGGTGGTTTGAACGTAGGTGCAAACTTCTATTACAGAGGATTTAAAATCACGAATATAATGTGATTATAACCCCACATTAAGATGGGGATTTACAGAGGGAACTTAGGTTCCCTCTTTTTGTTTATGTTTTACATAAAGTTATTAAATTATAAATAAGAATATGATTAAACACAAACATCATATCATACCGAGACATGCGGGTGGAACCAACCATCCATCAAATCTAATTGAATTGACTATAGAAGAACATGCAGAGGCACACAGAATCTTGTATGAAGAATATGGTAGAAACGAAGATAAGTGGGCATGGTTAGGTTTGTCTGGTCAAATAGGTAAAGATGAAATATTAAGGCAAATTGCTATGGCACAAAAAGGTGTAAAGAAACCAGAAGGATTTGGTGAAAAGATTAGTGCATTCAGAAAGACATTTAAGTATTCAGAAGAATCTAAAAAGAAAATGAGTGATGCTAAAATAGGTAAATCTATTTCAGCGGAACAAAAAGAAAAAATAAGACAATCAAATATAGGTAAAAAACAAACTGATTATCAAAAACAAAGAGCCTCAGAAACAAGACAAAAAAAATATATGTTGACTAATCCAGATGGTGAATCATTTGAAGTATTGAATTTATCAAAATTTTGTAGGGAAAACGGATTCAACCAAGCAAATATGTGTATGTCAAGGATTAAAGGATGGACTTGTAAAAAGATTATATAAATATACGTATGGCAACTACACCAACATCTAGCACTCCACTAAATCAGAATTTTTTACACCCAAATAAGTTTCAATTAACTTTTTCACGGGTGCCAAACATTCAATATTTCTGTCAAGCGGTATCAGTACCAGGCATATCTATGGGAGAAGTACCAGTATCTACACCATTCGTAGAAAAGTATTCTCCTGGTGAAAAAGCAATTTATGATATGCTCAATGTTACATTTGCTATTGACGAAGAAATGCGTTCATGGATTGAGATACACGATTGGATTCGTGCTATGACATTCCCAGAAGACTTTGAACAATACAGAGAATTGCCTAGATTATCTAAAAATTTTGGTAATCCAAAGACGCCACAATTTTCTGACGCAACACTTACCATATACTCATCTGCATTTACACCACTTTACAGATTTAAGTTTGTAGATGTATTTCCAACATCACTGGCATCTTTCATGTTAGCATCACAAGATACACCAGAAAATATTCTAACATCTGATGCATCTTTCAGATATACCTACTACACTATTGACAAAATGTTTTAATTGATGTATACTCCTACAAGGAGGAATTGTAATGACTAAACTTGAAGAATTGATGAATGAATGGGCTAAAGATTCCCAGATTGATAGAACTGAGCCAGGTAAAGCACTAATTGATATACCACAGCTTCATAGCAAGTATCTGAACATTCTATCACGCCACAAGTTGCTTTGTAAAGAAGCTGACTTCAAATATTCCCGGATGAAGAAAATTAAATGGGAATACTATACTGGTAAGATGGGCGATGATGATTTGCAGAAGTATGGCTGGGCACCATTTCCATTCACAATCAAGTCTGAAATTACCACATACATGGAAGCAGATGAGGACTTGAATAAATTCATAGCATCTAGAATGATACATGAAGAAATCGTTAATTGCTGTGAGTTGATTTTGAAAGAACTACATAGTAGAACATTTCAACTTAAATCATTTATTGATTGGGAACGGTTCGTTCAAGGTGTCTGATTTAATTATTAGTAAAGTGAACGAGGCTTATATAAAACTAGAGTGTGAGAAAAGCCTCGCTCAAGAAATATCTGACCATTTCACATTTCATGTGCCGGGTTATCAATTTACTCCAGCGTACAAGAATAGATTGTGGGATGGTAAGATACGTCTTCTTGATTTAAGAACATACTGCATGTACTATGGTTTGATACCATACATACAAAAGTTTTGTGATGATAGAAATTACAAGATATATTATTACCCAGAAGTTAACTTAACCAACAACTTCTCAATTAAAGAAGCAGAACAATTTGTTTCTACATTAAATTTACCTATTGTTCCAAGAGATTATCAACTATCATCTTTTGTTCATGCAATAAGAAACAAACGTTCATTGCTTCTTTCACCAACTGCATCGGGCAAATCTCTTATTCTTTATTTGATTCTACGCAAGATTCAAGATGAAGACCACAAGAAAGGTTTGTTGATTGTACCAACAACATCTTTGGTAGAACAGATGTACTCAGATTTCAAATCATACGGATATGATTCGGAAACAAACTGCCATAAACAATACGCAGGTAAAGATAAAAACACAGACAAGTTTTTAACCATCACAACTTGGCAATCTATCTACAATCGTGAACCAGAATACTTTGAACAATTTGATTTTGTTCTTGGTGATGAAGCACATCAATTCAAAGCTAAATCATTAGCTACAATTATGGGTGGTCTTACAGAAGCCAAGTATCGTATAGGTTGTACTGGTACACTTGATGGTACACAAACACACAAACTTGTACTTGAAGGTTTGTTTGGTGCTGTGTTGAAAGTAATAACTACCAAAGAATTGATTGACAACAAACAACTTGCAGATTTCAAAATAAAATGTCTGATACTCAAATATCCAGAAGAAGTATGTAAGCAAGCTAGGTCTTGGGACTATCAATCCGAGATAGAATACATAGTTATGAATGCACAAAGAAATGCATTCATTAAAAATTTAGTTTTGTCATTAAAAGGAAACTCTCTAGTTCTCTTTCAATTGGTTGAGAAACACGGTAAAGAATTGTTTAAGTTGATAGACGCTGAAAAGGGAAATCGTAAAGTATTTTTTGTTTACGGAGATACAGATGTTGAAGTCAGAGAATCAATTCGTGCTATTACAGAAGAAGAAAATGATGCTATTATTGTGGCATCTTATGGCACTTTTAGTACTGGCGTTAACATTCGCAACCTACACAACGTCATCTTTGCTTCTCCATCTAAATCTCGCATTCGCAATTTGCAGTCCATTGGTCGTGGATTACGAAAGGGCGACAACAAAGAATCAGCAGTCTTATTTGACATTTCAGACGATTTTAGAATAGGCAAGTTTACCAATTTTACCTTGAAACATTTTGTGGAACGTGTTAAAATATATGAAGATGAGAAGTTCACTTACAAGTTTTACAACATAGAGTTAAAAAATGCATAACGAAATAAAAATTCTAAGATTACAAGATGGCGAAGATATTATAGCCTCGTATCATATAGATGAAAGCAAAATGGTGGTGATGAATAATCCTATGACTTTGTTCTTTAAGAGAATCAGTTCTGGCAAGTCTATGGTTATGATGGCACCATGGTTGCCTTTAGAATTGATTGGTGAGAATACAGCTAGAGTATATGAGACTAGCGTTCTTACGATGATTGAGCCTAAGAAGTCGCTCGTTGATTACTACCTGAGTGCTGTTGAAGAATCTAATGAATTGATTCAGATGAGTGCAGACGCTATTGATGAAGCGTTGCTTAATGAGTGTGATGATGATTATGATGAAGACGATGCTGAGTTTGAGCAAGTTCAAGAGTCAATTAAAGAAACCAAGAAGAACTTATTACATTAATTGCAGACCCCACAGGGTGTATTGTACGCACGACACTGGCGGTTGTCAAGTGTTATTTTAGGAAATAATGATGAAAGAGAAACACTACGTTAACAATGCCGATTTTTTGAAGGCATTGATAGACTATAAAACTGCATGTGATGCAGCCAAAGCAGAAAGTAAGGATGATCCTATAGTACCAAACTATATCGGTGAATGTTTCCTAAAAATTGCTAACCATTTATCACGCAAACCAAACTTCATATCGTATTCTTTCCGAGAAGAAATGGTATGCGATGGTATTGAGAATTGCATAATGTATTTTCGGAACTTTGATCCAACAAAGTCTTCCAATCCATTCGCATATTTTACCCAAATCATATACTTTGCTTTTCTAAGGCGCATTCAAAAAGAAAAGAAACAACTCTATGTAAAGTATAAAGCTACTGAACAGTTTGGACTTCTTGATGAAGGCGAAATGTATGAAGATGTGGATGGTAACATGAAACAATTTGTTTTGTATGACAATCTTTCCGAATTCATTCAAACATTTGAAGCAAAGAAAAACGAAAAGAAGAAAACAAAACTAAAAGTACTTGATAAATTCCTAGAAGAAGATATCATAGACGAACAATTACCTGACAAAAATTAATTTATGGAGTATAATGATGCTAGTATTGCCTGATAATATGATTGGTAAGCCTGTTGGTTTTACTTGTTCCACTTTTGATTTGCTACATGCTGGTCACATTCTGATGTTAGCCGAAGCAAAATCAATCTGTGATTACCTAATTGTTGCGTTGCAGATGGATCCATCAATTGATAGACCAGAATCTAAAAACAAACCAGTTCAGTCTATTGTTGAACGATATGTCCAACTTTCCGCTGTTAAATTTGTAGATGAAATTATTGTGTACCAGACAGAGAAAGATTTGGAAGATATGTTGATGTTCTTGCCAATTACAATACGAATTATTGGTGAAGAATACAAAGACAAAGATTTTACTGGTAAACAAATTTGTGAAGATAGAGCAATTAAAATTTTCTACAACCAACGCAGACATAGTTTTTCAACAACCGAATTACGTAAGAGAGTGGCTAATAAAAGTACACTATGAAGATTGCTTTAATTAATGATACACATGCTGGCGCACGTGGTGATAGTTTATTGTTCAATGAGTTCTTTTTTAAATTCTGGGAAGGTACATTCTTTCCATACCTAAAAGAGAATAACATAACTCAGATTGTGCATCTTGGTGATGTAGTTGATAGACGCAAATTTATCAACTACGTCATTTTGAATTCTTGGCGTAAACGATTCTTTGATGTGCTTGAAAAAGAAAACATCAAGATGGATATCATCGTTGGTAACCATGATGTGACATACAAGAACACAAACGAAATTAATGCTATGCATGAATTGTTTGATAGGTATGATAACATCAATGTGTTTATTGATCCTGTTGAAAGAACTTATGATAGTCTTCCAATCGCATTGGTACCATGGATCAATTCATCCAACTACGAAAATTCACTTCAGTTTTTGCGTGATACAAAATCGGAAATTGTTTTTGGGCACTTTGAGATTTCTGGTTTTGAGATGGACAGAGGTAATGTTTGTCATGCTGGACTAGATAAGAAAATCTTTGACAGATTTGATATGGTTCTATCTGGACACTTTCATCACAAGTCTTCGGATGGTACAATTCATTATCTTGGTAATCAATACGAAATTACCTGGACAGATTACAATGATCCGAGAGGCTTTCATATCTTTGATACCGAGACAAGAGAGTTGACATTCGTTTCAAATCCGTGTAGAATGTTCTACAAGATTAGCTATGATGATGAATCACAATCGTTTGAGTACTGGAAAGCATATGAATTCTCGGTACACAAAGACACTTATGTTAAAGTGGTTGTGGTAAACAAAACAAATGCTTATCTTTTTGATTATGTGCTTGAGCAATTAAACAAAGCTGGTGTATCCGATGTGGCTGTGGTAGAAGATTTTTCTGATACCACAATAGATGATGACCAAGAACTAGTTGACCAAGCGGAAGATACCATGACTATTCTTTCCAAGTATATTGATGGGTTGACACTTGATGTAGATTCTGATAAACTAAAGAATCTAATGCGTGAGTTATATGTTGAATCTTTGAATGTTGAAGTGACTGAATGATTTTTTTCAAAGCGATAAAATTTAAGAACTTTCTATCCACTGGTAATTACTTCACAGAAATTAATCTGTGTAATAGTACCAACACACTGGTAGTAGGAACAAACGGCGCCGGTAAGTCTACCTTGCTTGATGCGCTGTGCTTTGTTTTGTTTGGAAAACCATTTCGTTCTATCAATAAACCACAACTGGTAAACTCAATCAATCAAAAAGATTGTGTGGTTGAATGTGAGTTTAGTATCGGAAGCAAGAATTTTAAGATTGTTCGTGGTATCAAACCAAACATCTTTCAAATTTATGTTGATGGTGAAATGTTGAATCAAGATGCGGCTGTAAAAGACTACCAAGAACACCTAGAGAAATTTATTCTCAAACTTAATTATAAGTCTTTCACACAGATTGTCATTCTCGGTTCAGCATCTTTTGTGCCATTCATGCAACTATCTGCGGCTGACCGCAGAGCAATCATTGAAGATTTGCTGGACATTCAAATCTTTTCTACCATGAATAGTTTGTTGAAAGATAAACACTCAATCAATAAAGAAACTGTTCAGAGTAACAAGCATGAATTAGACTTGTGTTCCAATCAACACAAATTGGTAGAAGAACATACAGAAAAAATCAAAAAGACTACCGATGAATTGATTGTAAGCAAAGAGTTGGAAGTAGCGAATGTTTGGCTTGAGATTGATTTGGTGCAAACCGAAATTCAATCAATGAACACACAAATTGTAGAGTTGCAAAAAGCAATAGAAGACAAAACTGTGGTGAATGACAAACTCAAAAAATTGAACCAGTTTGAAACTCAGATTGAAACCAATCTGTCCAAGTATCGTAAAGACATAAACTTTTTCCTAAATAACGATGACTGCCCAACATGCAGACAAAGTATCCAACTAGAGTTTAAAGATAATCAAGTAAAAGATTTGAATGATAAAGCTGAAAAGTGTACACATGGTTTGTCCAAACTAGAAGCTGACATTCTAGCACAACAAAACAGATTGAATGAGATTACCAAAATTTCTAGTGAGATTCAAGTCAAGCAAGTTGCTGTTGCATCCAATAACTCCACTATTGTGGAATTAAATAAGTACATAGGTAAATTGCAAAAAGAGATAGGAGTATTGTCATCATCCAAGGAAGACTTGTCCTCGGAGACCAATAAACTTCTCGCATTGAAAACACAATTAGAGCAACTAGAATCCAAAAAGAAATTGTTAATAGAAGAAAAAACATATCTTGAAGCCGCCTCTCTGTTGTTAAAAGATACTGGTATCAAAACAAAAATTATTAAACAGTATTTGCCTATCATAAACAAGTTGGTAAATAAGTATCTAGCATCGCTGGATTTCTTTGTCAATTTCAATCTTGATGAATCGTTCAAAGAAACAATCAAGTCACGCCATCGTGATGAATTTAGTTATGCATCGTTTAGTGAAGGTGAGAAACAGAGAATTGATATGGCACTTATGTTGACATGGAGAGCAGTAGCAAAACTTAAGAATTCTACCAATACTAATTTGTTAATTTTGGATGAAGTGTTTGATAGTAGCCTAGATAATAATGGAACTGAGTACTTGATGACAATTCTACAGATGCTTGAAGATGTTAATCTATTTGTGATATCACACAAGGGTGACATACTGCAAGATAAGTTCCGAAACTTAATTCGGTTTGAGAAGGTAAATAATTTTTCAAGGATAGTAAAATGAATGATAATGATATTTTAGTTATTGATACTGGAGCAAAAGCTCCAACCAAAGTTGTAGAAGAACAGATTCTTCCACTGTCTATTTTAACAGAAGGTAATCCAATTCTAAAAACACCAGTTGAAGAATTTGATATGTCGCAAGTCATGCAACCAGAAATTCAAAAATTTATTAAGCAGTTGAAGTTGACAATGAAAACCTACAATGGTGTTGGACTGTCAGCGAATCAATGTGGTTTTAAGTTTAGAATGTTTGTTATTGGTACAGACCAATTTCAGATGACTTGTATCAATCCAAGAATTATTGATGTTGATGGTGAACCAAAACTAATGCGTGAAGGTTGCTTGTCATATCCAGCGTTGTTTGTTGGCGTACCTAGATATGAAGGTATTCTTGTACATTACTATGATGAATACTCACAGCCAAAAGAATTGTGGTTGCGTGGTATTACCGCACAATGTTTCCAACATGAATTGGAACATCTTGATGGTAAAGTATTTCTTGAAAGAGTTAAGCCTCTTGCTATGCAGATGGCAAGAAAACGTCAAACTAAATTGATTAAGAAGATTGTAAGGAAATCAAAATGAGCGATATAAAAGTTCAAGAAACAACTGAGTATGAGAGTTGTCTTGATTTTGAGAGTGATGATATCAATGATGTTTCTAAATTTATGGATGGTGAAGAAACACAAGAAGAAAAACTTCCTATAGTTGAAGTTGATGATTCGTTGCTTACCAGAGACCAATTCTTCAAGAAGTATTGGAAAGGTATGCCGACTTTTGACCAGAATGATAATCCACCTTGGAAACAACTTTATGTTAACTTCCGAAATGAAGAAGATTATCTAGCATTTGCTAAGTTGATTGACCAAGCACTATCAGATAAGAGTAAAAGTATTTGGTATCCAAAACTTGACGTAGAAGAAAACTCATTGAATCGTTGGATTGTAGAATGATTAACCCTAAGTATCCAGTTTATATTATCTCTAAAGGTCGGCATGAATCCATGTTGACTTCTCGGTCACTCGCTCGTATGAAAGTTCCTCATTACATTGCAATTGAACCACAAGACCTAGACAACTATGAGAAAGCATTGGATGAATTTAAGATTCGCCCATATGTTACATTGCTAGTTGCGCCATTCAGTAATCATGGCGATGGTCCTGGTCGTGCTAGAAATTGGTGTTGGGATCATGCGATTGAAATTGGTGCAGAAAAGCATTGGGTACTAGATGATAACATTTCTGATTTCTACCGTTTGAATCAGAACAAACGATACCGTGTAGAATCTGGTGCTATCTTCCGAGCCGCAGAAGATTTTGTTGACCGCTTTGAGAATGTGCCAATCTCTGGCTTTCAGTATCGTTTCTTCATTGCACCAAATTCAAAGTATCCTCCTTTCGTAACTAACACACGAATCTATTCTTGTTTGCTTATCTCTAATGATTGCAAACATCGTTGGCGTGGTAGGTACAATGAAGATACTGATATCTGTCTCCGCGTATTGAAAGATGGTGATTGCACTATTCAATTCAATGCATTCTTGCAAGGTAAAGCGGCTACACAAACAGTTAAGGGTGGTAACACCGAAGAATTCTATCATAAAGAATTTGCTGACCAAGACGAAAACTTTAAGAAGACTGGTTACAACAGTAGTGGCACAATCAATAAGTCTCAGATGCTTGCAGATATGCATCCAGATGTTGCAAGAGTTGTTTGGCGTTATGGTCGTTGGCATCATTATGTTGACTATAATCCATTCAAGGTAAACAAACTGCGAATGAAAGCTGATGCTGTAATTCCAGAAGGCAACAACGAATATGGAATGAAGTTGATTCGTAATTGGAAAGCAGATTGATGAGTATTGTTGATGAAATAGGCAAAGAGAGTCTAAAGCGGTATCTTGAAAACTGTGCTAAGGTTGCAGACATAGATATTGAGGCGGCATTCAAAGTCACATTGAATTGTATGAAAGCGCATGATGGCGCAATCATACCAGATGATGATATGCGTCAAATGAAAGACCTTGAGAACAGATGGTATGCATCATTGGAAACAGGAACGCCAGACTATTCTGTTTACTCTGATGCTTATTATTTCTGCGAAGTGTGGATGTGTTGGACAAAATACTCTAGAAGGTATCTCAAAGAAATCAATGCGCCAAAGTCTATGTTTGGTAAAAGTATAGTTGAATACATTGGTAATGTTGACAATGTGGTTGACTTGGGATGCGGTTTCGGTTATACTACAGTTGGTATGAAAGAATTGTTTCCCAACTCCAATGTCTATGGTACAAATCTAAAAGATAGTTACCAGTACAAGATGGCAACAGAGTTGGGTGACAAACACAATTTCAAAATCATTGAGAATCTTACTCAAGTTGAAAAGCCAGGAACAAGTTTGTTTTTTGCTTCCGAGTACTTTGAACACTTTGACAGACCGATTGAACATTTGATTGATGTGATTGAACAAGGCTCACCAACTTATATGTTGATTGCTAACACATTCAACGGAAGAGCCATTGGTCACTTCAATCAATACAAAGATTGTACCGAAGTCTATGATGGAAAACAAATGGGAAGATTGTTCGGAAAAACACTCAGAAAATATGGATACGAAAGTGTTAACACAGATTGTTGGAATAATAGACCAGCTTTTTGGCAGAGAAAAGATAGTTGTTTTTTAACAACAGAGAACTTTAGTAATACTTGACATTCGTTCTGGTCCTGATATACTTGTATCTGTAGTTAGAAGGAACATCATGCAGTTTACCCAAGAATCCAAATCTCAATTAGCCAAGTTGATGGCTACCGAAAACCTCACCGTTGAACACCGAAAAGTATCTACGGCTTCCTTTAATCTTAAGGACCGTGTTCTTACTCTCCCAATCTGGAATGATATGTCTGGCGAAATGTATGATTTACTTACCGGGCATGAAGTTGGTCACGCATTAGAAACGCCAGAAGAAGGTTGGCACAATGCCGTCATGGGCACTGGCAAATTTGATAAGAATTTCAAAAACTTCCTTAATGTGGTTGAAGATGCCCGCATTGAGAAAAAAGTCAAACGCCGTTTTCCCGGCTTGCGCCAATCGTTTGTCAAAGCATACGGTCAACTATTAGAAAAAGATTTTTTCGGTATCAAGTATCGTAATGTGAATGCTTTGCCTTTCATTGACCGCTTGAACCTTTACACTAAAGGTGGTGTCTCCCTCGGCATTCAATTCAACAATGAAGAAACCAAAATGTTAGCCGATGTTGAATCGTGCGAAACGTGGGAAGATGTTGTCCGTATTACCGAAGCAATTTTTGACTATTCAAAAACCGAACAAAAAGAATTGCAACAAGAAAAAATTCGCCAACTGAATTCATTCTATGATGATGAAGATGGCGATTATGAAATGGACATGGACAGCAATGATGATTCTTCCAATGATGAAGAAGAAAATCAGAAAGATGGTCAGTCACAAGATGGTGAAACTGAAAAAGAATCATCCGATGGTGAAGATACAGAAAAATCTGAATCTGGTAAATCAGATTCCGACTCGGAAGAAACATCAGAAGAACAGCCAGAAAAAAGCAATACCATTGAACGTGATAAAGAATCACATGATAGTACCAGTGAAAATTCTGACTTTGAACCAGTTTGTGAAACCGATGAAAAGTTTCGTGAAAACGAAAGTCAATTGTTGGACAGGTCTTGCAAAGAATATCTGTATGTGAATTTGCCAACACCTATCTTTTCAGAAATTCTTACACCATACAAACGTGTGCATGAATTGATGGAAAACTTTTGGAATGACCGCCTTGACAATCGTAAAGATATCCAAAATAATTTGCTCCGCGATTTCAAAAACAAGAATGACCGGTATGTTTCTTTGCTTGCAAAAGAATTTGAAATGCGTAAAGCCGCATCAAAATTCTCTCGCCAAAAAGTTTCTGAGACTGGTGATATTGACGTTAGCCGTATCTATAAATACCAAGTTGATGACAATATTTTCCGCAAAGCTACCTTTGTACCAAAAGGCAAATCGCATGGTTTAGTTTTGTTGCTTGACCGTTCAGGTTCAATGCAAAGCAATATGTCTTCATCATGGGAACAAATTTTGGTTCTCGCAATGTTTTGCCGCAAAGTGAATATTCCTTTTGTTGTTTATGGTTTCGGTAATGATGATAGTACTTTTCAACATGACCATGGTCGTTTTAATCATAGGTCATTTTCAGAAAATGTAAACGAATTGTCTGGTTCGAATGTTTTCTTGCGTGAGTATTTGAATTCTAAAATGAGTGCAAGTGAATTTACTCGGTGTACCAAAAATATTCTGGCTTTGGCTAGCAGTTATGATTATCGTAATTATCGTAGATTTTCAACACCTAGTTCTGAAACTTTATCAAATACTCCAATGACGGAAGCAATGATTGCATTGAAGCCTTTGACAGAACAATTCCGTAAAGTGAACAATCTTGATATTGTTAATACTGTTATCATGCACGATGGTGATGCCGACAGAATTGGCGCTGTGGTTGGTGAACGTACTGACTACAATGGTAAATCATATCTTGGAAGAACGGGTATCGGTAACGATACATACAACCTTGTGTTGCGTGACAAGAAAAATAAATTTGAAGAATTGATGCGTAGTGAATCTGGTGAATGTCCGGTTCGTGAATCAGTTTTCAACTGGTATCGCAAAACTACTGGTTCAAAGATTATCGGTTTCTACATTGCTGGTACAGGCAACGGTCTCCGTGCTGGCATTGAACGCCGTTACATCAATGAAAAGGGTGAAACTTTGCGTGATGTTTATGATGGCGGTTCCAATGATTCATACTATCAACGTAAAGAAGCGGCTAAACAACTTGCCCAACAAGTCAAAGCGGAAAGATTCATAGAATCTAAAAATTTTGGCTACAATAAATTCTTTATTATTCCTGGCGGTGATGACCTTGATGTTGAAAACGAAAGTTTACAAGTTAGTGGTGATGTTACTGCTGGTAAACTAAAGAGTGCATTTATGAAAATGAATAAGAAGAAACAAGTAAGCCGCGTCCTAGTCAATCGCTTTATCGGCGAAATTGCTGTGTGACATTTTTACAACACCACCTATTGACAAGGTGGTGTTTCCCTGTTATAATTGTTTTATTGATTGATTGAAATGGAGTTTATATTATGCGTAAGGTGAATGTTTCTGCCCGTGAGAAGTTTATTTCTTTGGCTCTTGCTACGGGTAAAAGTGTCTTGAATGTGGAAGATATCTGGTCAATTTGTAATGAAGCCGATTTGAAATATCCACAATGGTTCACAAAAGATCCAGAAAATCGTGCTGGTCGCGGACTATATAAACTACCAACTAATGTTTCCGTAGTTAATTTGGCTGCCCAAGTATTACCCATGAAGAAAACCGAATCCGCACCTGTTGCGCCTGTCGCACAAAACCGAATCGCTAATGTATCTACCGACCTTGAGACTGGTAATCTAGTCCCTCAAGTGTACAAAAATTATGTACCCTTTGGCAACTATGAAGATTTGCTGGCTATCGTAAACAGTAAACAATTCTTCCCCATCTTTATCACTGGTCAATCTGGCAACGGTAAAACAATGTCCGTTGAACAAGCCTGTGCCAAAGCAAAACGCAAATTCGTTTGTATCTCAATGACACCAGAAACCGATGAAGGCGATTTGCTCGGTAACTTTGTTTTGATTAACGGTCAGATGGAATGGCGTGATGGTCCCGTTACTACAGCCGCACGACAAGGTGCCGTTTTGTGTATTGATGAAATTGACTACGGCGCACAAAACTTGTCCTGCTTGCAACGGGTACTAGAAGGTAAGCCTTTCATGTTGAAGAAAAAAGGTGAGGTTGTTTATCCAGCCGAAGGCTTTACGATTGTTGCCACTGCAAATACAAAAGGTAAAGGCTCCGAAGATGGTCGCTATATGTTCACCAACGTATTGAACGAAGCCTTCTTGGAAAGATTCTTGAATACTTATGAGCAAGAGTTTCCTCCTGTTGCAGTTGAGAAGAAAATCATCAAAAAAGAATTGACCACCGCTGGTCGTACCGATGATGAATTCGCCGAGAAACTTGTTACATGGGCTGATGTTATTCGCAAAACATTCTCCGAAGGTGGTGTTGATGAAATTATCTCCACTCGCCGTCTGGTACACATTTGCAAAACATATGGTGTGCATGGTGACCGAATGAAAGCGGTATCTTTGTGTTTGAATCGTTTTGATACCGATACCAAAATGTCTTTCCTTGACTTATACACCAAACTTGATGCGCCTGCCAAAGAAGATCCTGTAAAATCAGTACCGCCATCAAAGTATGAAGAAGAAGTACCATTTTAATTAATACGTTTACCACTAAGAGTATTGACTTACTCTTAGTGGTTTGCTACAATTATGAATCTTGAGAACGACCACCTCTCAAGTGTATATCCAAAGTGTGGTTTTATTATGGAGTTTTATTATGTCTAAGATGACTACTAAAGAAAAAATGCTTGCCGTTTTGAGCAAGACTGATGGTTACAATACCTTCACCACGGCTCAGGCACGGGCACGTTTCGGCATTACTAATGTGTCCGCACGTATCAACGAATTGCGTGAAGATGGACATGCAATTTACACCAACAGCAAAACACTTGCTAATGGTCGTAAAATTTCCTTCTACCGCCTTGGTCAGCCAACCAAGCGCATGGTTGCAGAAGGCATCAAAGCCCTACGTGCAAAGGGTGTTAGCACTTTTGCCTAATCCCTAGGCTCTTGCTAAGAAGGATGTGATATATACTTGTATCACATCCTCTTTTTTATGGATAAATTATGGAAATAAAAGTTAAAATTGAAGACTTGAAAAAGCACAAATTGTTTGTTGCTACACCAATGTACGGTGGTATGGCACATGGCATGTATCTTAAGGCTTGCCTTGATTTGCAAGCACTCATGTCCAAATATGGTGTTGAAACACGATTTTCGTTTTTGTTCAATGAATCATTAATCACACGGGCTAGAAATTATTTGGTAGATGAATTTCTCCGCTCTGATTGTACCCATCTACTTTTTATTGATTCTGATGTTCACTACAATCCACAAGATGTAGTTGCACTCTTAGCACTTGATAAAGAAGTTATTGGTGGACCTTATCCCAAGAAAGCTATCAACTGGAACAACATCGCACTTGCCGCACGTAAACATCCAGATTTAGCACCACATGAATTGGAAAATCTTGTTGGTGATTATGTTTTTAATGTCGTTAGAGGCACTCAACAATTCTCTGTGACTGAACCACTAGAAGTTTTAGAGATTGGTACTGGCTACATGATGGTCAAGCGAGAAGTGTTTCCAATCTTGGAAGAAAAATATCCTCAATTGCGTTACAAACCTGACCACGTTGGGCAAGCACACTTTGATGGTTCAAGATACATTCATGCATACTTTGATACCGTGATTGATACACTTGATAGTGCAACAGGCGGTGGCTCTGAAAGATATCTAAGTGAAGATTATATGTTTTGCCAACTATGGCGCAAAACAGGTGGTTCAATCTACTTGTGCCCATGGATGAAGACACAACATATCGGTACATATCCTTTCACGGGTAACCTATCTAAGATTGCTGAATTGACAGGAAAATTATAATGCCAAATATCTGGAAAGCACAAATTGATGTTGTAAAAGCATCACAGACTGCTACTACAGGTGGTCGTAAATTTGACGGAAACAAACTAGAATACGGTTTGATTCCGCCACTTGCCCAACAAGAAATGGTACGGGTTCTTACTTTCGGTGCTCAAAAATATGAAAGAGACAACTGGAAAAGAGTACCCGATTCCAAACGCAGATACTTTGATGCGTTGGAACGCCATATCTGGGCATGGAAAATGGGTGAAACATTAGACCCAGAATCAGGTATACATCACTTAGCGCATGCCATGTGTTGTTTATCCTTTTTGTATGAGCATGATGTTAAGTATTCGCTTGACAATGCTGAATGAATGTTGTATAATTAAATTTTTTTGGAGAGTATATTATGAAATTGTCTAAAGACACCTTGACCGTATTGAAAAACTTTGCCTCTATCAATGATGGTATCATGTTCCGTAAGGGTAGCGTATTGCGTACCTGTGATGCGTCTAAACAAGTTTTGGCTGAAACGACAATCAGCGAAACGATTGATGAAGATTTCGGTATCTATGATTTGAATAAATTTCTTGCAGTCTTAGGGTTGCATCAAGATAATTCACAGTTGCAAATTGATACATCAACTAAGTCTGCGATTATCAATGACACCAGTGGTCGTAGTAAAATCACATATCGCATTTGTGATGCTACTATGATTAAGAATGCATCGGATAAATCTGTTAAGATGCCAGAGCCTGAAGTAACTTTCAATATCTCTCAAGCAGATTTGGAATTTATCATGCGGTCAGCCGCTACTCTTGTTACTCCTCACATTTCAGTAACATCTGACGGTAGCAAAATCTATGTCTCAGCACTTGATGACAAGAACACATCTACACACAGCAATCAACTTGAAGTTGGCGTTGGCAATGGTAAGAAATATAAAATGTTGTTTAAGACTGAGAACATGAAAATGATTCCTGGTTCATACGAGATTTCTATTTCTTTCAAAGGTATTGCACACTTTAAGAACACCACAAAGCCATTGCAATATTGGGTTGCTACAGAACTCGGTTCAACCAGCGAAGGTTGATTTGATTTTTTTGAATTTTTTATTATGGAGTTTTTATGCAACATTTATTGTGGACCGAAGCACATCGTCCCAAAACTATTGAGGAGTGTATTCTACCAGAACGTCTGAAAAAGCCGTTTCAAGAATATGTAAACTCGGAAAAGATTCCACACCTGTTACTATCTGGCGGTGCAGGTGTTGGAAAAACTACAGTTGCGAAAGCAATGTGTAATCAGATTGGTGCTGACTACATTATGATTAATGGTTCAGATGAATCGGGCATTGATGTTTTTCGTACCAAGATTAAAGACTTTGCATCGTCAATGTCATTCACTGGCGGTCGCAAAGTTATTATCATTGATGAAGCTGACTATCTAAATCCAAACTCAACGCAACCAGCTTTGCGTAATGCAATGGAAGAATTTGCATCTAACTGTTCTTTCATCTTTACATGTAATTTCAAGAATCGTATTATTGACCCACTACATAGTCGGTGTGCAGTTGTTGACTTTACATTAAAGAATGATGAAAAGACAAAGATGGCTGGGCAGTTTTTCAAGCGCATCCAGTCAATTTTGCAAAGTGAAAATGTTGAGTATGAAGACAAGGTAATTGCTGAATTAGTCAAGAAACACTTTCCCGACTTTCGGCGCATCTTGAATGAGTTGCAACGCTATTCACAGTTTGGTAAGATTGATGTTGGTATTCTTGCACAGATTGGTGATATATCAATTGCAGAAATCACCAAGCACTTGAAGAACAAAGACTTTGGTGCAATTCGTAAATGGGTTGCTACTGCTGACTTTGATGCCGCAACATTGTATCGTAAACTGTATGATAGTCTTTATGAAGTATTGCAACCACAAAGCATACCTCAAGCGGTTATTATTCTAGCCGACTATCAATACAAGCAAGCATTTGTTGCTGATGCTGAGATTAACACCGTTGCCTGTTTGACTGAACTTATGGTAAGTGTGGAGTTTGTATGAGTGATTTTGAAGTACACCCAATTGGAACATCTACTGAGATTAAATATTCAAGAGAATTAGTTAAAGCAATTGAGCAGATTACGTACCAATATGGAGACGGTATCGTGCCTAAGTCTGTTTTCAATGCATATTTGAAACTAAAACAACATTATGCGATTCAGATTGCAACAGAAAATCTATGATAATAGATTTATTCAAACCTACTATTGACTGGATCAAAGATGACTATCGTTCTAATCGCATTCGTTTTGCTGTTGAGTTGCTGGCTTGGGCTATTAGTATTGGCTGCTCAATCACCATGGCACTCACTGTCCCAAGTCCTCCTCTTCTGGCTCTGTATCCTGTGTGGATTGCTGGTTGTGCCATGTATGCTTGGGCTAGTTATACTCGGAAATCATTTGGGATGCTTGCTAACTATCTATTGTTGACTACCATTGATACAATTGGTTTGTTTAGGATGCTGACATGAACCCATTTGATTATGTAAACCAAATTCTGCAAGGTAAAAAGCAGTTGATTGTTGATGACTTTACAGAAAAGTCCTATGAGCCATTTCTAGTGAATCGTGCGCTTTCCTACCACAAGGATTGCATCATGTACGCCAACGAAATGAATCGTAGGTCTCTCCTAGACAAAAAACTACAGAATGACTATTTACTAAATATAGTTAGGTCCAAGAAAAGACCTTTCAATAAGTGGGTTAAGGCTGAAAAAAGTGAAGATATAGCATGTGTTAAAGCATACTTCGGTCTGTCCGATTCTAAAGCCCGTGAAGCCTTACGACTACTTAGTGATGAACAAATCCAAGAATTAAAAGAAAAAACCGATATCGGTGGATTAAGGAAATGAAATGGTCGACTTATCAACCTTTGTTGAGGTAACACTAAACGAACACGATGACTTCTTAAAAGTAAGAGAAACACTAACCAGAATTGGTGTATCTTCACGTAAAGAGCGGGTTCTATACCAGTCTTGCCACATCTTACACAAACGCGGACAGTACTATATTGTACACTTCAAAGAACTATTCGCACTAGATGGTAAACCTTCTAGCATCATAGATAACGATATTGAAAGACGGAATGCTATTGCTAAACTATTGGAAGAATGGGGTCTAGTTAAGATTGTTAATCCAGAAATTATGGTAGACAAGATTGCTCCAATCCATCAAATTAAGATTATATCTTACAAAGAAAAAGATGAATGGGAATTAGTTAGCAAATATAACATTGGAAAGAAATCTCAAGAATGATTGAGGTAAACTATGAAAAAAGTGAAAGAAAAAATTACAGAGTTGAAAAACATCTACACTGGTGAGATTGTTTGCACCAGCAATTTGTATGAGAAAAGAGTGGATAGCACAATGACATTTATTCAAGTTTACAAACCGGAAGAACCACAAAGAAAATACTTCGTAAATGGTGCGGCCTTCGTAAAGTTGCATAAATAACTGTACCCACCTTAGGGCTGTTTGATGCTACGGTATAAGGCGTCCGTGTAATTACACCTCCAACACGATAGTTTGGACCAGTATAAGGTAAGCTGGAGTTACGCCTTCGGGGTAACATTTTTTAACTTGCTTTTAAAAGGAGAACTTTATGACATTAAGATTCACACATCTATATCCTTCCGTTGTTGGCTTTGACCGACTACTTGATACATTTGATACTATGCTAACGGAAAAACCTACCACTTTCCCTCCACACAACATCGTTAAGGTTGATGAGAATAACTATCTCGTTGAACTTGCTGTTGCTGGCTTCAATGAAAGTGAAATCACTATTGAGGTGTTGAAGAATACTTTGACAATCAAAGGTGAAAAAGAAAACCTTGGTGACGGTAGACAGTATATGCACCGCGGTATTGGCACACGTTCATTTAAGAAAACTGTGACGTTGGCTGATACTGTGCAAGTTGATGGTGCAAGTTTGGAGAATGGTATTCTTACTGTAAAGTTAGTCAATGTTGTACCAGTTGAAAAATTACCGGTAAAGATTGCTATCAATACTGTAAGTAAGCCACAACTTCTTCAAGAAAAAGTTTGATTATTACCTAAAAAATCTGCCTTCTTGTGTTATAATAAGCACTTGAAGGCAGAAAGTAAACTATGAAAATTGCACTAGCATCTGATGTACACCTTGAGTTTGGTGAAATCTCTTTTGAGAATACCGAGAACGCTGATGTTCTTATTCTCTCTGGAGATATTTGCGTGGCTAGAGATTTGATGAAAAAAGATGATATTGGATTCTTTGATGCGAATGTTCGTTCACAAATTTACCATAAATTCTTTAGTGAATGCGCTGAAAGATTTCCGCATGTCATTTATATTATGGGGAACCATGAACACTATAACGGTGATTATCGGCACACTCTTACAACTTTGCGTGATAGGCTGTCTTATATACGCAATCTTCATATCCTAGACAAAGATACTTTTGTTCTTGATGATGTAACATTCATCGGTGGTACTTTGTGGACAGATATGAACAAAGAAGATCCAATCACTCTCATGCAAATGCCAGGTATGATGAATGACTTCCGTTGTGTGGACAACAGTCACCGCATGGTAAATTTTAAATCATACGAACAGATCCATGGTGTAGACAATAGAGAAAATCCCATCTTCAAACAACGTGCGGCTCGTTTCACACCAGAAGATGCTGTTGAAGACCATAAGCAAATGATGGACTACATTCGCATTATGATTGAAGGTAAATGGGACCAAAAGTTTGTTGTTGTTGGTCATCATTCACCAAGCAAACAATCAACACATCCTAGATACAAAGAAGAATTGATTATGAATGGTGGCTATAGTTCCAATTTGGATGATTTTATCATAGACCATCCGCAAATTAAACTATGGACTCATGGTCATACGCATGAAGACTTTGACTACATGATTGGTAGCACAAGAATTGTTTGTAATCCACGTGGTTACATTCGTTACGAAGACCGTGCAGATAGATTTGAACTTAAATTTTTGGAGATTTGATATGAAACCTGGTCCTAACTTTAAAATTAATCGTAGTGTTAAACGCCGTATGGCTACTATGGTTAATCCATTTGAGAGGCATTTGTATAAGAATGCTATGATTCAAGCACAACTTATTGGAAACAAGCCTGTTGTGCATGAGAAGAAAAACAAAAACAAAAACGGAGAATAATAATGTCAGTAACATTAAAAAATCTTGAGAGCGCATTGGCTGGTGAATCAATGGCTCATATCAAGTATCGGTATTTCGCTAAGATTGCTATGGAAGAAGGGTATGAGGAAGTTGCCAAACATTTTTGGCACACAGCAGACCAAGAACTTCTACATGCATGGGGTCATCTAGAATTGTTGATTGGTAAGCCTTCTACCAAAGAATGCTTAGAAAAAGCAATTGAAGGTGAGACTTATGAGTTTACAGAAATGTATCCACAGTTTCAAGCTATTGCTGAACGTGAAGGTAACATTGAAGCGGCTAAAGAAGCCTATGAGCAAATTGAAGAATCAAAAAAACATGCGGAACAATTCAAAGCAGTTTTAGCTAAGGCAGAAAAACGATTCAATGCTTTGAAGAAAGTTGAAGAACGCCATGCAAATGCATATAAACAAGTATTGGAGGCACTATGAAACCAGATTACGTATGCGTAGTATGTGGTCATGTCCACGATGAAGAAACTGAAGGCAAGTGGGAAGATTTGCCAGAAGACTTTCTATGCCCAGAGTGTGGTGTAGGTAAAGAAGATTACGAAGTCGTATGAAACAAAAATTTCGTGATGCGTATATGAAGGTGGCGGAGACATTCGCAGGATTGTCAACGGCTCGTAGACTTCATGTTGGTGCCATTGTAGTCAAAGACGATAGAATTATATCTATTGGCTACAATGGTATGCCATCAGGTTGGGATAACAACTGTGAAGATA